ATGCTCTAACGCAGCATATTTTGTATGAGCAATACCACGCATAGAGTTCATAGCTTGCGGGAGATGATAACGAGCAATTTTTTCTCTATTATCAATTAATTTTTGCCAATCTTCCGCATAGGTTGGGTTAAGAATTTTATATTGAGTAAAAAGAATCTCAAGAAAATTTAGATTCTGCTTGCGGAAAGTCTGCATATATAACCGTACATCTTTGAAATCAATATGTTCGTTATTGGCGCGCACATGAGTAGTTGAAATTGGCTTTTTATTGAACGCAATTTCTTCAAAGGTGGGTAAAGTTATAAGTTTCGTATCTACGTCTGAACTAGAGATCTCAAGACCATAGTTCTGACTACCTTGGAGGAAGATCCCTACTATATGATTAGAGTCAAAAAACTCTAAACTTTCATTATAGTGGTCTTGTACTCTTGATTGTACTTCTGGTTTAAACACAATATGGTTCTCCTTCATAATCATAAACGTAGATAGGCTTGCCAAGTCGCTTCATTGTCTGAATCATATGAGCTGTCCCAGTACTTCTACCATTCCAAAAAGCTACTAAAACGTCTCCTGCTTCAGCCATTTCTGCATTACGGATAAACCCAGCAGATGTTCCGTATTTTTCCCATCTAGCAGGGAACATTTCAATTTTTAGTCCATGATCAGCGGCCCAGTTCATGCCGATCGTATCAGCGCCCTTCGCGCACCCGCTGATAACAGTAGTAACATTAGGAAATTGATCCATTATTTTTTCCATCAAAGGAATTTTATAAAAATCTCTGCCACCTGCTATAATGTATTTCATATTTCTGTCCATCCATTCTTTTCAACAATACGTCTCATATTCATTCTGCCTACTGGGTTCATAGTATGGAAATGAATTGGATAATTTCTTCCATTAGCTTCCATCCAGTCAAGAATCTTTATATAATCTCCACCATCAGATGCATAATCTCCAGCATCATGGTCAAGATCTATAACTTCAATCGTAAAAACTTTATTGCTCATAACTCCAAAAGGAGGATAAGGAATACGAGACAAATATTCAATAGTCTCATTGACGCTTTTAAGCCAGACATATCCTTCTGGCGCCGGGCGAATATCGTCTACCCATATTTTCATTCTTATCTCTCTTTTCATATAAATATTATAACATATTTTTTTTTAAATATCAATTATATCATTTTTATTTGCGTTTTATAGCTATGATATTTTTGGAACACAAAAACAGGGCAGACTGAATATATTATAGTCTGCCCTGTTTAAATATTTTTTTATTCCTAAAATATTGTAAGCATTTGCTAATAATTTGAACTATGATATAATTGTCTAAATGGATCACAGAATTGTGTTTTGAAGCAATAAAAAGGATCAGATAAATTATTTAATAATGTGTCAGAAATTTCTTCATTTGTAAGTTTCTTAAAGATTATTTTAATTTCTTCATTTGAATATTTATTTTTACTTTTATATTGGCGCAAGGCTTGAATAATACGCAATTTTCGTTGTAAATCATTTAGACCTGGAATTAATATGTTAAGATTATTTTCTATTGGATTTAAAATAGCAAAATTCATATCAAATAAAATATTTGAATCTGTAATTAAGAATAAATTATTCCAATCAGAACGCATTAGATTGCCTTCAAATACTCCATTATGTTTAGTATTTGAATTCATAATATTAACAATATTTTTAAAAGAAGCAAAAGCCTCTTCATCTTTATTATTTATTATGTCATAATTTAATTGATTTAATAATGCTAAATTATTAAACCAAGAACGTTTTAAATTTTTTGAAGTGAATTTAAAATTTTTACTTTTTTCAGTATTTAATGGTAAATTAGAAATAACTGTATGGATAGCATACATATTTGGACTTAAACTCATATCACAATAATTAACTTTTAAACCTAATTTATTGCAAAAATTAATGTAATATTCATTTAATTCTTCATTAGAAATATCTCTGTTTTGTAAAAATACTTCAGAATTCCAAGGTACTATTTTTGAATTTAATAATATTGTTTCTGGGATATATGCTGCACCTGTGCAATTATTTAAATAATGAATAAGAAATTCTTCCGGGTTTTTATTACGAGATGGCATTTGATTATCAATAAAACTATTATATGATTTTATACCTTGATATAATTCTGTTAAAATACGCTCTAAAGCAATATCAATTACAGGGAAGCTTCCAAAATTAACACGAGCATTAGGAATATTTGGATTAATTAATATCGACGCTACAGCAGGTACTTTAAAATTATATGATAAATCTAATAAATAAATAGTATATCCTAATTCTTCAAGATTTAACATAATTTGTAAGATATATTCATTATGAATAGACTATTTATCAATAATAAAAAATTCTTCTTGCGGTGACATATAAAATTGCATATTAGCATAATGTTCCATAATTTCAGACAAACCTTGATTCAAAGCTTCTTGTATAGTATTACCAGCGCTCATGCCAATACTACAATTTACAGCTTGTGCAATTCTAGGGTCTAAATAAATAGTCTCGTCATGATTAAATCCTTTATATGGCAAACCAATTAAATTATTATTTGTAATTAAATTAAAGAAATCTTTAATTAGTTCTTCATTATTTAGATAATCATCAAAATAATGAGAAATAAAAGGATATTGATAAATTTCTTCAAATGTTATTTTTTTCTCCAGTGGACTAATATAATAATTATTTTTATTATAACAAAGTTGCATCCCAAGTTCATTAACAATTGGGATACTGAAGTATTGAATGCGATTACAGAAACGCTCATAGCTTTCCGCAAATGCTGATGCTAGACTAAAAAGTTCAGTAGCACCTTTCCCATTGGATTTACCTACTAAGATACCATTATAATATACTTCTAATCCAGCCCACCAAGTGTTTGCTTCACTCTATTCACTAGCTGTAATTTTGTAGGTACATCCACGTTCAGTAAAAAAATCTTTTACAATTTGGATTGTATCTTCTGGAGAGCGTTCTTTAAATTTAATATCTAAATTAGTCATCATTTTTATCCTTCAATAATTGTATAAATTCTTTGACTGGGATATTATCAATACTATCATATAATATTTCAGCATTTGATAATGAATTCCAAATATTATGATTAATAATTTGAGCAAATAATAATGTATCTAAATCAAACGTATATCCATATTTATCGTAAAAATATTTTGCCCCTGATAAAGAATCATTTTTATATTCTTTATTTGAAATAACAGTATTTAAATAATTTGTATACATTGATCCAAATACATCATAAATTAATGGCAAAAAAGATTGTATTGGAGGATCAAAATTTTTTTGTATATTGGTAATTGCAAATTCTACATTTTTAGCTAATCCTATATTTTGATCTTTATAAATAAATTCACATTTATTAAGTCTAGTAATACTAGTAGGATTATTAGTTTGTAAAATTAAAGGTTCTGCGGTTTCCATAATGCCATGTAGATTAAAATATTTATCTATAAAACGGCATTGATGATTAAAACCAATATCTTCATTAGCTCTTGGATATTCAATATTAAAATGAATATTATATTTCGTTAAAAAAGACTTTCGATAAATTTTACCATGCATACGATTATGTGTCTCTGGAGTTTTATCAAATTCATCGCCATTATCATCTGGCTCTTCTAAATGAGCACATGAGATTACATTTAACGAAGGAGTCTTTTCCATAATATGAACAAATTTTTTTATTAATTGTGGCAATAAAACAATATCACCACAATCAATAAATGTTATGAATTCACTTTGAGATAAAATTAAACCATACTCTCTAACACCACCAGGGCCAACATTATTTGGACTTTTAATAATATGAATTGGATAGTATTTAGAGAACAAATTAGAAATACTCTCAAAGTCAATATTTTCAGTTGAGGCATCATCTATAATAAATACTTGCCAATTATAATTTATTGTGCCTAATGAGAAAAGAGTAGAGTATAATCCCTGTTCATCATTATAGCTGGGAATAATAATATCTAACATTTATACAGCTAATCCTTTCTCTTCGCACCAATCATTTTTTGCTTTTTGTCCTAAAATATTGAAAATATGAGTATTGTCAATTGATTGAAATGGATAAATGTTATAGATATAAAATCTATCCATTGAGCCATCAGCATACCAAATCATGCGTTCAACACTTGCAGTATTATTACGTACGGGAGCCCGCATAGTTAAACAAATATATGGTAAATTTAAATCTTTAATTTCTTGGACAGTCACAAAATGATTAAAATCATCTGCATGAGTTCCCCCGTTAGGAAACATTTCATTAATTTTCTCCCAAGCCATATTCTTCCTCCACTCGATTCATTATCGCTAAAAATTCTTGGGCTCTAGTGTATCCAGGCTCATATGGAGAGATAGTTTTCCATATTTCATCGATCCCATATTCTTTTAATTTATGGAAAATATGAGAAATTTTATGATAATAAAAATTACATACGCTTTCAATAGGAACAAAAGGATCATCATTCGTTTCTAATTGAGATCCAAAACAACCTTTAATACAAACTGGATTAAATGGGCAAGTATCACATTTTAATGAACAAAGATTATTATTCATAAATAAAATACGTTCTGCCATATATACATTATTAGAAACAATATCAGTAATTTTATCATTTTCAACTTTAAAATGACCATACAAATATTTTTTATAAGCAGTACGATGGCATGGGCAAATAGCTAAATCACCCAACCTTACGGTTAATTCTAATGATACAGAACATCCAGGAAAAGAATCTGCCATACCTGGAAAATAAGGAATATATCCTGTTAATGTATCTCTTGCTCGATAATTAGGGTCCATAATTAAACTATAGGCTAATCCTTCTGTACTATATTTGCTTAAATACCGTTCTAATAAATAATCCATAAATTCATTATAATGTTTTATACTTTCTTCAGTCCAATTGTTATTTCGGACTTCTAACATCATAATACATTGATCGGGATCAATATCGTATTTTTCACATTCTTCTACCCACCATTTATGATTTTCTATCCATCGGTCTACGTCAATTGCTGCTACCATTGGATGAAAATAAAACTCATGATGTTTCGCAAATAAAAACATTCTTTCATAAAAAGCATCATTATTAACACTAGCATCATTATGTGGGCGCGCTTGTTCTTCAATAATTTTTCCATCAATTGAAATAGAAAAAGCAATTCTAATATTTTTATTAGCAAATTTATGCAATCTTTGTTCTATTCTACCAGTTTGGACTGGATCTTTTAAAAAAGAACAATTAGACGGAATCATTATAAACTCAGTTTTAAAACCTTCTAAAATCTTTTTATAAATTAAATCAAGAACATCTAGGCCAAATTGAGCATGCCAAATTTCGCCTGTAAATAGATCAATTCTTGGTATGTACATATCATTTTCAATAAACCAATCAAAAAGAATGTTAAGATTATGAAGAATTGTTTCAGGATTATTACATTCTTGAGGATATAATTCATTACCATGCTTTACTAAATAACAATATTCACAATGTTGATTACAAGTAGATGTAATAAATAGTTCTAATCCAATATCGTCTATTAAGCTAAAATCACGAACATCAGAATCTTCTCTTAATTCTTTATTTTTCCAAATCTTAAAAAAACGTTCTTCTAACATCATTTTTAGCATCTTATCATGTTCTTCTTGATAGATTTCTTTTCTATTTAAAATTAACTCATTATTCATTAAATAATTGCTCTCCTTCTGGGCGATAAATATAATCAATTGCTCCATTTAAGAGTAATTTAATTATACCATGATCTTGTAATAAAATAGATCCTGTCATATTAAAATTATCTTTAATACAAGTAGATACCCCATGAGCTTGAATAATTTGTGCAGCTCTTACTGCCTGCTCTTCTGAGACATATTTTTCATCTATTAATCCGGCCATTGCTAACAATACTATTTCATTTGCAATAATAGCCAATCTTGCGCTAGCATTATCAATATTAAAGCAATGCATTGAATCGCTAAATGTTTTATAGTTTTGCTCATTTAATAATAAATGAATAGGACGGTCCGCAATAAACTCATCAAAATTAATAGTTCCATCAGTAATACGTTTTGACTGCTCGGCCAATGTCTTATATTCTAGAGCCATATTAGTATATCCTTCATGACAAGAAGATACTAAATTATTAGGCAAAAGACCGATAGAAGTAGTTCCTACACCGCAAGTATATCCTGGTTGATGAACTGTTATATATGAAGGAATATAACAATCGCGTAAAGAATCATATGGAGTTATTTCATGATAATATTCAAAATAGTAATTAGTATCATTTTCATCTTCTATTTCTCGGCATCTCTTACAAAAGTCAGCGAAATATATACCATCTGCTTTTGTTACTGGACTTGGCACAGCAGTATTTGGTACTGGAGGAGCAATTTCTATATTATCAAAGTTATTTTTTTCCCTAAAAGGTCTTATAAAAGTATCTTCAAAAAATTGATAATATTCAATAATTGATTCTTTTGTATTTAATGCATATAAACTATTTAAATCTAATGTAGGTTTAATAGTTACTACAAAATGAATATTCGGCCCTATATAATCACTTAACATTTCATTCATTTTATAAAAATTTTCTAAACATCTTTTTGTAGTGCCTTTGCCTCTATTGGTATCATTTATATACTCTGGGCCATCACAAGACAACTATAACTGAAATACAAAATCCCTATAGTCATATTTATTAAATTGCTTAATTAAACCAAATAATTGATCTGTCCAAGTTGGGTAAGAAAAATTTGTCGATGAATAAAAATGATAAAAATAAGGATATTCTTCTATAATTTGATTTAAAACATGATAAATTCGGTCCATATGAATAAATGGTTCTCCGCCCCAAGTTTCTACATGAGATAGCTGCCCTTTATTTGGGAACCATTTTCTAATTTGTTCGATATAATAATCACCCTAAAAACTTTCTTCTAACTTTTGATCTATTTCTAATAATGCTGGATTTTTGTCAATACCACAATATCTGCACTGTAAATTACAAATACCAGTAGGAAAAAGTGTTAGAGTATTAAATTCATTTTTAAATTTTTCCATATTGTTTCAAACCTTTGAATTAAGCATAATTTGCTTTTGTAGAATTACTACAAAAAATATCAATTACAGTACCTTTACTATTTGTTCCAGAACTATGTGTACCTGAGCTATGTGTACCTGAGCTATGCGTACCATCGGATTTACTTACGTTAGATTTATTTCCATTAGATTTATTTCCATTAGATTTACTGCCATTGCCATGATTACCATTTGATTGTGAACCAAAATTATTAGAGCCTTCTGGGCTATAAGAAATATAAGCTCCTACACTTCCAAAATGATTGCTTCCAAAATTGTTAGTTTGATTAAAATGGTCCCAGTTAAAACTAGTAAAACTATTAGCAACTCCATTGGTTCCATGGCTTCTACCGCCACTGCTTTCATTACCACTACTGTGCTTGCCACTACTTTGGCTACCGCTACTATGTGAACCATTACTTTTTGTAACATTACTCTTTGTGACATTACTCTTTGTGACATTACTACAAGTACCAGAACTATTGGTAGCTGTATTTCTACATTTTACTGCACCTAAATAAGTTGCAGTAGTAGCATTAAACATTGCGGTACCAGTACCACTCATAATTAATTCATTTTGATTAACAAGTGAATAAACTGGATAAGATGCATATTTTAAATACGCATCAGCTTTCATAGCAGTTAATTTATTAAAAAAATCATTTGCGTCAGCAGTTTCAGCTTTTTTATTAGCACTAGGGATGGCTAATGTAGCCATCCCTCCGCCATAATTGGAAATAATAGTATTTAAACCTTGATACCAAGCTTGTAAATCTGAAGATAATAAAGGTGAATTTTGAGTAGTCGCCATATATTATTCCTCATTTATATTAGTATTCTCTTGCATAGCGGCATTTATTTCTGATTTGCCTTTATTAAAGGCTAGATACTCTTCAACTCCATTATTTTCTGGTAGTGATACTATATTATATGATAACTCAATGGGTGTAATTTGTAAAGTGTTAACCAAAGTATTATTTTTATACCAATTAACAGAATGAATTGGAGCATTATTAATAGTAGCTGCAAAATTTTTTAAAGTTAAAGTTAAGCTGGAAGACTCAGTATTAGCGATTTCATGTGTTTTACGGATACTAATTTGTTCAAAAAATTGATTATAAATAGTACCTAACTAATATTCTACATTTACCTTGTCATCGGTAAAAACAATAGGGTTACTATCATTTAATAAATAAACTTCTATTTTATCCATAAAAGCCCTATCTCCTTTCTATTATTCTTAATAATTTTAAAAATTAGAATAATAAAATTAATTTATTTTGGCAATTTATATGTATTTATATTAAAATTATATAAATCAAAGGAACGCTGCCACATATCTAAATAATAAATGACAGCAAATATATATTCAGGTTTTACCATATATTTTACAAAGTTAAGTATAACTTCAATAGGTGGTAAAGTACGTCCTTCTAATTTAAAATGATTGAATCCATTGTTAGTATACTCTACTAATTCTTCTCTTGTAAAATTATTTTTATAGTTAGTTACACCAACAGTACAAGCCTTAATACCGCATCCTGTTAATTGATAATGTTTTCCATAAGCTAAAGAAAACATACTATTTAAATCATAATGTCTTTTGCGTGTAGGGCAACCTGGAGGACAAATAGCATTAATTAAAAATTCGCATTTAGGACGGAGCTCTGTTGGCACAGATTCTAGCGCAGTTTTATTTTTATTTAAATTATAATCCCAACAAATAAATTTATAATTTTTATGTAATTCAGACATAAGAGCATCAACTTGTGTTAAGCATTTAGTTGTAGAAGAAATAAAATTATATTGAGAATAATTAGTACGAAGATATTCTTCTAAAACTGGTGAATTAACAACAATTTCATTCATTTCATCTGCGCATAATGATAATACTAAATTATTAAAACGATCATGACAATCATGAGGTTGAATTAAAGTATTTGTAAAAATTAAACGCATTGGAATATGAAAATAATTATTATATATATCTTTTAATAGCTCAATATCTTCTTTAGTAGCATGAGATTGAGTAGGAAAAATTCTACCTCCATCCCATGTACAAAATTGAAAATTTCCATAGACAGCATTTATATCTATATCATCATAAAAATATTGAGGCTCATTTTGCAATAAACTTAAAAAAGGAATAATAACAGAATAATTTTCCCATAATCCAGGCAAAGCAAAATACATCATGAATTAAAAACTCCTATAAAATTTATAAAAATCTACAATAAATTCAGATTTTATAAAAAACTCAACAATAAAGTCTCGATCAGTTTCTTCAATATAAAAATTTTGATAACCTAATTTTTGTTGCAATTGTAATTCTGTAAATATATCTGTAGAATAATCTAATCTATCACAATTATTTAAAATGCTTTGATTAGAAAAATTAATTTGATAATTTTGTTCCTGTTTAATACATTCTAAATACTGTTCATATGTACAATGAGCACAAGGATGTCCAAGGGTTATTATAATATTCTTTTCATTATTGAATTCTTGCAATGCATTTAATTGAAAAGGTTGTTCTATTAATTGAATATCATTAATTGATTTATAATCAATATATGGACTTATTAATTCACTTAGAATAAAATAATATCCAGAATAAACATCTTTAATTAATGGAATAAAATCTGGATTAGAAATCCGTAAGTAATGTCCTTGATTCTCAAATACCTTTAAAAGCATTTTGATATGATTATCATATAATATATCTTCATTCGTTAAGGACAAATTACTAAAATCAAAACAAAAAGGAATCATATTGTTTTGAGAAAATTTTATAATATCATCATATGTCATAATAGTGGGATCTAAATTTGTATTTTTATCTCCATTCCAAAAACTAAAAGGGAAATTTCCTCTAATACATTTAATTGTAAATGAAAATTTCATTTTGTCTGGGTTATCGCGTTTAAAAGCTTCTAAACTATTATATAAATGTAAATTAGTATAAAAATCAGATAAAATAAAATTTGGCATATCAAAACCTCATAATTTTTATTCTTTATATTTTATTATACCATATTTTTTGTAGAAAGTCAAAAACAAAAAAAGCAAGCCTAAAGATTATTTAGACTTGCTTTTTTATTTTTATATTAATTACTTAATACAAGCATAACGCTCGGTATTAAGCTTCTCCATCATGAGGTCATAGCCAGTCTTACCTGACATAATGGTCTCAAAGATAGCAGGAGAAAAACCGCTAACAAAGGAGATAGCTCCCTGTCCCAGCATAGGGATATTATTCTGACGAGCCTGGACATTCCAGAAAATCAGATGAGGCATCTGATATCCGTGAGCAGCCCACTTCTTTGCGATACCCTCCATAAGAGTATCAGTCTCTGCGGTATTTACTGAAGTACGACCCCAGGAATACCCGTGGCCACGAGCCTGGTCGAATTCCATATCAGAGATGATAATGATATTCTTAGGCAGGTCGTCCTGAGAACAGTTGTTGCGAAGCGCAGTATTCAGCAACAGATCGAAAGTAGCTTCGATATTAGTGTTCTCGCAGAGATTGGTGCGATAAATACGCTCAACCTTATCGCAGAAGTCTACTCCAGAAGTCTCAATCAGCTGAGGACGAGAACTAAAGGAAACATAATGTCCTGCGAAAGGCCCCTTAGCCTTTTCTGCGCAATACAGGCCAAGAGAGATAGCAACATTGATAGGAGCTGCCGCATCGCTTCCAGTCATAGAGCCAGAAGTATCAACAACAGCAAGGCCGTTGAAGGAAGCTCCATTGAAATAATCCGCAAGATTATCCCAATACTTATTTGCCATCAAACGCTGAGTGTCATCCAGAGGAACATCCTTGCGGGAATAGCTCCAGGAGTAACGAGAGCCGTACATTACCTTAACAGCTTCAGATACGCACTCATAAGGATAAAGAGTCTTTGCATTAACCTTCTTAGTGGTATCCTTAGCGAAGTCTGCATAAGTCTGCACATTGCGCTCAGACTTTTCACGCTCAAGATCATGACGAGCAAAAGCGTTCTTATAGATCATGCCTGCGCGAGAAGGAATCTTATCGAATTCGATCTCGTCCCAACGGTTCTCAGACATGAGGCGCTCAACAATGTTGATCTTCTCACGCAGAATCGCAAGAGTCTTACGATACTGCTTATGAGTCATGCCGAGGTACTCGCGAGTCTTGGCAGCCAGCTTACGGCTATCGCGACTTGAAGTATTTTCAGACTTCATCCACTTTGCGAGCAGGGAAGGAGTCTTGCACTGTACATCCAGCTCAAGCTGAGACTTAATCAGAGCCAAAGCATCAGCCTCCAGAGGAGTACCAATAAAGGTATATAGATCATCCCAGCGGCCAAACTCAGGGACATACTTCATATTGCGACGCATTGCTGTAGTATCATGATTCGCCAGATAGTGAATTACGACACGGAAGAATCTGCGCTCGCCCTGGCCTCCGCGCACGTCGCGCAGGTAAAACAGGCACTTAAGTGCATATACAGGGTTTTCAGCATATGCATCCAGAAACAGCTTCAGAACATCAGCATCGCTTCTGGTACGATATGCTCCGCCCATCGCAAACAGATCAAGCAGATAGCTACGAGTAGTCTTGTGAGCTACAGCTCCATTTTCAGTACGAATATAGTTGGTGGAATTCTTCAATCCATTTATAAAAGTATTCATACGCATTCTCCTTTTTCTCATTGTATCCTCTTGGACAAGAGGATAATTTATTTATTTACTATATATATTATATAATATTTTTATTAAAAAATCAAATTATTCACTAAAATGGAATCAATATTCTGATATTCAGTATATGGAATTCTTAAAAGAGGAATATTATGCTTATTACAATAAGCAGTTTTAATATTATCTCTTGTCTGCTGGAGTTTAAATCCCTCTTCATCACCATGCCATGCAGGGATAAATTTAAAATGCTGTTCTCCATCATATTCAATCAACATTTTTAATTCATCATTTTTGAATACTGCAAAATCAAATGGCAGTTCATGCTTAAAAACACAGTCAGAAAATTTATATTCTTTTTCAAAAGAAATATTATTAGTTTCAAGCCAATTTCTGATTGCGCGAGGGCCTGCATATCGTTCTGCGGTACAGTTAGGACAAACGCATTTTCCCAAAGGTGCGTTAGCTACTAAATTAGAAGCAAAATCATATTTAGTAGTTCCGCATTTAATGCAATGGAGCTCCCAGTAGTTATGGCGTTTTGCATTAAATGCAAATTCAATAACTTCCCAGTCACCATAGATTTCTCCTGGGGCAATAATATCACTACGATCAGGAATTTTCTCCAAAGTATGATTAATAGGGGCATCCATATCACACTGTCTATTACCATCACAATTGCGGCATTTGTTCCATCCCCAACCACGCTGAATACATTTCACAATCTGGGTATGAAGCGTTTTATAGGTCTTCCCGCATTTTAGAGTAATTTCATACGCTTTATCATGCGGATAATTCTTACCTTGATTAATACACCAATGCTGAGTTGTTTCTTCTTTAGAAAGCATTTTTGTTACAGTGAAAGGCTCATTAGTATTTTCGCCAACAACAAGACCTATTGGATGATAAGGCATATTTAATTCCTCACTTTAAATTAATATGGTGCGCCAGGGGGGACTTGAACCCCCGACCCCTTGATTAAAAGTCAAGTGCTACTACCATCTGAGCTACTGGCGCAGAGAGAACTATAAGGCTTTACCGTCGTCCGGTAAAGCCTTATAAACACATCAGAAAGGAGCTACAAAACATGAACCACAAAGAAGAAAGGAAATTTGGAAAGTAAAAGAGGACAATTTTCTTTTAAGTATTGTCAATTACGAGAGCCGACTCCAATTAAGGTACTCATTGACATTTTACTTTCTTTTAATAAATCTGTTATGAGATATATTAATATCCTAATACGTCAGAATTGTTCTGACAACCATTTTCTAAATAATTAGAAAAAAGATTGCTGTTAGGCTCTCTGGAGCGATACGTGAGAATTGAACTCACATCGCCGGTTTGGAAGACCGGAATAATAACCATTATACCAGTATCGCATACGGTATTTTCTTTATGATGTTGAAAATACCAAACAACCATATAGGGGATAGGAATTAAAAGGGGAACGAAAGTTTTCTTTCTCAACTTTCTATATATATTATAACATTTTTTTTTAAAAATGTCAAATATTTTTAGTCCCATAAATGTCCGAAAACATGCTTCATCATGTCAAAAGCTTTATTTCGACATTCTGTACGATAATTATCTAAAGTGATTTCTCCATCGAGATATTTCTGAGAAATCTCTTTTTGCTCAGGAGTTTGTTCATTTATATGATTTATCCAATTATCTTGGCTAATCATATCTTCAAACTCTTTTTCATATGGATTCTGAAGGGTTTGACAACCTTCAATAGACTGTTCAAATAAATCTGCCATGGTCCGCAAATATTTATCCCAATCTTCTGGTTGCGGAAATTCATCATTTCCAGGCCAACCATGGGTATGATCAGCGAAATAACGTAAACTATTTACAAAAAGAAAACTATAATATACATCTAAATCCCAAGAGTCCCAATCACAAAAACCTTTAGTAGCTCTTTGATAAGCATACTTAAAACATCTAAAAAAATGTTTTATATTATGAGGCCAATTTGAGAGATATTTCCAAGTTGAATAATTTCCTTTATTAAATACATTCAATTCATTACCCATATGAATCCTCTTTTCTTTTGGTGCGGGTAGCCGGATTTGAACCGGCACGGGCTAAGGCCCAACAGATTTTAAGTCTGTGGTGTCTACCTATTCCACCATACCCGCATATTAAATGACAAGACGCACACATAGTTAACAACAGGTCTATGATTTTAAAAAATGGCGTTGTAAAAAAAATTGCTGCTTGCGTCTTTAAATTAAATATTTTCAGAAAGGTCTGCGTCCATACTATCTTGCCTACGCTTGTCCATCATTGAATAATTAATAGATGGATACCAGCCATTAGCCTTTTGTCTACGTTTACCTTTATTTCTGGTTTTGGCAGAACACATAGGACAACTGCAATGGATCTTGTTTTTAGAATACTGATGTAAATTATTGTACCAAGTCCAATGATGAAGTCCTTCTTCATCGTTCCAAGGACGGCCTAAACAATATACATCAATGTTTCTCTTACGTTTAGCTTTAGTGTAATCTTTATATCTACGCCAAGCTTTTGTCCGCATAAGCAACACACCTTTTCTATAAAATCTGGCGGCGGAGCTGGGGTTCGAACCCAGTCATACCGGTTTTTGGTGGAGCGCCTCAGTACCGCCCTGAAATCTTCAATACTAGCTTCTTCCTTGCTATGTTCTTTACACCATCGCCCCAGAGACCGGCGTGCTACCGTTACACCACTCCGCATGGCACCCCCACTTCGGAATCGAACCAAGATCTAGAGGGTTAGAGCCTCTCGTGCTGACCATTACACCATAGGGGAATATATTTGATGTAGGGGGCCCCTTGTATACCGGTTGCCCCTACTTCCGGCCGCCCTTACACATTTCGGTTTTGCTTATGGTTAACCGCAAACCACGCCAGTGTGCTTTCACGCTAAAAGATTGCCGCATGCCCCACAATCCACTCATTATAGGATGGCTGCTTCTAAGCCCACCTCCTGGCTGTCTTAGAAGTCTTAAACAGGGTTTCCATTCCTGATGCTTCATATGGCGACGGGAGAGGGACTCGAACCCCCAAGGGCTTTCAGACCCCGACGGTTTTCAGGACCGCGTCCTCATCCAGCCGGATTCCCGCCATATCAAAAGGGTGATTACTCACCCTTAATAGTATTCATAAAATTCTTGAGAGCAGTATCTGCCTTATCCCAAGCGATTGCCGCATCAGTACGGTAATCTCCCATATCTCTACGATGAAGCTCTGCTGCTTCCAGAGCAGCCTTAGCCTTGCGCTCCTGCTCGACCGCACGGTTAAAACGCTTCTCAGCGATCTTCTGCGCGCAACGAAGCTCTGCGAGTGTCTTGCCAGTCTCAAGATCGAAATGATCATTGGGGTGGCACTTTGCATATCCCTTTACAGTCTTACCTGCATAAGTGGAAATTGCAATTACTGTATTGCCAGTCATGGCAAACTTATACTTCGGCTGATGAACCATTTTTTTTCAAATCCTTTTTCTCTTTATTTGCTTTTTGATTAAGCATGGAGCAAGTAGAGGGACTTGAACCCTCCCCTCAACCTTGGCAAGGTCGCGTGCTAACCACTGACACCATACCTGCATATTAATTATTTATACGTTTGAACAAGATCTTCTATATCCCAGCCCGACATAACTGCACTACAATCAGGGCATTTTATACGCACGGACCGATCATAAACAGGGCCTACTTCTTCAACATCATTTTTATCAAAAGAAAAACGACATTTACAAATTTTACAAGTTACTTCATAACGATTTAAACCATGTTGAATAATTTGAATCATATATATATCCTTTTTTTATTTTATATATATATTATATCATAAAAAAATACAATTGTCAATATTTTAGCCTTTTCTGACAAAAAATTGCTACGGGTGCGTTTTGCCGAGCCTCGGCCGTTGATGGGAGTTGTCGACAAAAAGACCATGCACAAATGATGCTTATATTCCTATCACAGACGCCGGTTGCCCTCTCTGCGCTCCCACCTACCATCAGTTTATAAGCAACCATTTTGCATGGTCTTCCTGCTTTAGCTGGCTCAACATATTGGCGAAGAAGTTATTTGCGGCAGTCCTCATAGGAAGGGCTCTTCTCCACACAGCTAAATCAAACATTTACATAATGAACCGCAAATTCCACATTACAATAATATCTTACCTACAATTACCTACCTCTCTCGTGGTAGGGACGCTTCGTTTCTCTTTGGGAATACGAAGAAAGTGTTCGGGCGTGCTGGACTCACACCAGCTTTCACCGTGCCCCAAGCAAGAAAAAAATTGCTGTCACGGAATTTTTCAACACCACGTCTAAAACGGCGGCTCGTTTACTTTGCCTTACGCCCAATGGCACCCCCCAATCGCGTCGAACGATTACTTACTGGGTCAGAGCCAGTCGTGCAGGCCGCTACACTAGAGGGGTATATTATGGCAGCCCTGGCTGGGATCGAACCAACAACGACGGAGTCAAAGTCCGGCGTGTTACCATTACACTACAGGGCTATATTTGGAAATTATATTAATTATGAATATAATCTCCATCATTATCACTGAGTGGACGATATTTATCAATCCAAGCAGGGAGAGGATTATCATTTGTGTCATTCACAAGGTACATTACTTCACCGAATTCTGCAGAAGCATAAAGAACTCCAAGATAAGATCTTGCATTCACTCTACAACTGCCATCTTCATTTTCAATACTATATCTAATGAGAGAACCATCAGAATTCATAGCACTAACAAATGCGGTGACATCTTTATTGGTATCCAAACGGATTCTTGCTCTTACCATTTATAAAACTCCTAAATATTATTACAAGACACATTGTGTTACATTCACTCTACCCAACTGAGTTACTTACGCCAAGCGCGTGAGACAGGAATTGAACCTGCGACATAATGTTACCATTATAATTAGCTGTATGTGTCTTTATGGTCGGAGTGGAGGGTCTCGAACCCCCGACCTCCTGATCCCAAATCAGGCGCTCTACCATCTGAGCCACACCCCGAGATTATGCCTTGATTTAATCAAGGACTTCCGGATAATTTTTAAAGAACTTAAAGAACAAAGGTTCGTCCGCACTTTCATCACAGAACAATTCAAGTTCATCACCATGCTCTCCCAAAAGAGCGCCAATGGCAACATACTTAGAAAGTTCAGATTTAAGATTATAACAATCTCCTGCCATAGATCTTAAATAAACCGATCCTTTAGCCTGGCTGACCGCACTCAAAAATTCATGTAGTTCTGCCACTTTAGTTATCTTCATACTTTTAGTTTCCTTTACTTTAGATAAACAAGGCTTCTTGTTTGAATTATAGATTAAAAGTCTATTCCAAATAAAAGTTGCTGTATAAGCCTTTATGGTAGTCTGGGAGAGATTTGAACTCTCGACCTCACGATTATCAGTCGTGCGCTCTGACCAACTGAGCTACCAAACTAAATCTACAAGACCTTATTGTTTTACAAAATCATAAATTTCAAGTCTGATTGTAAAATATTGCTGTGAAGGTCTTTATTTCTTTTCTCATTTTGTATATATATTATACCATATTTTTTTTAAAATTGCAAATTTTATTGTGCAATTCGCATTTCTGCCATTATTTTTCGGTCTTTATCTAATGGTACTGCAATAAAATTTATATTAGTTTCAAAAGAAATATTTGTAGTGATACAAGCTAATTGCGTATCATTTAAACCAGTTGCATAAACACTTTCAGATGTGGACTCAAAAGTTGCAGTTTGCGGTAACACTTTCTAAGTTAATAAATATCCATCTTTCTTAATAGTAAGAAAAATAGGCTCATTATTATCAAAATCTATAATAGATAAATCAAAATAAATTGTCCCGCAATATGGACATTTATTTAGACCTACTTCATAAGGAGCACCGCAATTAGGACAATTAGTCTACTATTTCATATGTCTCATGGAAAATATCTTCTTTACAAGGATAAAATTCTCCATGCACTCCCTTGATAATATAGTCCCCAATAGTTGCTTGATGATCACCTTCAAGAGTGTGAATTGTTAAAGTGTAATAAGAACCCATATCATAAATATCATGAGCTGCCTCGGCGCAAAACTCCATCATTTCTTCTGGATTATGACCAGTCCATTGAACACACTCAACTATTACTGGTTTCTTTTGGGCTTTCAGTTTCATATGCTTCTTCCTCCATCCACTTTTGGAAGACAGGATCTTCCATCATCTCTTTATAACTTTGTATATATCCACCAGGTTGATTTAATGCCACCGTCATTAATAATGATAAAGCCTGAAACCCTTGTGTAGTCATACGTCTCTTACTCCAATATATTTTTTAAGATAAGGACTATATTTATGCCATGAATTATCTTTGCAAATAGGACATCTAAGACGATAACCCCATTCACAATTACGATTTTCATATTCATAATCCCATTTATCAGCTTGATAAACACAACCACATTTAAAACAAGTAAATTCTTTACGATCTTGTGGATCTGGCTGTTTAATAATCGTAATCATAAAATTCACCTATAAATTTAATATGGCAGGAGAGCAGGGATTCGAACCCCGATTAGCGGTTTTGGAGACCGCGGTCCTACCGTTGAACGACCCTCCTATAAATTGGGGCATATTTCAGCCCCCCCTCTGCTTAGGCTTTAAGATTAAAACCAAAAGTTATCAAAGAAATTATCAAAGAGATTAAACCAAGAATCTTCTCCACCTTTTACAGTATAGTGATATGCGCCATACTTGTCACAGAACTTTAAAAGTTCTTCCTTATAAGCCTTTTGAGCTTCAATAAGAGCCTGACGCTTTTCTTCTACCTTGGCAGCCGCAGTCTTGCGTTCTGCAATCATTGCTTCATTCTTAGCCTTACGTTCTACAAGAGCCTTCTCTTCGGCAGCTTTCTTTGCCGCAACTGCTTCGTCGTATTCCTTTTCTGCGGCGAGGCACTCTTCAACAGTTGCATATTCTTTTCCAGTTTTTTCACATATAATTTTCATTGTAAAATTCCTACCTTTTACATAATATTTAGAAAATAGTGCTGATAATCTCCTGCGCATTCTCTCGTTCCTACCCGAGTCTCGACTCATACTACCTATTTTCTAATGGTACGCCCTGAGGGATTCAAACCCCCGACCTTGCGGTCCGTAGCCGCACGTTCTATTCAGCTGAACTAAGGGCGCATATATGGTACCCCAGGAGGGACTCGAACCCCCGACCCTACGCTTAGAAGGCGCATGCTCTACTCCAACTGAGCTACTGGGGCATATGGAGGTCCCTGCCGGACTTGAACCAGCATCTCAAGGATTTGCAGTCCTGCGACTTACCATTTGACCAAGGGACCTGGTCCTCGCCCTGTGAATTGAACACAGAACCTTTCGATTATAAGTCAAATGCTCTGACCGATTGAGCTAGGCGAGGATATGGGGTGACTGGCGGAACTCGAATCCGCAACCACTTGAGCCACAATCAAGTGCTCTACCAGTTGAGCTACAGTCACATGGTGCACCTTCAGGGACTTGAACCCTGGGCACCCTGATTAAGAGTCAGGTGCTCTACCAACTGAGCTAAAGGTGCATATTTAAGAGATTTACTCTATTATAGCCCGATACGTTCTCCTAAAACGAGGGCGTATGCTCGGAGGTAATAACGCTTTCGCTCCCTCTCCCAATGGTACCTCAAATTGGACTTGAACCAATATCTTACGCCGTATGAAGACGCTGCTCTACCATTAAGCTACTGAGGCATATCGCGGGAGGGAATTTACTTCCCTCAAACCGCATATTTGTAAACAAAATCATCTTTACACTTAAAAAGTGTAACGCTCTTCACCTTACGATTTTTAATAAAATCGCGTTTCTCTTCTGGCATAGCTTCCAAATCATCTTCATCATAATCAATACTTACTTTTGAAGCATCAAGACTATAAATTGTACGATCTGGATCATATTTTATGTCACTACTATGGAAATCTAATCTAAATGTTGCAGGATCGCCATAAACCCACTCGCGACAAACATCTCTATAAAAATCAACATCTACTTTGCGGGCTACTGAGAATCCGCCATCAGTCCATTCAATATGGATATCGAAGTAAATGATCTTTTCACGAGAGATATTCAAATCCTGCACAGTCTCTTCAAGACTATACCCATTGTTAATTTCAAAAGCGATTGCTCTTAAACAATCGTATGTTAAATTTCCACCAAGAGAGAAATTAACAATCTGAGGAATATAGAAATGATACTGCGGAGATAGCTTATCTCGCATATACTCTTCAATTTCTGAAGGATTTGGATTACCAAGAGTAAAATGATAATGGAATCTGCCAGGACGATTCAATAGATAATTATTTAACTGCCGCAATTCATTACAAGTAATTACGAACAATTTCTTACCACTATCTACGCCATCAAACAAAGATAGCATTTCTTCTTGCGGTTTAACCTCTTCCGTATCAGCAAATGTTTTTTCAAATTCATCGAACAACACGATTACTTCTTGTTCAATGGAACTGATAAAATTAGGAAGCCCAGGAATAAATTGAGAACAAATTAGAAGAGGAAGATTGTTCTCAGCAGCTTTCTTTGCTAAAATACGAGCAAATAAAGATTTGCCAACTCCTTTGGGGCCACTAAGAATGACGCCAAAATTCCGATCGGTAGCACCAAACGACCGCAAAATTTTATCTACTTTTTCCTCTGAATTTCCATAAACTTTATCTTCTTTTACAAGAAGGTCTGAATGTGAGGTGAGGAAAAACCCCATCATTTTATGAAAGCTAATTTCATATGTACCTACTGGAAGTTTATCATAAGATTTAATATCTTCCCCATAGATCTGAAAATTGCTTCCCGCCTGAACTACATTCATTTATAAGTCTCCTTTTTATTTAGGACTAGTGGAGCTGCCGGAGGGAATCGAACCCACAACCTATTCATTACAAGTGAATTGCACTACCGTTGTGCTACGACAGCATATGGAGCTTACAGCCAGATTTGAACTGGCGACCCCATCCTTACCAAGGATGTGCTCTACCGGCTGAGCTATGCAAGCATTCCTTATCTTTATTGTATATATATTATACTATATTTTTTAAAAAAAATCAAGTTAGGTTTTTTGCCGCACTAACTTGATTTCTTTTGCTGGCTTATGCACCGTGTACTTTGGCATCGGAACCAGTACCATTACATTAGTGCAGGCACTAATTTTTCTGGAAAGGCTTATCCTTTTACGCATAATTTAACAAGCGATATTTACTTCTAAATACTTTCTCCTCACTTACTCTGGTGCGCACTGTAGGACTCGAACCTACGACCCCCTGCTTGTAAGGCAGGTGCTCTAACCAGCTGAGCTAAGCGCGCATAAAATAGGGAGAATAATTATTCTCCCTGAGATCTTTTTACATTAAGGCCACTCGCCAAGAGGCTTACCAAGCTGACCGCGTTCTACATCAGTACAATAATGTACCTGTGGAAGATTTGCATCTGCAAAAACTTCTGCGGCAATATCCTGATAAAGAGTGCTGAGCAAGCCATGAGCATCATTTAGGTTATCATTAAAGAACTGCACAACACAATTCTTAAATACTACATAGACAAAATCTACAAAGAAATAACCTTCTTCTACTGGTGCGACACAGTAAGCAAATGCAGGATTATTTTCAAAAGCAACTTCAAAAAGTTCTTTTGGACTTACAAAAGCACGATTACTAAATGTACCATCGACATTGATCTTTAGAGTAACATTACCAAATTTCTTCTCTTCTGGAAGAAGTTTGCGGATAGCAGTTGCTTTATCGCCACGGCCACCAACTGCAAGTGTTACACATGGGCCGTTTTCATCTTCACCAATATTAAAGGCAATTAGTGGATCACCATCAAATAGTGCTTCAAGCATATTTGTATAAGTAATCCAAGGTGGGGAAAGTTTCAGTCTAATATCTGCCATATAATCTCTCCTTGTTGCAAAAAGATAAATGGCGACACAGGAAGGATTCGAACCTTCGGACCCCGTTACCAGGGTCAATGCCTTAGCAGGGCACCGCAATCGGCCTCTCTGCCACTGTGTCAAATACATATAAAAAAACGGGGAGAAAGAAAAACGAGTTATACAAAGAAAGGGGTATAACCTGGATGTAAAAGACTCTCCCGCGTTAGGTCTTTTGTTTCCATATACTTTAAAATATATGGAAAAGGGTAGTGAATTCCTGCAGCCAATGACACTTGAGCGCTGTCGCATATAAACAGTCGTTTTATCATGGTTCCCCATTTGCAGGTCTTGTGCTTGCTTTGACGCGTTACGGGCCAAGCGAAGCCCTGGTGGGTCAGGACAGGATTTGATACCTGCGAAGCACTTTTTTAGCTAGCATACAGTGAAGTGCACCGGGATTACTGACCGGCCCCTTTGCAATACTTGGATACTGGCCCTGGTGGGCAGAGAGGGCATCGAACCCCCGACGCCAGGCTCTTCGGGCCTGCGCTCTACCAGCTGAGCTATCTGCCCAGATTAATACTTGAAAATCAAAAGCTGATCTTCAACAATTTTATTAGGATCGGTGATATTATTCCACTTGCAAATATCTTCAATAGATACGTTAAATCGAGCAGCAAGGGCACCAAGTGTATCACCTTTTTGAACCCTATACGGAATTTTTGTTCCGCCATTAATCTGGGCAAGATCTATATCATTTAGCTAAATCATATTGATCTCCTTACCAACTATCTATATCAGTTATATCTTCAGATTGTCCACAAATAGGACAAGTGATTTTTATACAAGTCCCAATCCCCGTACCAGTTAATTCATAGATATATGTATTACCAGCAATTTTACTTTTTAACGGCTCCGCGCACATTTTCCAATGCTTATCTCGAAATGCCTTTTCCGCAAGCATTTCTTTGTCACTCATTTGAAGCAAAGAATGGCGATATGTATCTGCGGCAGCATCCTTATACTTTTGGATTTCTTCATCTTTATTCCATGCTTTTAGAGTTGCTTCCATATCTTGAACTCTATTTCGCATATATTCATAAGAATCTCTTAATCCTTGTAGGGCTTCATCAAAAGGTTTTATTTCTCGAAATCCCTTACTATCGTTTACATAAAACCCCATTTAAATTCTCCTTAATTATTTTTCAAGACACATTAAAAGTGAATTATTGGAATTGAACCAATTACATTTTGTTTATCATACAAACGCTCTACCAAATGAGCTAAATTTACTTTCTTGTAAATAATTGCTGTGTGTGTCTTATGGGTGCAGGGGTTGGATTCGAACCAACGATCTTCGCCTTATGAGGGCGACGAGGACGACCAGACTCCTCTACTCTGCAATATATAGCGGTAGTTTATAGAGCTTGACCGCGCGCCTCTCTCCTACGCCTCCAGACGGGCTTTAAAGAAGTATCTATTTTATCACTCTGGATATTTGGTTAGGAATTATGGTGATCCCTGCCGGATTCGAACCGAGCGTTACCGCCGTGAAAGGGCGGCGACCTAGGCCAACTAGTCGAAGGGACCAGATAAGGCAAGTAGTAATTGCCTTTTCCGCAGATTTTCTGACTTGGTGGAACTTACCCTACTACTGGGCTTTCGACCTCACAGTTTCGTCTATCTTCATGAGTAGTACCCTCCACTACCAGCCCCGTCCCTACGTATTTCACGTTCAGGACAGGGGAGGACTCGCACCTCAGCATTTCAGATCTGCTTTAAAATGTAGTCAATTTATATACCGCCCTACTACTCTCAGGTCGGTTGCTAATTCAATTAAAATCCTAATAACCACCAATTAGCTGTGAGCTATTATTAAAAGGTTTATAGATACGACCTCAAAACCTTATTTCCTGCCGTTCCTTCCCTCTGGCCACGAGGGGGTTGCTACTCGTATCATTCCAAAAGCGCGCTGGTGACCTCTCGGGGGCTCGAACCCACGATTGCCGGCGTGAGAGGCCGGACTCCTAAGCCATTTAGAGGAAGAGGCCATATACAAGACAGCGTTGCTATAGTTTCAGATTACCAATCAGAAAAGCAGAATTGCTGTTGCTGTCTTTCTTTATCTTATATATATATTATATCAAAATTTTTTAAAAAAATCAATCGAGCTTACTTCTATTCCAAGCATTTAATATTGAATTTGCAAATTTATAAACAGGTTTTGGTAATACTTGAGGAGGAACTACTAAATTTTCATCATCTTGATTATTGTCATAATCAATAAATGCACGAGCTTCTGCAACTAAATTTTGGTCGTAGTTAATATGAAAATTTCCTAATCTACCAAAAGAAGTTCCCCAAGAATTTTGACACCAAAAACCTGTCTCATCCCAACCATAAATTACAATCGCATGATACCCCATACCGGATGCTTTATTAAATGTAATATAACCATTATCATCTTCATAATCATCATACCAACGTAAAGCGCCTAATACTGGGCCATAATTATAAATTGCATATTTTATGTCTTTATATGTTGGGCACGCAAAATATGACTCAACATGATATGGATAACCATTTTTAATATTAGAATCATTTACCTATGAAGCAAAAATACGATGTGCCATTGGTTTTTCATAATTACCTGGGCATTCTGATTCTAACATGTCTCCATACTTCTAGACAACTTCACAAGCATCTCTTAAATACATTCCAAACTCGTTATCATCATAAAATCCATAGATAAAATTAGTAGATAATCTATGTCTACCTTTATCATGATATTCTAAGATAGATGATACCGCATGAGCTACACACGAATTTACTGAGCCTTGGTGTTTAATCTTCTAAGGATGACTAAGGATATATTTTGGTGGAAGCTAAACTGCTCCTGCGCGCACTTTATAGTCGCGTATATCAACCTTAGAAACTCGACAACCTTTTGCCTAAACCATGTAGAGTCACTCCTTCTATATTAAATTGGATGGTGGGCCGGGGTGGACTCGAACCACCGGTGTTTCTAATGTTACGGATTTACAGCCCGCTACCCTCGCCGCTAGGTATACCGACCCATATAAAATTATCTGACTTACTTTCCGCCGTGACTGCTACTCCTAACAGTTTCTTTGGCTATTTTGCGGCGTACCGCATCTTCCATTGAGGACATAGAACGCTTCCTCCCCTACGGGTAGGCTTCCACTCAGTCAGATATGGTCGTTGGTCAATTAGCCAAACTGGGGACAAACTTGCCAATCTTCTTTCTCCGCAATACCGTTTCCCCTAGGTGCGACACTCCGAGTACCGCAGATTCCCAACCAACGTGGTACCGAAAGTGGGACTTGAACCCACACGTCTCCCGACACCGCATTTTGAGTGCGGCGCGTCTACCTGTTCCGCCATTTCGGCATAAAGACAAGACACATTAATGAATTGATCGTTTTACAGACGATTGCCTATACCATTTGGCCAAAAAAGCTACATTCGCTTTTTATCGGATTCGAACCGATATTCTTCATAAGAAGAGTTTGCTGTATGTGTCTTTAATATTAATAATTAATTACCAATTAAATGCATATCCAAGAGAAGTTTCATACTTGGAAGCCAGCATATCGGCAATATGAACATCCTTAGTCATAGGATTAATAGTAACAAGGAGTGCTTGCTCAAATGGCTCTACAGTATTTGCAGAAAATGCAACTGCAAAAATATAATCTGTGCCTTTAGTCATCTGAGTTCCCAGAAGAGCATAAGGAGTCATAGTTCCGCCAGTCCAAACTTCAAAGGCTGAATTCCAAACTTCCATAATTTCATCACTAAGCTCAGTCTGGACATCAATATTAACTCCTCCGAGCTCAGCGCCACTTTCAACGAGACGATCAATGCTTACAAGAGTAGCAACCATATCGTTTGGCTTCTCATTGAAAATCATCATCACAATATTAGCAGTATCTTTACCACTAAGAACTGTCTGCTTTGCGAGAACGGCATGATTAATACCATTCACTACCTGTGAGCCAACATATGCGATAGGCTCATACTCTGCACCAACCAGGGTATCACTAAGAGCAGCAAGAGCAGAAGCAACCTTCTGAGGATATACTCCGATCTAAACTGCAATATCCCAACTACCAGTATTCATCCAAAAACTCCTTTACATATATATTTTTATATATATGGTGCGGAACGCGGGACTTGAACCCGCACGTCCTAGGACACGACGACCTCAACGCCGCCTGTCTACCAATTACAGCAGTTCCGCATATAACAAGACACTAAATCCAATACAAGCAATTTTATGGCGCTTATCAAGGGAATTGAACCCTTGTGATTAATTTGCTGTTAAAGTGTCTTGTGGTACCGATGACAGGACTTGAACCTGCACACCTTACGATACTTGGTTCTAAGCCAAGCGTGTCTACCATTCCACCACATCGGCATACAATTGCCCGCGTCATACGTCGATAGGAGCCACATTTAAGGATTACTCTTACCCTTGTCCAAGTCCCTCGCGGTTAATTAAATAGGGAGCGATATTATGTAGCTTTAAGGTCAGCTAACCGCACATCCGTTTAGGCTCTTATTTGCTATCGAGCATGGCGGCCCCAGGAGGACTCGAACCTCCGACAAGCCGGTTAACAGCCGGCTGCTCTACCAACTGAGCTATGAGGCCATACATTCTTACTTTTGGATTTCATCGTCACCGCAAGGAAGAGATCAAATCTCTACCTCGCCATTCAAGATTGCACGCACATAATCCATATCCATGTATCTAACCATAGTTGGATTGGAAGCAATTGCGAAAGCAACCATTGCTCTCTTCAAATTCTTGAAGAATTCCATGACAATTCATCCTCTCATATTCAATTACTGTGTCGGGCGTGCAGTTACAATCACGCGCATCCTTGATAGATTTCACATCCTTCTTAACTGGGACTGCTGCAGCCACACCCTGTTGAGTTGGACCTCAAAGTGTTCTACCGTACAGGCTTCATTTTCTTCTCGGCTTTTAATGCTTGCCTACCGACATATTTTTCTTTTTTTAACAAGACGGAATTAATACGTGTGCTACCATTACACCAAGCCATCGACCTCGATGACCCTGAAAATCGAATCCAGACCACGGACAGGACAGGTCAAAAATGATATTGCTGACACCATCTTTATGGTGGAACGGAAGGGATTTGAACCCTCAACCCCCTGAGTGCAAATCAGGCGCTCTCCCAATTAGAGCTACCGCCCCATATAAGTTGCTATTTATATAGGTACATAGGGCAACTAATCCTATGCGGAGAATCACAACTGACCCTGCCGTGTGTAGTAGCTCGTCAATTCGAGCGCTTACTCTCCTCAGTTGGCGACTACGAGGGGACTCGAACCCCCGACCTCCGGCGTGACAGGCCGGCATTCTACTCTGCTGAACTACGTAGCCATATATTATTCTTCTTCTTCTTGGTCACCGTAAAGACATTTATTGATAATTTCTTTCGCAGTTTCTTCAATAGATTTTCCCCACATAATTTTCCATTGACTTTCTGCTACTCTATTGTGAATTTCTTTAATTTGTTTTGCTAAACTTTGCATATCATTCCTCTTCTTGAGATGCGCCGCCATAAACCCAAGCGCACCAATCATCATATTCTTCGGGGATAATTTCATCAATCTGCTGTTCGGTCATAAAATCATCAAACATTTTTGAAATCTCCTTTTTGATTTTGTATATATATTATACCAAAATTTTTTGAAAAAATCAAATTGTTCTTATTTATTTAGAAAAATGACAATCTACGCTTGAAAAACTTTGTCCTACGAGTAGAAAAATTTTTTAATGGTAGGTGTATAACCGTCAACTTAACCTACTCTCACCTCCCGCGGGACGGCAAGTTTTGTTTTGCGGATTTACATAGGTTCATCATCATCTTAATTAGACTATAAAGACAATGCAGAGCTTGGTCGTGTCAAGATACTTCACCCGTTTCTATAATCGACTAAGGAGCGCTACTTCCTCTGGCCTCGGGGCGTTTCTTTATAGCGTAATTAAAAGATAGAAAGTATTCTTCTCATTTCAACTTGGACCTGTGAGAACTTTAGAGATCGGCCAGGGACAACTCCCCTACTGTTAAACAAACCACCTATCCTTTATGGACACTTAATAAAGTGTTGTTGCTTTTATTAAGTTGCTTTCGCTTGTTTATACCGTACATTAAAAATAAAGTGAAACTATATAATAGAATCTTTGCTTATATTCCTCTTTAATCCCTCGGAAAGGTCAATTTCATCCGCACGAGAGGTTCGTTTGATGCCCCTTTATGCACCGATCGTTTCTATTATATATCCTCAATTCCCCCGCAGGGAGGACCTGGACGCAAGCCCCATTAGCTAATTTGGAGGTTTTACCATCGCTATCGCAGATTAAACCTACCTTGAACGATGCGAATATACGAACTATTTGGTTTACCTTTTGAAACCACTCAAGAGTATATTAGACCATCTGAAAAGTCATACGCCGCAGTTTAACAAGATAAGCGCAATTCGCTTGTGTCGTTTAAGAGCCTTTTGAGGAGCGACCTCATATCTCTCTCAACCTTACATATATATTATATCATAATTTTTTTAAAAAATCAATTATGATAAATAAACTGGTTAAAAATATCAATTAATCCGTCAAGAGCATCAGGATGCTCATTTGCGAAATTAATTGCCCACGCATTAGCAGCCCATTCATCCGGAGTCAACCAATATTCTTCCGGCTCCAGCCCGATTTTAGTCAGCTGAAGGAGCAAAGACTCGATCTCAGAGAAATTCCATACGGTCATAAAATGACCAAGTTCATGCAGAAAAGCAGAAACCCACCATCCGCAGTAGTAGTCACAACCATACTCATACAGAAACTGCTCATAAGATTTCACAGTATATTCATTAGGAGACTCGAAAGACCAATAGAGGGTATCAGAAGCACTATCAAAACAGAACACATCATTCTCTTCATTCTGACAACCAATAAAACCATTTTCTACCAACCACTGTTCAATAGCCTTGTTCACAGAATTCATTTTGATACCCTCCATTGATTTCTTTTTTTATTGTATATATATTATAATATATTTTTTTAAAAAAATCAATTAGATGAAATTGATCTAATAAAATCAAAAATAGTAGGCCAAATTGCATATGCGGTCCCTGGATACCATTCTGTTTCTGAGGCCGCACTAATCATCTCTTGCTCTTCTTTAAAATTACGTTTATGCCCAGACTACCCGCGGACTGCAACGAGCATTTCCGCAAATCTCAGTCGAGCATTTAAACATGACATTAAAGATTGATCTATTTCTTTAATAGCAGATAAAATTTGTTGTTCATCGCTATTATCAATTATTTTATTATTCATAATCCTAAACTTGCCAGAAGTTTATTAATATTTTCTGTTTCTTCTGGGGTAATTTCGGCTGGAGTAAAACCACTTGGCTGGCTGGGAGATTCATTATCGAAATCCAATGTGTTACTATATCCACCGTCCGGAGTAGCAGCCCCAATCGCACCAATAGTTTTCTTAGGGCAAGTCATAGCAATAGCAATTTGTACCATTTCTCCATTCTCGGGGCAGTTAATATAAACCTTTTTATCAAATTCACCAACGAAATCGCTCCCAAAAGCTTCCGCGATCTTCTTTACAGCATATTCTTTAGCAATAGCACCTTTTGCCATTAGCTAGCCTCCTCGTCTTCTCCAATAATTCTATCACACCAAAAACAAAGATTCTGATGTGTTCTTCTATTATACCTTAAATGATCTTTAAATAATACTTGATGGCAATGCTCGCATTGTCCAACGTATTCAGAATGACATGCTTCGCAAATTGCTTGGCCTTCAACCATAAAAGCATCATCAATAAACATACGATTCCCGCAACAAGTGCAATATGTTACTTCATCATCATATGAAAGATTACCATATTCCAATTCACATTCTTTACAGAACATAGATGCCGTACTACAACAATCATCCTTGCCGCATACGATACATTTTGCGGGACCACCTATAGTAATCTTAACTCCTCTTGATCCTTTCCATTTATGAACCATATAATATGGTTTATAACAAGTAGAATCCAGAAGGTCATTAAAATAAAATGAACTGGCGCCCGGTTTAATCAATTCATGCTTAGAATATAGAGTTCCATTAATATTAACATATTCATCTTTTAATTCCATATCACAGGGGCCATTATCCATAGGCCCAATAGATGGTTTAAATGGGAATGTATTAATAACTTCATCATGCCAAACACTCCAATCATTTACATCATTATGGAGATATTTAGCAATCAATGGACGCAAATAATCTAAGGCATCAGCCGACATAAATGGGTACTGTCTACCCGCAAATACTACATTCCAATTATCAGAAAGAAAGAATAAGCATCGCCATTTCTTTGAATTCCATGGAACATCTGCGGGGAAATTGGGCAGTCGCGCAGATTCATGTCCTTTAAGATATACCATAAAGGTACTACTATCTGTTATATAAGATAGATTCCCAGTGCGGTAGTCTCCATCCAAGGCATGACAAGACCGCCAGTTATAATCATTTTCACTGGCTGAAAGAAAATCAAGGGGATGTACTGAGAAACAGAGTTTCCCACTTACTTTATCCTCCTGGATTAACATACTCGCTTTTGTTTGTAATTGATCTAATGCTTCTGAGTCATGCTCAAAATATTTAAATGCTTTAACTAATTTCATTCCACGAGGAATAAAAATACCATTAATTGCATAGTCTTTACGAACTATATTACTCCAGAATCCATCCCCTTCTGTGAGAATAAAAGAGCTTAATTCTGGATTACGCCAAGTATTTTCAACCGTTTCGCAAAACTCGACTAACTTTTCATGTTTTGCTTTTGGACTAAGTTCAAAATGAACTTCTTCGGGGAGTTCGACAATATATCGACCTCCCCAAGATTCAATAATGGATTGTTTAGCTTCCAGCCAAGTGTCAATGTACTGACGGACGGCACTCTGAGTTGCTGTCCCCTGCGAGAACTGGAGTACCTTTGTCATTTTTTCCACTATATCCTGAATACTTTCCACCAAAAATTTCCTTTCGACAATCTGGGCAAAGACTTGTTGGGAACCCAGTATTGTGATCTTCTAATTCAAAAGGCTCATTACAACTATGGCACCACCCAACATGGTCAACCAAGCAATCTGGGCAGAAGTTCGCAGTTCCACCCTCAAGGAGTTTCACTGGGAACATTTCTTCCTGCATATACCAATGCCCGCAATTATAACAATGGTGGGCATCGCCCTTAGTATGTTTGGGAACTCTTTCACGATAATAACCCCATCCATAATCATAAGATGCAGGAATATATTCAAATTTAGTATTATTATTCGCAGTCAACATTTTTTTCACTTTATCAATCGTAGAAAGAAGCTGACCAACAAACAATACTTCTTCGCGGGTATGTTCATCACGATACCCAACTGATAAATTCACCCCAGCAATTCCCCAAGCTGGGCATAAAATACTTATATCACTGAAAGTTCCCCATGATTCAACAAACCCAAAACTTTCAATGTATTCAACAAAAATAGGATTATCGCAATCATAGAAAACACAGTCGTTAGATCCTTGCCTGTCAAGCTGAATAAAATACCGAATATTCTTAAACGGGCAATCCTCATAAGAGAGCATATTTGCCCCTTGTCCACCAATTTCTTCATCGGTGGTAAAAATAATATGAGGTTTAAATCCAGCTTTTATAATCTGTAAAATGGCAAATACACCGGCTCGGTCATCTGCCCCAAGCCCCTGCGGACTCCACATTACATTCTGTCGAGTGTCATAAAAAATTTCTTTTGGCGGCTTTGGAAAAACAGTATCCATATGAGCAACCAAGCAGATAGGGATAGTCCCTTGAGCTACGATATAATCTTCTGTCATTGTGACATCTTTATAACCGACTTTCCGCAATGTTGCCGCCATAGCCACACGCAAACCATCTTGTGTAAGTCCTGCTATCTGTTTGAAAGTTTTAACTTCCGAATCTTTGAATGTCCGCATCTGATAACATTCCTTTCATATTATAAAATAATTATATCATATTTTTTTTAAAAAAACAACTCAGTTCTCTTTCTACTCAGAGATGCCTTTCAAAAGCTCGGGATTAGCGAGATCAAGCATGCGGTAACAAAGATGGCATGCTCCGCCACTTTGACAGGCTTGTTTGCAATTAATACGTTTTGTGGCAAGACTTGGGGGAATCATACGATTAACACCAGGATAATTTAAGTTAGTAATAAGCATACTTAAATCACCAGACCAATTCTTTTGTTCTGCGTATATGCGGTACATCGCTTGCTCTCGATCAATTTTACTTTGCTCAAATTCTATAATGTCTATATATGGTTCATATTGGCCTACGTCTTCCGGCCGGATCCACTGCCCGCACACTCCATCAGACATTGGGACAAAGGTATCATATGCTACTGTTGGTATAGCTCGAATAGGTGCTTCGCATATCTTCTTCACATTAACTAGGTCATGCGTGAGAGGGGCCGCCAACCGCACATATGATACTCCAAGTTTTAAGATCCCCTGTAACTCATAATATGTAGAAATAGGGTATCCATAAAAGAATGGAATGTTTAATTGTTTACAAATAATAAATTGGTCAGCATCTGCAAGGCATACATAAAATTTAGTTAAAACTAACTTATGGATACGTTTTACTTCTTGCCAATCAACATCTTTTTCCCAACCGATATTTAATACTATATCTGCTTCTGGATATTTTCGTACCAGATCAATAATTGAGTTTCTATCTCTATAATCCACCATAATTTCGTCAGCCTTTTGGAGATATTCAGACGAAACACGAGAATGTAAACTATAACGCATATAGTCCCCTCCTTTTATTATATTATACCATAATTTTGGAAGAATTGCAACTAAAAATACTAAACGGTTTTTGCATTTGGGGGCTCGGTGTTGTCGCGCGTGGCCGGCCGGAGCAGTCATATAGTACCAAAAAACCCCTATAGGATTTCTCCTATAGGGGTTTTTATTATTTTATAGATCAAAGAGCACGGAAGCCCTGCACACGCCGAGCCTTAGAAGTCTCGGTAGCCGGAATCTGGAGCTCAGCCTTCTCGGCACGGCCTTCCTTCACCAGCGCATTCAGCCGGTAGGTCACCTTCGCCGGGGTCACATCCTCACCCTCAACCGCAGCCGCGATGTCAGCGATCGGAGCGAAGTCCTCGGTCAGGGCTGCGAACACAGCCTCGGTAAGCTCGTCACCCTCAGCTCTCTTCTTAGCCGCACGCTCCTTAGCCTTAAAAGCCTTCGCATCAAGGGCTGCGATCTCCTTCTCGCAGAACTCCTTGCAAACAGCGGCATCAACAGTGCCATTCATAATAGCGGTCAGGATCTCTCTCTTCGTCATCTTAGTCATAGTATTCACCAATTTCCTTTCATTAATTAATTTTTTTTAGTGGTGTTTTTTGTCTTTCTTTATCTTACAAGTATATTATAATATATTTTTTTTAAAAAATCAATTTGTTTTTTGTTTACCGAGGAAGAATTATTCATCTTCCTCGTCCATCGCGTTTCTGGCTTCCTCACTTATGAACACTTGCTCGTCAAACGAGTCAAGATTAAGAAGGGTAGTGATGCCCGTGTAGTGGACACCGCAATCTATGTCAACCTTGTGATTACCGCAGTACCAATAGGCTCCTGGCTCAATCTCTTCCTTCTGTGAAATGTTATCAAGATTACGTCCAGTCATTCTTGCTATCATGGTACGCTCTTCAAGGATATAAGGGATAGGCGTATGCCCATGAACAATGAGGTCGTTACCATTACGCTCCTCATTCCAATCATCATGCAGGAAATGATTGCGGTCCCAAATCAGATCGTCTCCCCAACCATGCCAATCTTCCTCATCCGGTGTAAAACCTGCATGACTCATACGCACTCGAACCCCATCGGGATTAATATATTCAAGGTAATCAGGGAATTGTGCAACCTTCTGGAGGACTTCATACCACTCAGGGTCAGCCCGCAAAGCCTTGTGAGTGACCTTCCCACCATTCCAGTACCACTGTTCAAGAGTCTCTGGATCATGCGGAAATCGCAGCAGTGCATCTACCATCATACTTTCATGATTACCCATAATATAGATGAAACGAGGATCATTCATAATATCTCGCATAATCTGCCATCCATCCGGTCCTCGATCAATGGCGTCGCCAAGGAAATAAACCTTGTCTTTTGGGTCAATGGTTTCAAGGATCTGATCAAATGCCCAACGCTGACCATGAAGATCACTGCACGCCCATACGCTCATTGTTTTTCATCTCTCTTTCTTTATCTTATGTATATATTATATCATTTTTTTTATTTTTTGTCAAAGAGACTATCTTTGGTTTAGAACCAAAGATGAGTCTCTTCAATAGGACGAAAATAATTATCCTGATCATTTTCATCCCACAGTCCGAATGCTCGGAATCCACTATCGGTCAAATCTTCACGATCAACCCAATAGACAGTCGTATCAGGGGCAACTTCCTTAGACTTGATAGAATCATATCCATCAATAAGGAAATTTTTTGCACGGTAAGGATAATCACCATCCAGGTCGCAAATGATGCTTCTATAGCCATAGTCGGCTTCATTCATAGCTTCCGGAGTGTCATCATTTGTACGCCGCAGATATACGGTACGTGAATCTTCTACAGCAATCGGTTCATCATAGTTAAACTGATTCTGATTGAAACGTTCTGCGTAGCACTCTTCGCAATAACCCTCATCATCTACCCAGAACAGGTCATCTTCACGATGGAAATGAGCGCCGCAGCAGGAGCAAGTATAATATTCGCCGCAATCTTCGCAGTAGAGAGCTTCCTCACAATCAAAGCTATTGCTAATACTACCACACCACATGCATTCGCTTTCGCCAGAATAGCACAGGCTATATTCGTCATGGGCATTCAGCTGATTCATGACACGAGCAGTATTAACCAGCATATGGTGGCTGCGGTCCATGGTACCGAAATCATTGTACATGGTCTCAGTCCAAAAGGCAAAAGTAGCTCTGTTACCATCACGCAGTTTAACTGAACCGCAGTCATTAAGGTAAATGGAATCGTAATCATACTCGTGATCCCAATTCTTTTTAGCCAGATCACGCAGGAAAGCAAGAACTGCATCAACCAGAGAAACAGACTGATAAGGATAACCCTTAACTTCGGAAATGACATCCTTGTTCACGATGAACAGCTCACGCCATTTCTTGGAGTTCCAAGTCTCATCCCGATAACCGGTTTCCAGAGACATTTCTTCTTCCGCAGTCAGATATGCAACAATCGCAACAGGGGAATTCATCATTTCGACAGTGCCACGACGATAGCAGCCACTGTTCTTCCAAGACATGCAGGATTCCCAGTTGCACGCATTATCGCTCATGGTCATATAGTCCAGAGGATGAATGGACAGGCAAAGATTACCATGCAGATGCTTCTGGTTCAAAAGCATAGAATGCTTCAGACGGAATTCTTCAAAACCGTCAATATTGTACATCGTGGCAATCTTACCGAGGGTCTTGATGGGCTTGCAACCGCAATTTACCTTAAACAGCTTGCCGTCCTTACCGGTGAAGCTAAAGCTGTTATAATCCATCTTATTTTCAGCCAGAGCATCAGTAGTGATAAGCTCCATCAGAGAATAACGTACAGGGATCAGAGTCGGCTCGCTAGAAATCGCGTTCAGGAAGCTACGCCGAAACGTGTACATTTCTCCGGGGTAATCCATCGCCTCGCCGATCTTTCTTTTCACGTCATCCACATCGAGAGGAATCTCAATATCTTTGGAGACGATCAGTTCGCCGCCAAACAGCTTAAACAGATCGCGCTTATTGGCATCCCAGATACGCAGGATATAATCAATGTCAGCACGACGGTGAGAAGGACCGTCCGCATCATTCAGGCGTCCATACGCAGAAATATAATGGGACATCATTTCCTTTTCATGATTAGTCAGTTTTTCAAGCAACATATTCTGTCGTCTCCTTTATCTTTATTGTATATATATTATAACAAAAATTTTTAAAAAAATCAATTAAGCCTTTTTTCGCTTGGCTTTTTTCTTCGTAGCAGTATCAATGGTAGATCTATGCAAGAGGGTAACTTCAGTTAACCGACCAGATTTAACAAACTGGTTAAAGTTGACAGGGATATACTTGATAACATCAGAACATACGCAAAGATGCCCTTTGCGGTCAAAGGTACTCATATGAGTATGTCCATGGATGTTAAATGCCCAATCAATAGCGAGAGGCTCATGCGAAAGAATAATTTTCTCGCTAATCATCAGAGGGCCGCCATATACTTCATCAAAGATACCTTCATAATTGCTGACTCCGCCATCGTGGTTCCCTTTGACAAGGACTTTGTATCCACGAAGCTGCTTCGCGCACTCAAGATCACCAACATCACCGAGCAACAAAAGAGTATCTTTACGTCCAACCTTGGAGTTGATTAACTTGATTTGCTCTTCAGCAGAAGGACGATCAGGGAAAACGATCCGAAGATCGTTATCTTCATTAAAATGCGGATCACTGTAAAGCCATACAGTGCCTTGCTGATGCCAATGATCGAAACACTTATATAATCCTTGAATCACAGCCTTACAGCTCCTTTCTTTATCTTACAATATATTATAACATTTTTTAATAAAAAAATCAAAAAAGATCAATGGTCTTAGCGACCATTGATCACTTGCTCCATGTACTCGGCTTCAGCATCCGTAATAGACTCCAAAGTTCGGCCCCACTTCCTGCAAATTTTATCCTGCTCTACTGGATCAGTCGCACCTTTTTCACGAATTTCACGAGCTGCATTATACAGTGATCCAGTATAAGCAGTAAAAAGAAAATCATCACGAGGATCTGGTGCCCAAATATTATATGGATTTCTCATGGTAATTCCTCCTTACCCAATTCTGCAACGAGTCAGAATGGTCTGATTCGTATTCTTGTAGGTACGATGGTCCTTCACAGTACCCTTTACATGGTACTCAGTGCCTTCAGTGAGAGTTTTTGCGGCAGTCGTCCATACGAATTCATTGCCGCAATCGTCATGCATGATATGCATGGTGCTAGAGCCATACTGATTCTCAAGAGGAATTGCACGGTCAACAGTGAGATAAACGTCAAGGCGCTCTCCCACTTCACCGACAAATTCGCTCTCACTCGGCTCATAGATCAGAGTCTCAATGTAAGCCTTAATGGTATCTTCGTCCTTCAGCTTATCATTATCGGAAACTTCTTCCCAAGTGAGACGGATAGGCTCAATGCCGGCCGGCAGAGGATCAGGAAGCTCTTCCGTAGAAGGGAAGTACCAGCCCCACATACGAGCATAACGAGCTGGAGACGCAGAGAACCAATCCTTCAGGCTATAAGTATCACCTTTGAAAATGGTGATATACCCCTTGGCAAAGCCAAGGGCTTCTTTGCGGCTATGCGGGACAGCAGTCTCTGCTACGCCATAAAGCTTGGCGTATTCCGCATCGGAATACCAGCGCACACGCTGAGTAGAGCCATCGGCTTTCCGCACCATCACATACATTTTATTACCCTGTGCAAACGGATTTCCAATCTGTTCGAGGGACTGATAGCTTTTTGCAACTGCCATACATCGCATCTCCTTTTCTTTATCTTATGTATATATTATACTATTTTTTTTAAAAAAAATCAAAAAAGCGTAAAGAGTTTAATCTTTACGCTTTTTCTTTTAATATCGTACAATCTCAGGACCTGGCAGTTCCATTTCTGTGCCATCACTCAAACGCACTTTACGCTTAGGCTCTTGCTTAGGAGGATCGAGTGTAAGAGTAATCTCTTTACGAATCTGATCCAACTCATTCTGAAACTTTTCTCTATCTTTCTGGAGATCGTCAGCAAGGCAGCCCGCAAGTTCTGTCATCTTCTGGTCTCTGATCTTACGAGTGCCAGCTTCATTACCATAAAGAAAATCCTTTTTCTTCCAGTTCATAAACTTTTCCATTTCTACCCAGCTTTCCCAAAAAACAGGAATAACTATAGTATTAGTCCACTCATGGTTTTTATGAGGATCTTTATGTGTAACAGTTTTCACGTAATAAGGAATAAAGCTGGAATCAGAATACCAAGAATCAGTCTCAGGAATATGCCAGCCTTCGGGGTTTGCTCCATAAAGAGTTAAAAAACGCTCGAATGTTAGCTGCGGCATTTCTTTAATCGGATAATTTTCCTTTGTTTGTGAATACCGCCAATTATTATCGTCTAACATATCGTTATAACGATTTAGCAGACGAGTTGTCTCTTCTTTACGAGTAGCCGCAGCCGAAACTGCGACTACTGCTGTAACAACAACTCCGATGCCAACAACGATCCCCGCAATGATGCCGAACATTATTCCTCATCCTCCTCATCTTCGGAAAGACCGACGATGACTTCCTCACATACGGGGCAATAAAACTTATCGCCAGAGCGCCGGCCCAGCAGATAGTCTTCATCCTGCCAATCGCACTTATAAATCGGCTCACCGCATTCCGGGCAGATAAAAAACTCTTCGTCCCAATCGACGAAAGCACCAGTCTCAACTTCAGTAAGATGCGCTACCTTTTCCCAAACCATTTTTATTACCCCTTTCTTTATTGTATATATATTATAACAAATTTTTATTAAAAAATCAAACTGCCAGTATCATCCCAGCGAGAATATAACTTTCCATTGGGACGAAGGATCGCATACTTCATTTCATCAATATTATTCTTGCTCATGCAGTTATCATCAATAACGGTAGAAATTCCATGAACAGAATACTGAATGAAACCATAAGGCAGCCGCGCAATCGCTACACCGTTTTCACGAATATAATCACCGATGGCTTTAAACTTCTCTTCTGAGTATTCATGAGCATGAACCCAATCTGTTTTTTCGTTTTCTCCATCAGAATAGATCTTACGAAAAGTAACCTGATCCGCACGATTAAACTGGGCAATCTGGAACATATTCTCGGGAGTATAATCATTAAATGCGCTAGTCATATTCAGACATAGCCGAACGTTCATATTAACATTTTTAGCTGCCATAATAAGTTCTGCCAATGACAGTTTACGAGCCATCTTTGGGGTCTGAACAATATCCCAATGTTCCTTATTGTCGAAAGAAGAAACGGACAGTGCCAGTGTTGTCACGCCATGCTCGGCAAGATCCGTAATATCCTTCTCAGTCATATTTGCACCAGTGGTCTGGATAGAAATATTATAAAAAGGTTTAGGTAAAGTACGATTAAGACGCAACAGTTCATAAATGAACGGCAGATTCTGCTGAGGTTCTGTCGTTCCAGTCAAAATCAGAGAATTGCAGCCCTCTTCGCGCACGAATGCCATTCTATCAAGGTACGACTGAGGAATGTTTTTTGCACTGATAATAGTTTTGCCATAGTCCTCATGGTGCATATGAGATACACAAAACCGGCAATTATTCATGCAGTAGTCACCGCAGGGAACTACGATAGAGAGTGACTGAATATTCATCCATCAATCATCCTTTCTTTATTTTATGTATATATTATACTATTTTTTTAAAAGAAAATCAAAAAAGAGGATGCTAATTAGCATCCTCAAGCATTAAGCGCGTTACGCTCTTTTTGGAGTTTAGTCCATCTAATTACACCAATGATAGCCATAATTAGATAAATACTCTTTTTGGTAAGATAAACTGCGTCGAAATGTACAATATACATAGCAACTGCAATAATATCCTGAACAATCCATAGCCAATACTGCTCACGGTATCTCAACATTTCAAGACCAGTAGCAATAATACCAATGGATACGGTAAAAGCATCAAGCCAAGGAACTGTCCCACCGACACGGACGAGAATTGCATGATATACACAAGCTGCCAAAATTACTATAATGCCTGCTACGCAATCCTGCCACAAAGATAGTTTCTTTGCCATAGTCTTTTCTGTCTGTTCTTGATCTCGATGTTTAGCCCAAACAATCCACCCGACAATATTAAATGGCAGATAAATAAACATCTCAAGACAGAATGTGCCATAAATTTTCCAATACCAAAGGTAGACCATATATACGATTGTATTCACCAAGCCAAATGCAAAGTTACTGATACTTGCACTGGCACAGAAGAAAATACAAATCACACCGCATACCGCACTAATAAAATTAACTGCGGTTAGCCATCCTGGGTTTCCTCCCGGTGAAGGATGCGCAAAGCCATTATACATCGCCCATCCGGCAATGGCAATCATGACAATCGCCATTAGCCATTCATACCACTTCATTGCGGCAAAACTTTTCCTTAGATTGCTCATACCATCCACTCTTTTCTTTCTTGTGCGTTCATTTCGCGCACATCCGTTCCACTAATGTGTATATGTTTGCGCTCTGGGTCAAGGCATCTATATACTGCATATGGATATGCATTGGAAAAATACTCAGCATATGAAGGCTCAGATCCATATACAGCATCGAGATGATGACCGCAAGCGCGTAATACGAGGGGAGTTTCAGCTTCCCAATTTTCAGTGCCGTCTTCATTTCTACATTTAGAAATGTCGATCACAACAGGAGTCACATTGTCAAAATATGATGCTGCTCGGTACAGTTGTCGAACTCTTGCATCCAGGCTCATAGCATAATCAGAGGGGCGGTCCGCATGAACCTTTTCCTCCTGATCTCCGCCGTAGAACAATATACAATATACCTGTTCACATTCTTCTGATGCAATTTTTAGACATCGAAGATGCCCGATGTGCATTGGCATAAATTTGCCACCATACATCCCTACTGTGAATTTCTTCATTTGGCTTTCCTCTCTTTCTGTCTCAACCGAGCAATAGTTGCTTCCATACGAGCTTTATTATATGACTCGGCTTCCGCGACACGATCTGGACGAGCTTTTCCTTCTTCCAAGAACATCCGGCCTTTATGAGCCAGCTCAGAGAGTTCATCGACCAGGGACCGCAATCCCTTTTTGCTGTCGCCACATCCATCATAATCTGCTGCAAGATACATTATAGACATAAAACAGTCTTCAGCACAATCTTCAACAGACCATATGGTGTCACTTTTTTCATCGTAATAGGCTTTCATTCAGCATCCCCTTTTTGATAATTTCATACAGGAAATCCTGTTCGACAGGGTATTCTTTTAAATTATAATTGCGCCGAATAATTTCAGCCAGTTCAAATTTATCAGAATTACTGGTAAACCAATAAATATTATCCCAATCGCTTCGACCACCCGGCTCATCATATGTAGGCATCTCGAATTCCTTATATAATCTTTCAATGACTTCAGAGGGGACTTTACGATTCCGACGAGCATTTCTTTCTTTCATCGTTGCAATGTCAGAACGAATGCAGATTAAAGTATGCTCATCATATTCAGGGAACCAGTTGAGAAATTCCTGTCGATCACTAACATAAGGGGCATTAGTGTCTACGATTACATCCTGCCCCAGCTTATAAGCTTCATGAATGAGCTTAAAGAAAAGCTGCCATGCCTCGAACTTATTCTCTCTACAAGTATCCGTACCATTATAAAACGCATAGCAATCGTCAATACTAATGCGTCTCAGCTTATGCAGGCGTGCAAAAATCGCTGCGAAAGTGCTTTTGCCAGCCGCAATATCTCCACACAATAAAAACATCCGAGGCATGGTCAATCCTCCTTACTCACCCGCGGCGTCTTGTGATGGTGTCACCGCATCTTCAACTTCTTCTTCTTCCACTTCTGGTGTAATTAATTCACCGTCAATACACCAGCAATTACATTCAGGGCAATGTATCTGGGTTAGTGGAGAACCCATGACAAAGATCGTGTCATATTCAGAATTATCTGCAATAAAGACACAATCGCAGTGATTACAAAGAAACTTGCGTTCCATCCCTGCGCTGATTCCGTACAAGTTTCCGTGTTTAAGAACGGTAATCATTTTTTCTCTCTTTCTTTATTGTATATATATTATATCAAATTTTTATAAGAAAATCAATTAGCAGATATATCCTTCGTGTTCATGGATCTCAACACCTTTGGCTTTTAATACTTGCATTTGTTCAAAAGTAGGAGTCCCTACTCGATATGCAAAATAATCAAGTTTATCATTAAGACGTGACCAAACGGCAGTATTACCATATATTCTTGGTTCAAATGCCATAGGATCTCGGTAAATTTTAATCCAACCACGATTCTCTAATTCATCTTCAGTTTTGATACCCATATCTACTTGCATCATATTTAAATGATCGTAAGATTCACAGCCCCAAAATTCACCATCGGGTGCAATCCAGCCCGTAGAACAGGAATCATCTCGGTACTAATATTGCTTCATGTTGATTTTTCTCCCAGAATATGTTATAATATAATAAAGGAGTGATTAGATTGATTTTTCTTATTCAAAGTATTTTAGCTGGTTTAATGATCGGCATAGGCGGAACCGCAAATCTTATTGCAGGCGACCTTGTTGGAGCTATCCTCTTCTCTGTTGGTTTATACGCAATTATATTATTTAAATATGCGCTTTTCACGGGGAAAGTAGCTACTCTCGATAATAACGGATTACAGTGGTATCAATATATTGTTTGTTGGATCGGAAACTTCCTTGGAGCTGGCCTTTGTGCTGCCATAGGGGCACTGTCCGCCAAGTCTAATGCAATATATTTTGCTGCTCAACAAATTACAAGAGTACGAACAGGAAACACTTTTATTATGAATGTAGCATTAGGCATTTTATGTGGTCTTTTGGTCGCTATTGCCGTTAGAGGTTATAAGAATAACTCGCATCCTATAACAGTAATCCTTCCCGTGACAATTTTTGTATTCTGTGGATTTAACCACTGTGTTGCCGATATGTTTTATTTCACGGCTGCTAACGAGTTTACGGTAAAAACCGGAGTGGCGCTATTAGCAACCACTCTCGGAAATATTATCGGCTGTGGATTATTGCCATTAATGGATATAATCCCACGATGTACAGCACCCAAGGCTTGATTTTAAACAGAGCAGATTCTCTTTATCCCAACAAATGCAACTATGACAGGTCACTTTTTCACGTTCCGGATTACGGACTTGTGTTTGCATGACCATATTGCCTTGCTGTTGGGTTTGCATAATTATGGGTGCAATAGCTGGATAAAGACCAGCATCTTCAAAATCACATCTTGCACTCAGTTTACAAGTGCCGCAAAGAGCAAAATGCTGAGCGCACTGAATGCATAAAAGATCCCAGGTTTCACCTACGGGGACTACAAAAGTCCCCGTTAAATCTGGAATTACAGTTCCACATAAACTACATTGGGACGGATTTTCATTATGATGGGAACAATAATCATCATTGAGGTTGATGCGTAGACGCGAAAGTCTGCATATATCTCCGCCTTGAGGTAAGACTGCCCGCAGTCCGCAAGTTCTACAAGTCTTCAAGTTATGATCTTCTCCCTCCGGAGCAGTTCATAAGCTGATTCAGTCTTAATTACTATGGGGCCATCTTCAATAACTTCCATTTCAAGCTTATTGATCCACTGTTCTCCATACCATGATCCAAGAATGTCTATGGCTTCATAATAAGTATGCGCGAAAAGAAGCCCCATTTCATCCTTTTCCTTTTCATCGTAATCATCCCAATAGTTTACTTTATAAACATAGGGGTAGAGAGTGGTTTTATCCATATAGTACCTCCTTAGTATGAATCATAAAAATATATGATAACATCTTCTTTATCTACTACTTGGTCAATTAACCACGCGCAGGTCTGTCGGGCATCAAGCATGGTATTTTTAATTTCGTCCCAAGTCCAAATTGACCGCATATCTTCCCAATTTGCATTTAATTCGAGGCAAGCGACAATTACGTCATAAAGAATAGTTAGCTTTTCTCGATCAAAAACGAAGTAGTATTGGTCTTTATCGTAATTAGGAAAGCAATTTCGCAAAATAAGATCTCGCAATCCCCAGCATTTTCGCCAATACATTACTTCGGTACGGAAGGGATGATCAGGGAACTCTTCGGCACCGTTATCATATGACCATCTTATCCATTTCTTGGGAATTTTATCACGGAATTCCTTGGTTTTTGACGCAATGATTACGCCATTATCTAGGCCCACGAAAGTTCCCTCCTTAATCTATAATATTCAAAAGATATGTTTTACAAATATCCCAAAGCTTCTGCGGGAAATAGGTATCAAATTCACGAGTCAATCCAAACATAGTGTTGGGACTAATCGCATAGTCTCCAATATATTTGACTTCTATGGCGCAACCTTCTTCAGCATTTACATAAACAATGCCAAAAAAATAATTGGTGTTGTCATCGTACCCGTCGAGTCTGTGCATATAATCGCTATCAAGCAAGTCATCACGCAGCATTGGGTCCACTGACCGCACATCTTCCGCAGAAAGCAGATAACCATATCCCACACAGCATTTTCTGGAAATACTCATTTGAAAACATATCCTTTCTGATTTTCTATATATATTATACTATATTTTTTTTAAAAAGTCAATTCTTGCTTAATGGCGCCTTGAGGTTGACTTTCCGCAAGATTTTTGGTATAATAAAATTGGTAACAAAATAAAGCAAATGAAAGTAGAGGAAGCCAAATGCCAGATCAAAAAAATAAAATCATTTATTCCATGAGAATTATGATCCAGCTTGTAGAAGCTGGTTTTATGCCGAAAGGTACTATACCAAATCCAAAGGATGTGAGATACAACTGTTGGGTGTTTGAATTGACACCTGAGCTTTAGGCTACCCTGGACCGCATTTATGCAGAAAGGGAGTAGGGTTTGTGAATGTTGTATTTTATGAATCTTGGTGGGATACTATTCAGAAACTCGATGAAAAAAGTCAAGAGAAAATGACAAGGGCTATTCTGGATTATGGATGTAAAGGGATTGAACCAAAATTTGAAGATCCAATGTTGAGTGCGGTTTTCGATGGAATGATTCGTGGGGCGATTGATAAATCGCAGCAACATTACCAGGAGAAAGTTACATATGGTTAGACTACTGGACGCAAAAAGATTGTCGATGATGCGGCCATCGGTCAACTGGCTGCGCAAGGGATGAGAGCGAAGATGATTGCGGACCAGCTTGGGATCAGCGTTGCGGCGGTGTATCATTCAGAGGGATGGACGAATTCTCGTCCGAAAAAAACTCCGGTAATTCCGGTCGAAAATGATGGGGGTTCTTCCCGCACTTGGGACTTTTGACATTTTTTTTGTAAAAACGTTTTTACAAAAGAGGCAAAAAATTTGTAAAAAGTTTTTACAAAAAATCATCTATTTTTACAAATTTTTTTGTAAAAAGTCGGAGTTTTTACAAATTTTAATTGAGTTTTTACAAAAAATTTTGGATATTTACAAAAAAAGTTGTAAAAATAAGTAAAAATTTGTAGAAACGTTTTTACAAAAAAAATTTGTAAAAACTATCGGCATTTTTACAAAAATTTTTGTAAAAAGTCAGGGGAGTTTTTACAAAAATCGAATTAAAATTTGTAAAAATTTCGGCATTTTTTTTGTAAAGTTTTTACAAATTTTTTTGTAAAAACTCGGCATTTTTTTTGTAAAAACTCATTTATTTTTACAAATTTCATTTGAGTTTTTACAAATTTTACTTGAGTTTTTACAAATTTTTTTGTAAATTTGTAAATAGTATAATATTAGAAAAAATTTTTACAAATTTTTGTCTCGGTCGCTGCGCGACCTCAACATAAAATATTGTAAAAATTTAGGGGACGTTTTGCGGGGCGAGTGGCAAACTTGGGGGAGGGCCGCAGGCACTCCAAAGTTGAAATGAAAACTCAAGGAACCAAATAAAAAATGAGTTGAAAAACAAGGAGAAGGTTATGAGAATTTCGAATCAAAAACCTGCAACTATTAAAAATAGTGTAGAGGGTGCATATAAAGGAATAAATGTTTAGTGCGTAACATAGGCACAGCTGGCCGCACATATGGATGATAGATTCCATATCTACTGGGTTAAAGAAACTGGAAGATTAGTGTATTATGGTTAGGATATTGGCTATGCTTCTGGTCCAAAAGATTTTAAAATTGATGATAAGAGATACGAAGATATAAGATTAATGTTAAGACAAAGAGGGTTAATTGCTTGATTGCTACTGGATTTGTATATGAATGGGCGACCGCATTTTGGCCACGTTGGTAGAAGAGTATTTGGACTGTAGTGCGGGAAGTTTTAGAGAAGAGATTTGATGGGTTATTGTGCTGGCCTTGGTATGATGATGAAGTTGTGAATAAGTGGAACGCTATCCCTGAGAGTTATGATAATTGGGATTGGAGTTATGATCTTTAAGCTTTGCTTTTGGTGATATGAGGTTGGGGAGAGAAGTGATGAGAATGTGGATTTGTAGAAGTGCAAAATGTGAAATCTGCAAAATGCAAAATGCGGAAAAGGCGTGCCCGATCGGGTCACCCAGATATGATGATTTTTTATCGTGATCGTTATCGTCAAAATTTTTCTCTCCGGTTCCTCTGAACTTCCTCTGTATCCTGTACTTTTGGTCTGTCCACAGAAGAAAAAAAAAGACCCGTGAAAACTTTTTCACGGGTTTTTCTGACAGGCTTTTCCTGCCAAATTTATGGTATTTTTGCCTCGCTTAGAGATCGTGTGATCTAAGGAAATCCGACAGAGGATCACCAAGCTTAGCCTTCGGCTTTGCGAAAGTTACCTGATCGAGTTTGCCAAGCTCAATGAAGAGTTCTGCCAGGGAATCGAGCAGCTCGACAAACTTGTCCAGCTCGATCGGCTCGTCCAGCTCCAGAGCTTCCGGCCAGAAAGTGCTGAAATAATCGTCGAGTGCATCTTCGATGCGCTTAGCTGCGATTTTCTTTTTACCGGCATCAACAGTCTTTTTGTACTGCTCATTTGCCTTATTGAGTGCGTCGGTGAATTCCTTGGCGATGGCGTCAGCAGATTCGCCTTTCTGAAGACGCGCAAGAATGTCTTTATCCAACATAATTATGTTCCTTTCATATTTTGTAATTATATTATAACATAAATTTTTTAAATTTTCAAGTTGCCGATCGGGTTGATTTTTTATTAAAAATATGTTATAATATAATGGGGAAGTATATATATTTTTTTAAAAAAAAATATATTTTTTTCTTTATTATATCATATTTTTTTTATAAAATCAAGCGTATGTGGAAAGCCCGTTTTCCCGGTCGGTAAAAATAGTTTTTTTTAATATTATAACAAAAATTTTTTGAAAAGTCAAATTTTTTGGGAAAAAAATTTTTTCGCCGCGGGTGAGCGCAGCGAACCATATGCGTTCAGTGGGCTGGATTGGGCTGGGTTCGCGATATGGGTCGGCCGGGCACGGCCCGAGGTCGCATATGGGGTCCGCGCAGCAGTTAGCCCCGCCTAACCGCAACAAAAGTTACAAAACGATTACATTTTGGTTACAATTCGGTAACAAAAGGTTACAAAATGGTTACAGTCTGTTAGTTAATTAATTAACGATTTGTGCAAATTACACAATTTTGGGAAAAAATTTTTTTGAATTTTTGTGCAACTTTTCTATTGACTTTTTTTGCAAAATGTGATATAATGGAATTTCGGCCCTAGGCGTCCGCCGGCGGGCCGCCAATTATACCACACTTTTAAGTATTTGTCAATAGGCAAAATGCACAAAAAAATCAGCGATTTTTTGTGTAAATCGCTAATTTTTGGTTACAAACTGTTAACTTTTCGGCTTACGCTTCTGCACAAGCGTGAATTCATAGGCATTTTCACCAATTTTGAAGGCAATTTGCCGTTCTTTGTTGGTAATTTCGATGGATTCTGCACCAATTTCCGCATTTTCTGCCAAAAATTCGGCAATTTTGGCGATAATTCCGGTTTTTGTGGTGTTTTCCTCGCGCTTTTTCGGCGTTTTGACGGTCGGGGTCTTGTGTTCCTTGGAAATTGTCATAGATTTGGCAACTTTCTGTTGCTCTTTTGTAAGATCGAATTCGGTCTTTTCGTTGTGGTCAACTGCCTTGTCATAGGCAAGCACTTCCTCGGCTTCTTCCTCGGTCAAATCAAGCACGCGCATGAGTTTTTCTTTCTGGGATTCTGCCATTGCTTCACCTCATTAAAGTGTTAAAGTTGGGGGCGGATTTCTCCGCCCCTTGGCGGTTTACCGATTAGGCAAGAGAGAAGTAAGCCCTTCTCTTGTCCTCGGTACGGGTCACAATTCCGGCTTCCACCATCTGCCGGAGCAGAGCAGAAACACGCTGATTGGACAGCTCGGCACACTCGGCAACCGACTTCTGAATGTCGGTCACAGTGTAGAGGACACCGGACTCCATGCCCTCGGCAATAGCCGACTTGATACCCTCATTGGCGATCTGGACGGCAGTGGGCTTCTTTTCGCCCTTGTTCTTCTTGTCAAGCTGGGCAACACGAGAATCCACGAACTCGACAAGCTCGGTCTTGCCCTGTGCATCAAGGATAGCACGGATTTCGGCAAAGTAATCACGCTGGGTCATCTTTTTGGTGTTAGTCATAGTAGCACACTCTCTTTCTTGCGTTCGGTCGCAACCCTTAATTTTTTTGTTCCTCTCTCTTGAGGACATCCTTATTATAGCAGATTCGGAGCGATTTGTCAAGAGGTTTTTTTCTTTTTTCAAGATTTTTTTTACCGCCTTGCGGCTCGCTCTCTCTCTTGCTTACATGAAGATTATACCACAGAAGAAGAGGCTTGTCAAGAGGTTTTTCAACTTTTTTTTGAAGAAGTTTTTGTAACCTCTCTTTAACTTACAAATAAATTATAACATTTTTTTTAAAAAAAATCAATAGGCAAAATCAACAAAAATGGGAAAATTATTTTTTAAAAATTTGTGCAAATTGCCAATTGACTTTTTTCGGCGGGTATGTTATAATGGAAATTCTGGCCGGGCACGCTGGTGCGCGGCCAGCCCAAAAAAAAGACGCCCCCGAAGGGGCGCCCAATAGGGGCGAGGATCACGCAAGGGAGAAGTACGCCTTGCGCTTGTCCTCAGTGCGGACGACCGCACCGGACTCCACGAGCTGACGCAGGAGAGCCGAGACCCTCTGGTTGGACAGCTCACCGCACTCCGGGACACCCTTCTGGATGTCGGTCACGGTGTACAGGGTGTTAGGGGTCATGCCGTCAAGGATGGCGGTCTTGATACCCTCATTCGCCACCTGCACGGCGGTCGGCTTGCGCTCGGCGGTGTTCTTCCGGTCGAGCAGCTCCAGCTCATGCAGGACGAAGTCACGGTCAACATCGGCAACGTAGGAGAGGATGGAGTTGAAGTGGTCACGCTTGGTCATCTTGGTGTTAGTCATAGTATCAATCCCTTTCTGGTTTGTAGGGTGTCCTTCCCTTTGATGTATTTATTATACCATAGGTTTGGGAGTTTGTCAAGAGTTTTTTTCGGCTTTTCCGAGAAATTTTTCAAGGCGCTCACTTGGCTCTTGCCTTGTCCCTCTTCCTTAGTACACTTGGATTATACCACACTTTGTGGGGTTTGTCAAGAGGTTTTTTCAAATTTCTTTGAAAAATTTTTCGGCTATGTGGAGCGCTTACACATCAATTGAGGTGAGTCAGTTTTCACCACCGCCTCTTGACTATTTAATTATACCACACTTTGTGGGGTTTGTCAAGAGATTTTTTTCTTTTTTCAAGAATTTTTTTTGAGCTGTTGTTTTGCTCTCTCTCTTAACTTACAAATAAATTATACACTATTTTTTCTAAAATTACAATAGGCAAAATAGACAAAAATGGGAAAAATAATCGGTGAAAATTTGTGTGATTTTTCTCTTGACAAATTGCGATGGGTATGTTATAATGAAAATTCGCCCCGGCGCGACCGGCGGCGGGGCGTCCAAAAAAAACTCCCCCAAAAGTGGGGGAGTAGTGGGGGATTTTGCCCGAGGCTCAGGCAAGGCTGAAATAAGCCTTGCGCTTGTCCTCGGTACGCACCACCTGGCCAGCCTCGACAAGCTGACGAAGCAGGGCGCTCACACGCTGGTTGCTCAGCTCAGCGCAGGCAGGGACGGACTTCTGAATGTCCGTGACCGTGTACAGCGTACCCGGGGTCATGGCCTCGACGATCTCGGCCTTGATGCCCTCGTTGGCAACCTGCACAGCCGTGGGCTTCTTCTCAGCCGCATTCTTCTTGGACAGCAGCTCGACCTCGTGGTCGATGAAAGCCACCAGAGCCGGATTCTCGGCAACCTCGGGGATAGCACGCAGGACGGCAAAATACTCACGCTTGGTCATCTTTTTCTCGTTCATCATAGTAGCACACTCACTTTCTGACGTAGGTCGTCACCCAAATTTTAATTTATTTAATCAGGAGACTTTGTATCTCTCTTGATTACGTATTTATTATACCACAGGATTTTTGATTTGTCAAGCATTTTTTTTCTTTTTTTTATTTTTTTTCTTGACTCGCTTTGTGGTATCTCTCTCATTTACAAATAAATTATAACATAAATTTCTTTATTTGTCAATGACTTTTTTTTGTAACTTTTGTAACCACTTTGAAAGGAACGGCTCAACGGCTCTGTTGTTTTCTCTCTCTCTTGATTACAATAATAGTATACCATAAATTTTTTAAAAAAACAATAGGCAAAATACACAAAAATCGGGATTTTAATTCCTTAAAATTTGTACAACTTTTCTCTTGACAAAAATGCTGCGGTGTGGTATAATGGAAAATTCGCCCCGGCACGCGCGTGCCCGGGGCGCCGAATAATTATGCACAAAAATGAATAAACCCCATCAGCTCCGAGGAGCTGACAGGGTGATTTTGAACTTGCGACCGCCGACCGTGAACACGGCTTCCCTCTCGGGGTTCGTGAGTTCGATCTGCTCGGCCTGTCCGTCCAGTGCGGACACCAGAAGGGCCATGATTTCAGCCTTTGCGTTGTCGCTCTTGCGCTCCCTCTTGACAGGGGCGGTCACGACTTTGCGGTCAGCCCTTGCGGACTTCTTCGCCACGGCCTTCTGTTCGGCGCTCAGTTCAAAGAGTTTCGCGCCCTTGTCGATTGCCTTGTCATCGGCAATCACTTGAAGCGCTTCGGCTTCGCTGATGCCCAGATTTTTCATCAGCTTCGCTACCTGCTCAGTCATTTTAGCACCACCTTTTTAAGATTTGGGGGAGTGGGTCTCCCCCCCTCAGTTCTCTTGTATTGTACCACACTTGGCCGCCCTTGTCAAGTGTTTTCGTACAATTTTTTACGCATTTTTTTGTGCTGTCTGAAGCAGTAAGCAAGGATTTTTGCTTCAATGGTTACATCTTCCAGACCGGTGTGAGATTCAACAAAACTGTCATCTTTTGAAATAAATCTGTAAAGAATTTCGGCGGTCTTGCGAACCTGATTATTTTTGGTCATGTAGCCGTTAACCTTGCAAAACTTTTTGTAGGTGGGCATTTTGCAAATCACATCGCCCGCCATTTTCATGGTATCCCAAATTTCTACACCGTAGGGGAACCAGTAGCGAAAAGCCGATTTAGAGAAGTAACGGCGGGTAGAGTTGAGAGCGTTCACATCAAAACGGGCATTGTGAGCCGCCACAATGTTAATCCCGTGACGAACCATGCACTCCAACATTTTGGTGCGGATGGTTTCGGTAGAAGCAACCACGCGCTGCTTTGCCCAAATGTCACGCCAGTAGTTAGGAATCTTTTCCGCATAGTAGGCGCTGGACATTACATCTTTCATGCCCATGAACACATCCGCATTGACGTAGCTTGCTTCCTCATAGACGTTGCCGTCAGTGTCCACGACCTGCCATCCACAATCATACACCAGAGCGTTAGAGGTGTCAAGCTGTCCGCTGATAGCGAAAGTGTTAGCAGTTTCAGTGTCAAGAACCAGAATTTTGCGCTTAGCCATAATTTTAATCTCCTTTTCTGTTGGGGCTTACCATCGTTTCCCTCAACCTTGTGACTTGATTATAGCACATCTTTTGGCAGTTGTCAAGCCTTTTTTTTCGATTTTTTTAGAATTTTTTTTGGGTGGCCACCCTGCGTTTCGGCGCATTTAACGGCAGCGCCTGCGGTCTCTCTCCGTCACACTTTGGGCATCGAGGGGTAAGTTTTACGTCCCTCTCCCCTTGGGACAATTGTATTGTACCACAGATTGCGGGAAATTGCAAGATGGCAAATTGCACAAAATTTGCCGCCGAAAAAAGCTGAAATTGGTTATTTTGCACAAAAACCGGCGCCCACACCCGTGGGCGCGCGGCCGAAAAAATGAAGTCACCAAAATTTGGTGACTTCACCATTATAGATTAAATTTTCGTAAGCACTTACTAAAAGTTTGATGTTGAGTTTTTGACCATTTGAGAAGAAAACAACATTGTTTTCGATTTTCTCAATACAAACTGAATACTTGTATTCAGTCGCATTAAGGAAGTAAAGAGCTTTCGTCAAGTCTTCAATCCACATTTCAAATCACCTCAATCAATGTGATTACAGCACCATCGTATTTTTCGGCAAGTGCTTTTTCATTCTTGATTCTTACTTGCTCGGCTTCTTGCGCATCCTGTACCCACCGGCGAAAAGAACCAGTCACCAGGGCACCCGTCCAGGGTTCATAAATTTCAATGTAATAAACTGCTGTCATTAATAGCACGACCTTTCTTGATTGTGCCTAAATTATACCACACTTTTTTGATCCTGTCAAGGGGTTTTTAGAACCCCTTGAGAATTTCAATGATGTTTTGCACATCATAGGCAGTACCCGCCCAGTCATCACGGTTTTTCTGTTCATCATCAAAAAGCACGTCAGAACCAGAAGAAAAGATTGCTTTCGGTGTTCCGTAGGGAACAACGTGGATTTCATCGAAATGCACTGACGGCAGATGCTCCGCAAGCCACTTGTATTTGGTGGCGGTCACGGTCGCATTGTAAGACAGCGAACCAGAGCGAGAGAGCCACGAAATCACGCCGATTTTGTATCCCTTGTGCTGAAGCTCATTGAGCTTTCTTGCAAGAGTAGAGAGCCGAACCAGCGGCTTTGCAACAGCGTAGGGGGTGGGGTCTTCCGCAATCAGCATTTCAAGCCAACCATCCACGCCATACAGATCAGCAATCGTTCCATCCATGTCAAACCAAATCGTCATTTTTTGTATCTCCTTTCCTTTTGTGACTTAATTATACCATAGGGCTTGGCTTTTGTCAAGCCCTAATTTAAATTTTTCTGAGAATTTTTTTTCACGGTCTGAAGCAGGTTTCTTGGGGGCTTCCCGTCAAAAACAAAATAGGCGTCATTTACATTGGCAACAAATGCGGTAACAAGTACATTTTGCTTTGTGTGAACCCAAATTACACCCGTATCTGTGATTGACTTAATTCTCCCATGGTCTTCCCTTGACTGCACAATCTCACCGAAGCCGATTGTTGTAGCGATGCGGACAAGCCTTTCTTCCCTGTCAACAACCGCGTGCTTTGAGCCGACAAACTTTTCCATTTCTGTAATCTCCTTTTCTCTTGGTTTCTGGATACAGTATACACCTATTTCGGGCATCTGTCAAGTTGGCAAAATGCACAAAATTTGCGGCTCAAAAATACTGATTATTGTTTATTGTGTAAAAACCGGCGCCCGCGACCGTGGGCGCGCGGCCAAAAAAGCGCCCCCGCAGGCGCTTAGAAGTAGCGGTTGCGGGGGTCGTCCCATGGGTCAATTCTGTTGTCGAGGTCGGGCTTATCAAGCTCCTTCAAGCATCGGCAGGCGAACCACACACCGAGCACCACCGCAAGCACCAGAAGCACACCCCAAGAAACCGGATTATCATACATTGTTTTTATTCCCCTTTCTTTTTCTTTGTGTAATAATTATAACATAATAAATAATTATTGTCAACTACATTATGTAAACAATCAGATTACAAAAAAATTGCGGGGCTTACCAATCGGCATAGCCCTGCATGTCGTTCCAGATGTCAACCGCAGTCTCGAACATGTCACACGCCACTTTTTCGGTGATCGGCCCAAACTCGGCCACGTACTCGTTGAACGTGTTTTCGTCCCAGCACTCGACGATTCCATCGCCGCCGTTTTCGTAGTTCTTGAGAGCCAGCTTGTAAAATTCTTTCCATGTGAGCTCTTTCATTTTTGTATCTCCTTTTCTCTTGATTTCTATAGGTATTGTATCACAAAAAGGGCTTGTTGTCAAGCCCTTTTTTTACTTTTCGTAAAGTCCTTTTCTCATTTTCTTGTGCTGTTTGAAGCAGTACGCAAGAATCACAGATTCAATTTCAACATCTTCAAGCCCGGTGTGAGACTCGGAAAAGTCCGGATTTTTGGTGATGAAGCTGTACAGGACTTCAGCAGTTGCTTTCAGTCTTCCGGTTGCGGTGAAAAGTTCGTACTTTTCGCACCACTTGCGGAAAGTCGGCATTTTGTGAACAACGTCACGAGCCATTTTCATCGTGTCCCACCATTCAGTACCGAACGGGAACCAGTAACGCTGTGCGGATTTGGTAACATAGCGGAGTGTAACATCGAGAGCGTTCTTGTCAAACCGTGCATTGTGAGCGCAAACAAATTTCACGTTGTAGGTTTTCATGTCCTCAAGCATGGTCTTTCTGATTGTTGCGGTCGTGGCAAGAATCCGGCGGCCTGCCTTGATGTCTTCCCAATACTGGGGGATTTTCTTGGCGTAGTATGCAGTTTTCATCAGTTCCTTTTCATCGAGAAAGATGTCTGCATTCACGAATGAACGGCGTAGATACACATTCCCGCGCTTGTCAATGATCTGCCAACCGCAGTCATATACGAGCACGCAGCTCATGTCCATTTTTCCGGTCTCATCGACCTGAGTGTTGGCGGTCTCGGTATCGAGGTCAAGGATGTGGGTGATACGCTTGTCGATCTTGTTAGCAGTCATTGTTTTGTTCTCCTTTGTTCTTTGTGACTTTAGTATACCACAGCTTTTGGTATTTGTCAAGCACTTTTTTCATTTTTTTTATTTTTTTTGAGAGAGGAAGGCGCTTGACCGAAATTTGTATAGCGCATCCGCGTTTCCCAGAGGGGCGTTCTCTCTTTGAACTATCTCCCTCTCTCTATGTATTATAATACCACTTTTGGGAGTGAATGTCAACACTTTTTTCTTCGTCAAATTGCACAAAAAATCAGTATGCTGCATTTCTGGCCAAAAACCGGCCGCGTGGGACGTGCGCGGCCGGCCAAAAAAATGCCCGACCTTTCGTCGGGCTGGGAGTTCTGTGGTGACTTCCACACCGGATTATTTCGCATACCGCGCGTCGCTTGGATTTCGGGGAGCGAACCCCCGCCGCACATCTGGGCTGCGGATCACCCAAAGGGCTAAGCCCTGGTGCTGACCCTGCCACTTCAGGCCAGCCTGCCCCGTATTCCTTAGGCGCCCCGTTGGTGGCGGGCCAAAGGCGCCCCGCATCTCTGCGGTACTCCCGCCCAGTATTTTTGTCATCGCGCCCGCGGAACGGCGCTCCAGTATGAACTTGTCGCATCGTGGTGTCTCATCTCCCTTCGATGGTTTAATTATAGCACTTGCGGCTTGATTTGTCAAGACTTTTTTTCAATTTCCGCAATTTTTTTTCGGCTCAGCCAATCGACCACGTGGGTCGCTCGGCCTTGTTGCGGGAGCCGTCCGCCTTGAAGAACCACATGGCGGTGTAATCGCCGTGGCGGAGAATGGTGATGAGGCCGAGGCGGGAGACCTCGTACCCGCGCCGCGTCATGGCGGCTTCGAAGCGTTCGCGTTCAGTCATGTTCATGACCTCCTTGAGAAGTGTTCTGTTCCCCTCGGAACTGTATACATGATACCACACAAATGCCGATCTGTCAATCCCCCAAGTGCATCCTTAACAATTTGTTCATAATTAATAATTATTCATTTTTCGGGAATAATTATACATTAATTACAATCGTGCTTTTTGTTGTAAAAAATTGTAACCGATTTGTAACCGCGAAATTCGCCGCGGTACGCCCGAGGGCGCGGCGCCAAAAAAAAGACCCCGACTGCATCAGCAGTCGAAGTCGTAGCAACCCTCGTACGGGTTGAACCCGAATTCGAGGTCCCAGTCCGAGGGCTCGTCATCCTCGGGTTCTTCCTCATCCTCGGCCCCGCCGAAGGTGGACTCCCAGCAGGTGGGGCAGATGCCGGAGACAAGCGCCTCGCGCTCATTGGCGGAGAGGTAGGGGAAAGCGTCCTGCACGAGGACACCGTCCTGCCAATCGAGGTAATCGGCCTCGTTGACCTCGACCTCATTGGCACGCCCGCAGAAGGGGCAACGGGTGATGATGGTGACTTCCTTGTGATTAATCTTCATTTTCGTATCTCCTTTTCTTTCTTTGTGAGTTAAGTATACCACAGGTTTCGGGATTTGTCAAGAGATTTTTTTCAAAATCTCCAAAATATTTTCGACTCCGTAGGCGTTGCCCGTCCACTCGGTGCGGTTGCGCTCTTCATCGTCAAACAGGATGTCCTCGGCGGACTCCGCAAAATTGGCTTTGCAGGTTCCGTACTTCACGATGTTGATTTCATCAAACTGCACAGACCGCAGGTGCTTTTTGAGCCAAGCCTTTTTGACCTCGGTGACTCTTGCGTTGTAGTCCTCAGAGCCGGACTTGCTGAGCCAAGAGATGACCACAATCTTGTGGCCCTGCGCCTGCAGGCGGTTCAGCACTCTTGCAAGGCTGTTCATGTTCAGCATGACTTTTGCGTCCGCATAGGGCTTTACATCCTCAGCGATGAGGTACTGGAGCCAGTTTTCGACTCCGTAGAGGTTAGCGATGGTTCCGTCCATGTCAAAGCAGATCTTCATGTTTTTTAGCTCCTTTGTTTCTTTCTGAGTATAGTATAGCAGATAAACCATTAATTGTCAAGAGTTTTTTTCACAAAAACTAAATATTTTTCGCAAACAGTTTTTTGATACTTAAAGCCGCGCTTTTGAAGCAAAGCCAACATTGCGACATTTTCAGCCCATGGCGTGCAACCATAGCAACCAAGATTAAGCGCAAGCGCATAGTCAAACAGGGCGGACATGATGCCCTTGCCGCGGTTTTTCTTGTTGTACACACAGCCGCGCTTTAAACCTGTGTAGCCGTGAGAAGTGGGAACAACCGCAAGAGAGCCAAGGATGCGCGCCCCATCAACCGCAACCAGCAGGCAACCTGCATCAATGTCGGCTTTTGCCTGTTGTGTTGTATTAAAATCCATGCGCTTGTTCTGGAGTCCGCGAACCACGGACAGCTTGTCGGCCTGTGTTGCAAAACGAATCATCATGTTACTTCCCTGCCTTTCTATTACACATTATAGCACTTTTGGGATCTCCTGTCAAGCCTTTTGCCTTCGTCATTTTGCACAAAAATTTCTGGTGGGAGTTAAATGCGCTAAACTCGCCGGCCCAGGACCGTGGGCCGCGCGCCAAAAAACGAGGCTCGGGTCACCAGACCCAAGCCCCTCGCTCGATCCATTCGCCAAGCGTTTCGGAGTAGTCCATCAGCTTGACCTCGATACGGTTCCGATACCATCCCATGGCCTCGCCGTGGTCCTGGGTGATCTCACCGGTTTCAGTGTTCATGTACCAAATGTGATTCTTCATGTCTTGCATCTCCTTATCTCTTTTGTGACTTAAGTATAACACAGGATTCGGGATTTGTCAATAGTTTTTTTAAAAAAAAGTCGCTTAGTTTCCTAAGCGACACCCTGCTTGAACTTTTTGCGGTCATAGCTTCCCTTGCCCTTTTTACTCTTGAGATAGTACCCACGCTTGCGGAAAGCCATGAACTGTTCAAGCGTTTCCTTGTCCATCTTGTTAATACGTTTATCCATCGACCGCACATCCTTTCTTGATTGTAAGCTAATTATACTACATCTTTTGGTGTTTGTCAAGGGGGAAGAGAAGATTTTTTATCTTCCCTTCCATTCCTGCATGTTGGCCAGAATGACCATCAGCATGGACTCGCTGAAAGCGTTTTCAAACTGTTCCGGAGTCTGGCCGCCGGGGATCTTGTAACCGAGACTGACAAGTTGATTAATGATGTTTCTCTTTGCGCTCATGGTATTATCTCCTTTTCAATTTCTATAGTAATTATAACAAATTTTTTTTAAATTGTCAAGAGTTTTTTTAACCCCAAATCTTAATGCAGATTTTTTCTTTCAAAGTCTTTTCTTTCCTACGGAAACCTGTAAAGTTTTCATTTGCTTCAATCATTCCCGTCTTTGCCATCTCCGCAGCGACTGCATCAATTTCTTCGGGAGTAAATTGAGAGAACCAAGAATCTTTGTATGCCCACCAGAGCCAAGAATGCCAAGCAAGATCGCTGTTTTTCAGAAGATTATAGATCCTCATGACCATTTCATTGTTTTCCATTTTTGTTCACCCCTTACCTTTCGACTATAGTATAGCGCATTTGGGTGTAAATGTCAAGAACTTTTTTTAAAAAAGAGGGACTTTTTTCAAAGTTCCTCTTTTTCCCAGTTAAGACGATAACCGCCGAACTTAAAAGTTCCCGCCTTTTTGAAATACTTCAAATAGATGTATTCAAAGGGATTGTGAATGAAGCGAATCCCGCACGGGCTATCCTCACGGTCATCCACCAAAAGCCGGAGCTTGTCAGGGGCATAGCCAGATTTTAAAGCGCCCTTTGGGTTGCGGATTGCGCGAGGACTGTAAAAATAGTAGTACACAGGGAAGTCAAAAGTATCAATGCATTTCAGTTCGTAGAATCCAGACATTTTTTTTCTCCTTTGTTATTCTTTGATGGGACTTTTTACAGTCCCATCTTGCGCCGCCACTCGATGTAAGTGGCTTCGGAAACGACCTCATAACCGCCGAACTTGGGGAGGCACTCGACCTCATAGACCTGACCAGTGATAGTGGAACGAATGTACATCATGTTGTGTATCTCCTTCTCTTTTGTTTTCTTGAGTATAGTATAGCACTTTCGGGAGCGTTTGTCAAGCCTTTTGGTTTCGTCAAATTGCACAAAATTTTGCGGTTAGTAGTATTCTGGCGAAAATCGGCGCGCCAGGTCCGACCGCGCGCCGCCGAATGAATAAAAATGCAAAAAAGAGTGAAGCTCAGAAGAGCTTCACATCTTCGGCCTTGGCGTACCGAGTGGAGAGGAACAGGCCAGCGGTGCAGTAGACCTCGTGCCGGGGTTCCTTCTCGCCCTCGATGACCGTGCGGTAGATGGCCGCATGGAGTTCGGTGGCCTTGGCTTTGGCCTGCTTCCAAGCCTCGCCCCAAGCAGTCTCACCGACGAACTCATAACCCGCAACCTCGTAAACGAACTTTTTCATGTTTTAGATCTCCTTTCGTATCTCTTGTTTACACTTAGGATTATACATGATAAATTGATTTTTGTCAATACCTTTTTTGCATTTTCTCAAACTTTTTTCAAGGGAAGATCAGAAGATCTTCCCGCCCTTGGTCTCTACGAAGATCGCTTCGTGTCCGGCCTTGGTCCACTGACGGATGTTTTTCACATCATCGTCAACAAGGATGCCGTCCTCGCGGATGAAGTCAACCTTGCGGCCAGAGCCTACGATGCAGATGAACTGCTCGGCGGTCAGCTCGGGGATGAACTTCGCCAGCCAGTCAATCTTGCCGGCCTTGCCGTCTTCATTGGCGGCCTTGGTCAGGATGTAAACCTGAGCACCAGCAGCGATGAGGGAACGGACTGCGGAAACGTTCTCTGCGAACGGCTCAAGGTTTGCCATCGCGTCACGCTTGAGAGCCACGCCGCGGTCAAGAGCAAAAGCCTTGTGAAAGTTAGCCAGAACGCCGTCCATGTCGAAGTAGTAAGTCATCTGAGTGATCCCCTTTCTTGTCCCTTTCTGATACTGATTATACGCTCCTTTTTGCGATTTGTCAATACCCTTTTTCACATTTTTCTAAATTTTTTTATCTTTCTTTTTTGGGAAAAACTCTGCTTTTGCTTCGTCCGTTCGTTCGCTCTCTCTTTTTGCTGATGGTTGTATTTGCCGATAATTCGGCGCGCCACCACCGTGCGCGCGCCAGCGTGGCCCTTCACGCAAAGAAAAAGGCTTGACCCTTTAGGCCAAGCCATTCTCTACTGCCCATGCGTACATGGCATCCATCTCTTCCTCTGTTGGTGCTGCTTGCTCCATCGTGCGCATGTCCTGCTCGTAGTTCATCAGATCGTTGTAGCTCATTGTGTGTATCTCCTTTGTTCTCTTGATGGTTGTATTATAACACATGTTGTGCGTCTTGTCAAGATTTTTTTTATTCTTTCTCTCTTTATCTCTCTGTGTGTTGTTGTACTGTTGCTGTTGTGTCTCTCTCTGTCTGTCTGTGTGTATAGCACAACACACAGCCTTTGTGTTTGGCTGTGTGCCTCTCTCTGTCAGCGTACCATCAGCACGCCAGTGACTACGTCGTCTGTTACATCTTCTGTGCCCAGTGTGTCGAAGGTCACAATGTAGTGTGCATCTACATCCACCCAAGAGCCAACCACTTCCCACAGGTTACCATCTGTGTCCTCGAACACAGTCACATCATCATAGCTCTCATAGATCACACACTCTCTCTCAATGTGTGTCTCTGCTTGCGGTCTGCTGTTGGTGCAAGCTACGATACCTACAATAGCTGCGATGAATACCATGCACACCAACACCACGATTACGCTGAACCTGTAGCTCTGATACTGTCTGTCTGTCATTGTCTGTTGCTCCTTTACTCTTTGTCTTTGTGTATGTATTATAACACATTCATTGTGTCTTGTCAACACTTTTCTTTGTGTGTTGTTTGTTGTTGTTGTGTGTGTCTTTGTCTGTTGCTCTTGTGACTGTCTGCGTGGCCTTGCCTGCTTGCCTAGCAGGTCACAGGTCTCGGTGGCGCCTACTAAAGAGCCTAAAGAGATGTTGCAAGTCTGATAAAATAACAAAATCAGCATTTGGATGCATTCTTTTCATCTCTGCTTCTGCTTGTTTGCGTGTGCGTGCTGCTAGTGAACACAAGCGCTTCATGCCTGGCTCTTTGTAAATGCCTACATAGCCCATGTTGTGTTACCCTTTCTTTTGGTGTATTGCTGAGTATAACACAGCTCGTGAGTTTTGTCAAGAGATTCTTTGTGTAAACTTTTGTAATTTTTTTGTTACTTTTCTTTGCCTGATGTGTTGTTTCAGGATGTTACAGCTTTGTAACTTTTGGTGCTTGGCCATTGCCAAAAAGCTGCAAGACTATTTTTTAGTAAAATTCTGCTCGCGTGGCCCGATCGCGAGCAGTCGAATTGGGCCTGTTAAAAGCTTTTGGGGCGGTGGCTGGCTGCTCGCTGCGAGAGGATCCTGCGAACCCCTGGAGTATCTTAAGCGTTTATTGGCGGGTGGTTTTTGGGATTTGAAATTTTTTCGAGAAGCCGAAAATTTTGCCCTGGCCCATATAATCCCCAAAACTATTTTTAATCTCGATCACGAAGATCTCTATCCCGGAATCATCACGATCACTTCTACAAAACTCTTACTAGAAAGAGGAAAAGTATTCCCCCACCTATAATTACGGGAAAAAAGAAATTGGGTCCCTTCTTCCTCTTCATTTCCTTCCAAAATCTCTAATCCTCCCAAAAGCGAGGAGTTATTTTCCTCTGGTGATATTTTCCCAGTACTTCCATTTATACATGCGGTAACATCCGCCCATCCACTTTTTCTGATGTTCTGCATCCCAGACTTCAACAATTGTTTCATCTGTATCTGGAGCCCATCTAATAATTTTTTTACCAATCTCAGGAGCATTATCAAAATTCCTCCACTTAGGTAGATGTTCCAAAAAATCTATTACTTCATAATAACATTCTTCACAAAGATCATAATCTGTCAGCTCCTCATGCGGAGGATCTTCAAAAAATAATCCATCTTGCGTTGTAAAAGGATGGCATTCTTTACCGCATCTATCACATTTCCAAATTCTCATACATGCCTCACTCTATTCCGCCTGCCGGCCACAGCTCGTCATATTCTTCCCAAGGAGCCATTCCATTAACTTCTTTCTTTTTGCGCTCAAGCATTTTATTAAAGCTCTCCGCAATGATCTTTCTCAAGGCTTTATTTTCCAGCTCAAGATCATCAATCTGCTCCTCCATCCAATCAATTTCCTCATTAAGTCCATCAATTGTACGGTGCAGATTATCCACTTCCCGCAGGTCCTCCATACAATCTTTATCTTTATTAGTATCCATGTATTATCTCCTTTTTTAATTATGGATGACCAGTAGGGTCATCGTCATCATCATCCCAGCCTTCAGGCAGGACCAAATCAAGTATCATATATAAAAAATCATAAATTGCGAAAACTGGTCCACCGACCGCAAATACCAAAAAAGCTATTCCTTTCTTCCATTTTTCTTCAACAGAAGCGATAGCTTCAAAATAACTAGAAATAGATAGTGTACTCATGGTTACCCATAGCAACACCGTGATTAGTCTCCACCAATTCATTAGTTATCCGGAAGAACAATATCCCAAGTTACATCACCATTCTTGTGCGTCACCCGTACAAGAGTTGCATCATCTACTACAGAATCTATAAAATTAATATCGCCTTCCTTGCCCTCCTCTTCCCTATTTTGCTGATTAACCAAAAGATAGCCAATCTCGTCTAGACCCGGAGGGTCTTCTTGGCAAAGTACATACAAAGCAATACCATGCTTTTCATACGCTGATAAATCAACATACGTTCCCGTGAATGGAGCTTCAAATTGGACAATAGTAATTACCTTTTTACAAGGAAATTCTTCAATGTCCTTAATCTTTGCCATTTTCTTCATTATCCAGATTAAAAACTTAGAAAACATGCGGTCAGCGCCCCCTATTCTGCCATGAGGCCAGCTGAATCCGCGTAAAACGAATGTATTTATTCATAATATAAGTCTCCTTTTTTAATCTTTCTTAATTTTCTAATAATATTATATAATAATTTTCAAAAAATGTCAATAGATCTTCGGACAAAACTTGACAATCGCAATTTTTTCTGGTATAATATATTTATGAAGACTGGAGGTAAATAATGATTAAACTAGATTATTCTTTACAAACTCCAGAAGAAAGAAACGAGTTAGTCAAATAGATATTGGAAGAGAATCCCGAGCCCAACGAGAAATATCTGGAAATTCTTGCTGATTACTTAATTCTTTGTATGGAGAAACAAGAGAAAAAGGAGCGCAAGATTTTGACTGATAACCGTTTGGTTACAGTGAATAAGCGTGAGACTTCATTTGAAGGACTCGTTTCCCAGTTTGAGAATGGCGAAGATGGTATATATAATTTAATTACAGATAATAAAAATACAATTTTCCAACCAAAAGTAACAATAACTAAAAAAGATTTAGAAGAAATTTAGCCATTACGCCAATTGCGCGAAGCTATTGGTATTTGGGAAGAAAAGTTAAAAACTGCGACTGGTAAAGATGCATTTATTATTAAAAAGACTTTAATTGAATTGCGTAAAGACCAGTACGTTATTAAAAATGCCTATCGTCGTCCAATTACCTTAACTAAAATTACACATACTCGTAATGCCCTCAATTTAGATGGCGAAGAGTGGATAGATGAAGATGGTACTATTCAAACTAAAGGAGTATCTTTATTAAATCCTGAAGTATGTTCGGCAATCTTATGTAATTATTCCAAACTAAAAGAAGATAGTTATAGTAATTTTGAAAGTAATACTTGGTATATAATTCATGATTTTGAGAACATTTGCGATAAAGCCTTAGCTCCCTATCCACTTTACATGCGTTTAGTTGAATGCAAAATTGATGGTATGCAAAATATTGATATTTAGGAAACACTTTAGCTTGAGTTTGGCATAAAGCATAGCGTTGAATATATTTCCTCATTATGGCGTAAAAAAATCCCCGGATTAATTGCGGCCGCCGCTGAAGATGAATGGTTAAATTGGCATTATCTTCAAGAGGAAAAAGGTGTGTATAAAAGATGCAGTAGGTGTGGACAAATCAAATTAGCCAATAATAAATACTTTTCAAAAAATAAAACAAGTAAAGATGGATGGTATAGTATTTGCAAGTGTTGTCGTAACAAAAAGAAAGTTTAATTTTTGAAAGAGGGTATGAATTATGGCTGATGATTTAAATAATCAATAGTTCTATTGCACGAAATGCAATCGTACTATGAGAGGCAGCGAATTCTATTCTTCTAATAATCTGGAAAAGTATCCGGAGGGGAAATTGCCCCAATGTAAAAAATGTATGACTATGCATGTTGACAATTGGAACCCAGATACTTATTTATGGATATTACAAGAAATTGATGTGCCTTACGTTCCAGAAGAATGGAACAAAACATTAGCCACATACGGAAAAGATAGATCTAAAGTTACTGGTATGACTATTATAGGACGCTATCTTTCTAAAATGAAACTCAAGCAATATAAAGATTATCGTTGGAAAGATAATGAATATTTGCAAGAGCTGGCTAATAATAAAATTGAGATTACTATGAAACGTTAGGGTTATAGCGCGTAGGAAATTTCAGAAGCTATTAATAAAGCTACTTTTGAAATGCCAGAAAAACCTTTAGAAGAACCTGAATATGCGGACAGTCCGTCCAACCCGTACGCCGCGTCTGGAAGCGAAGATTACTTTGCTGAACAAAGTGGTGGCGATGATGACCTTGGTATGGATTTAACAGACGAGGACCGCATTTATCTTAGACTTAAATGGGGTAAAGCTTACAAACCAGAAGAATGGATTAAACTTGAACAGCTTTATAATGATATGATGGAATCTTATGATATTCAGTCTGCTGGTCATATTGATACATTGAAAATGGTCTGTAAGACATCGTTGAAAACAAATTAGTTGTTAGATATTGGAGATATCGACGGCGCTCAGAAGGCTAGTAAAATGTATGATATGCTTATGAAGTCTGGTAAATTTACCGCAGCTTAGAATAAGGCTGAGTCTGGTGAATATGTTGATTCAATTTCTGAGTTAGTTGCAATTTGTGAAAAAGATGGTTTTATTCCACGATATTATACCGATGGCCCGTAGGATAAGGTAGACCGCACTCTGGAAGATTTGCAAAAATACACTCGTTCTCTAGTTCTTGAAGAAATGAACCTTGGTTCTATGATTGAGAAATCTCTTCGTCAAATTGAGCAAGAAAAAGAGAAAGAGAATGAATTCGAGGCTGAAGCCGCTGACGATGATGAAGCCTTAGAAAATGAACTTTTTGGTGGAGATGGAGAGTCACTTCTTACTGATGAAGATTTCATGGAATTAAATGACATGGAAGAAGAAGATGAAGAAGTTGATAATAATTATCTCAAATCTCTACTTGAAGAGGGAGAATTATAATGGCGTTATAGGACCTTCTGGATTTATCCAATAGTAAAAAACGAAAGATTGGGTTATCTGAAGAACGTATTGAAGCTATTAAACCTTATTTGCGTGATTACATTGCCTACTGGAGAGAGTACCCTGATATGTTTATCGACTTTCTTCAAGATGGCGGTGATTCTTCCAGAGAGAAAAAATTAAAATTTTATTTTTATCAACGAGTATTTTTACGTGCGGCCATGCGATATAAATATGTATACATGGTATTCCCGCGTGCTTATTCAAAATCATTTCTTTCAGTAATGATTCTTATGTGTCGATGCGTTTTATACCCAAGGAGTAAACTGTTTGTTACTTCTGGTGGTAAAGAGCAAGCTGCGGGTATTATAAAAGAAAAAGTGAATGAAATTTGCACTCTTGTACCAGCCTTTGAACGAGAGCTAGATTTGCGGCCAGGCAAGACTCGTCAAATGAAGGACTATTGTATTTATATGTTTAAGAATGGTTCTTATTTTGATAATATTGCAGCTCGTGAGAGTTCTCGTGGTAAGCGTCGTCATGGCGGCTTGGTAGAAGAGTGTGTTGGCGTTGATGGTACTATTTTGAATGAAGTTATCATTCCTACAATGAACGTTGCTCGTTTGTGTATGGATGGTACTACTCAACCAGAAGAAACATTAAATAAATCATAGATATTTGTTACTACTGCTGGGTGGAAAAATACTTTTGCGTATGACAAACATATTCAATTCTTGGTACGTATGATTACCGAGCCCGAGAAAGCATTTATCATGGGCGGAACTTGGCGAATCCCAGTATTAGTAAAATTATTAGATAAAAACTTTATTTTAGACTTAAAGAAGGATGGTACTTATAATGAAGCATCTTTCGACAGAGAATATGAATCTAAGTGGTCTGGAACGGTTGAGGATGCTTTTTTCAGAGGAGATATCTTCGATAGAGATAGAAAACTCCAGAAACCCGAGTATGAATATTCAGGTAAAACCTCCCTTCAAGGGTTTTATGTTCTCAGTGTCGACGTGGGGCGTAAAGGGTGCGACTCTGTCGTTTGTGTTTTTAAAGTCACTCCATAGTCGGTTGGTGTCCCTATCAAATCATTGGTAAATATTTATACTATTTCTGATGAACATTTTGAGGACTAGGCAATTAAGATCAAAAGTTTATTTTACAAGTATAAGGCTAAGAGGGTAGTAATTGATGCTAATGGTCTTGGTATTGGTTTAATTGACTATATGGTAAAAAGTCAAACTGATACTGAGCTTGGTATTACTTATCCAGATTTTGGCGTGTATGGCGGGACTCAAGACGATGCGGTTGACGCATATAAAAAATATAAAACTGCTAATACTGAACAAGAAGCTATGTATTTAATTAAAGCTAATGCTCCTGTTAATACTGATGCGCATGCTAACGTTTAGACGCAGATGAATGCGGGAAAAGTGAAATTCCTTATTGATGAACGTGTAGCAAAAGCAAAACTTCTTGAAACTAGAGTAGGCCAAAATATGAGACCTGAAGAAAGGGCAGAATACTTAAAACCATTTACCCTAACTTCCATATTAAAGGAAGAGATGATGAATCTTCGTGAAGAAAACGAAGGTGTCAATATTTTGCTTAAGTAGGCAAATAAGAGTATAAAAAAGGATAAGTTTTCCGCATTTGAATACGGTCTGTATTATATTAAAGTTGAAGAAGAAAATAAAAAGAAACGCAAACGTGGCAGTTTTAAAGATTTTATGTTTATGAGTTAAATAGAAAGGAGAGGTTTGAATGCGGGCTTCTAGAGGCGAAATAAAGATTGAAGAAATCTTGAAAGAAGCTGAGCTTAACTTCAAAGAAGAGTACATCTTCCCAGATTTAAAAAGCCCAAATGGCAGACCTCTTCGTTTTGATTTTGTTGTTTTTGACGATGATGGATAGATTGATTTCTTAATTGAATATCAAGGCAGACAACATTATGAACCTAGCCAAAAGTATGGTGGTAAAAGAGGATTTTACCAACAGTAGTTCAATGACAATCAAAAACGAAGATTCTGTGCTTTACATGATTTTAAATTAATTGAAATACCTTATACAGAAGAAAATCTTATATCTTATGATTATATAATGCATAAAGCCGGTTATTAAGGAGGTGGCACTTTGGACAACGAATTAACTCGTTAGGAAGCCATCCACAGTAAAGGTTTTAGTATGACCTCAGGTGCGAGACCTCTTACCCTTTATGAAGAGGAGTTCTCTCCTAATCGTTATGGTAAGATCAAAGTTGGGGTGAAAACGCTCGACGATGCTGTTCTGAACCTCGGTTCTCTTGCGGGAAATCGAAAGAATAGATTTGACAAGGGTACAATAATTAGAGCATTAGGCGATAAAGATTTACCACTTCTTAGGGCAATTTCAGACTATTACTTTAATGTGAGTGGTATCTATAAAAACGTATGCAATTATTATGCTAACTTATATAGATACGATTGGTACATTGTACCAGAAGTATATGATGAAAGTTACAAGAATGATAAAATTTTAGAGGATTTTACTCGTATTTTAACATATCTTGATAATTCTCATATCAAAAGCTTGTGCGGCAAGATAGCCCTTAAAGTTATAAAGTATGGCGCTTACTATGGATATATTGTTCCAGGTGGCGAAGGACTAATTCTCCAAGAATTACCTGTGGACTATTGCCGTTCAAGATTTAATATAGGTGATATGCCAGCAGTTGAATTTAACATGGCCTTCTTTGACGATAAGTTTCCTGATGTGGCGACTCGTATGAAGGTGTTAAAAATGTTCCCTGCGGAATTTGCCAAAGGATATGCTTTATATAAACAGAGCAAATTAGGTTATGATAAGGACTTACATCTTGGCCAAGAAAGATGGATGCATCCTTATGGCTCTGGTGAGACTCGTTTGTGGTCTCGCGAAGGTTGGTATTTACTTGAGCCGGCTAGTACGATCAAGTTTAATTTCAACGATAGTGATATGCCTGTATTTGTAAATGCTATCCCCACTATTTTGGACTTGGATGCGGCCCAGGATCTGGATCGCCGCAAACAGATGCAAAAGTTATTGAAGATTATTGTGTAGAAGCTTCCTCTTGATAAAAATGGAGATTTAATCTTCGATGTAGATGAAGCTGAAGATATTCATAATAATGCTGTTGCTATGTTATCTAAGGCTGTTGGTGTCGATGTTTTGACAACGTTCGCGGATATTCTTTCATTTGATATGAGCGACAAAAATACGACAGCTTCTCAAGATGATTTAGCTAAAGTTGAACGCTCAGTATTTAACGCTCTTGGTTTATCCAAGAATATTTTTAATACTGATGGTAATTTATCTTTGGAGAAGTCTATTCTTGAAGATGAAAGCACTGTGCGTAATTTGCTTTTGCAATTTGCTGTTTTCTTTGATAAAATTTGCGCTGCAAAGAATACAAAGAAAAAGAAATATTATTTTAGACTTTATATGTTAGAAACAACTCAGTATAATTATAAAGAGTTATCTAAGTTGTATAAAGAACAAGTCCAAATTGGTTATTCTAAGATGTTACCGCAAATCGCACTTGGACATTCTTAGAGTTCAATTTTGAATACTTGCTATTTTGAAAATGAGATTCTTGATCTTCCAAGTATTATGATTCCACCTCTTATGAGTTCTACTATGAGTGGTCAGGATATTTTGGGCAGAGGTAATAAATCGAATACGTCGAATTAGCAGAATAATACAGGAGGGAATTCTACATAGTAGACAACTACCAAAGTTGTGCAAACCTCCGAAAAAAGTGCGGGCCGTCCAGAAAAGGCGGACGACCAAAAGAGCGATAAAACTATTGCTAACAGAGAATCTATGAGCTAAGGAGGGAGAGATAAAAATTGAAGCATGTTAGCATCAAATTAGACACACCTTGTGAGTTTATTCAAGTTGTTCCTCTCAATCCCCTTATCTCTTAGTGTTAGATAAAGGTTTGTTATGTAGGCGATGAACCTAATCGCAACAAGAGTATTATCACAAAAGAAACTGCGCGACAGCTCGCTAATACAATTCCAGGGTGCCCGATTGTAGGATATTACAACGAGCTCGCTGGCGATTTTGAGGAGCATAACCGCACCATCGCTATTAGTGGTGGAAAGTTTCAAATGAAGGATAGTACTTTCCCCTATGGGTTTGTACCACCTAACGCAAAAGTTTGGTTCCAGAAGTTCCAAGATGATGGTGTTGTTCATGAATATCTAATGACTGAAGGCTATTTATGGACTGGTCAATATCCAGAAGTACAAAGAGTTATTGACCACGGAAATAACCAATCTATGGAACTTGATCCAAAAACTTTAGATGCGTTTTGGACAAAAGATGATAAGGGAAAGCCTCAGTTTTTTATAATCAATGAGGCAATAATGTCTAAACTTTGTATCCTTGGTGAAGATTTCGAGCCTTGCTTCGAGGGCGCGCAGATCACTAAGGTGCAGTTTTCATTTGAGGACAGCTTTAAGGAACAGCTCTTCTCAATGATGAATCAGGTACAAGAAATTCTAAATGAAGGAGGAGCACCAGTGTTTAATACTTATGCTGTTACTATTGGTGACTCTCTGTGGAACGCTATTTATGAGAATATGGACTCTGAGAAGTATTCTATTAATGGTGTTTTCGAAGAGGACGGCCAGAAGTTTGCTGTTCTTCTAAATCGTGAGGACAATACCTATTCCCGTATGAATTTCTCTTATGAAAATGAAGTTTATAGCCATGAAGAGCTGGTTGCTCTTGAGGACTATACTCCAGCAGAAGAGCCTCAGTTCGCACTCGCTGATGTTGAAGCCTTTGAAGTTGAATTCAAGAAAAAGCAAGAAGAAGGCGCCACAGGCGGCGAGGAAGATCCCGAGGATGATGGGGATAAAGATGACGACAAGGAGCCCGCAGATAATGAGGGCGACAAGGAGCCTGAGTCCGATCCTGCAGAGGATGAAGACGAGAAGAAGAAAAAGAAAAATTACAATCTTGAAGAAGTCGAAGAGTATACTGAATTAAAGACTCAATTTGATGAACTCCAGAATAAGTATAGTGCTCTTGAGGCATCAACAGCTGAACTTAATAAGACTATTGAAGAGCTTACTAAGTTTAAGGCTGGTATTGAGAGAACTCAGAAAGAAGATATGATTAATAATACTTTCTATATGCTTTCTAATGAAGATAAGAAAGATGTTATTGATAATATCGACAAGTATAGTCTCGATGAAATCGAAGCAAAACTTGCAATTATCTGTGTTCGCAACAAGGTTAGTTTTGATCTTGATGACGATAATAATGACAATGGAACTAATGGTCCTGTTGTTTATAATCTTGGTGATGATACCATAGATAGCTCTACACCTGCCTGGGTCAAAGCACTAGACTCTGTGGCAAAGAGCATGAGATAATTCTATAAGGAGGAAATAACGAAATGCTTAGTCAGTTCTTAAAGAACAAGATTACTAGCCAAGCTGGTTTTATTCAGAAAAATGGCTATGGCTACGGCCAGGTTGAGCCTAACCATCTCTCTGCTAAGAGAAACGGTCAGATCTATGCACAGCTTCCTGCTGCTGCAAACATTGCTGTTCTTGAACAGGGCCAGTTTGTTAAGTATGACTACGCCAATGGTGTCGTGAATTTCAGCGGCCCAGGCGAGTGGATGCTTGTTTATAATGAAATTAAGCTTTATCGTGATCATCAGCTTGATGCTGAGTTCGCAATGAAGAAAGGCGACTATGTCGCTCGTGTTTACAGCCCATTTGGTGAGGCTTATTCTATTAATCCTGCAACTGGTGCTACTGAGGCTCAGGTTGATACCGTTGGTATTGATGGCGCAGGATTCCGTCGTTCTCGTCAGTATGGCGGCACTGGTTTAATGCGTGATGACGAGACTGGTGCAGTTACTACTGGTAATTTCGAGAAAGTCACTGCTCCTGAAGATATGTATGAGCTCCATTACAATGAGAACCCATACGAAATCGAGGGTCATTATAAAGAGAAAATGATGCCAGAAGGCACCACTATGGTTCCTCGTGTATTTAAGACCATGCCTGGTGATATTTTCACCACTAATATGATCGCAGATCAAAGCGTTAGCGTTGGTCAGATTCTTGTCCCAGACGCAAGTAATAAGGGTATCCTTACTGTTAAGGCTTCTCCTGCTGCTGGCGACATGCAATGGCAGGTAGTTAAGGTTTATACCATGCCTGATCATCAGCCTGGCGTTAAAGTAATGCGTATAGCCTAATGAAAGGAGTAAAAGATAATGTTAGATAGAAATAATCTTGTTGCTTTAATGAAAGCAGCTATCAAAGCTGACCCTTCTGCTCCTGTGGCTTACAGCTTCAATGGACAGAATTACAACTATGACGAACTCAATGAAACTCTTCGTCAAGAGCTCAATGAGTACGCTGGTACCTACTCACAGTATCGTGAGAATAAGAACCTCATCTTTTCCATTATTGAAGAGACCCTTGATGAAGTTCTTCCTAAGAAAGTTGTCGAGCAGTACAATCAGTTTGCTGAAGTAAAGACTTTCGCTCAGGGCGATAAGCCAATCTTCCGCAGAAAGCTCGGTTCAAACGCTCGTGCAAAGCAGTTCATCACCCGTGTTGGTCTTGCTGGTATTTATGAAGCATTCAAGCTGGCTCCTGGTCAGGAAAGCTTCGAAGTACCTACCAGTGCAGTTGGTGGCGCAGCTTCTATCGGATTCGAAGAGTTCCTTGATGGTCGTGTTGATTTCGCAGAAGTCACTAAGATCGTTATGGAGGGTATCGATGAACTGATCTACAAGGAAGTTGCTCATGCACTTAAGGCTTCTATCTATCAACTTCCAGTTGCTAACTACGCTGTAGTTAATGGTTTCGATGAGAAGACCATGGATAGACTCCTCACTGTTGCTGCTGCATACGGCGAGCCTACTATCTATTGCACATATGAATTTGCTGTAAATATGATCCCACAGGAAGCATGGCGTTATACCGAAGCTATGAAAGACGAGCTTTGGAGAACTGGTCGTCTTGCTAACTACAAGGGCCATAAGGTTATCATCCTTGAGCAGGGCTTCGAAGATGAAACCAATAGCCGCAAGGTAATCGATCCAGGTTATTGCTTCATTATTCCTAATGGTGCTGATAGCAAGCCTGTTAAGATCGCATTTGAGGGTCAGACCATTGTTGATGAATTCAATGGTTGGGATCGTAGCCGTGAGATTCAGGTTTATAAGAAGGTCGGCGTTGTTGCAATGCTTGCTAACAACATCTGCGCTTATAAGGATACCTCTCTTGCTGGTCAGATGAACACTTGGTTCCTCGATGGCGTAAATGGTAAGGTTTATACTTACGATGGACGCTTGAGTGGCCAGGCTGCTGAAGAGCCTTCTCAGGGTACTGAGGGCGGCAACGAAGGCGGCAATGGTGGTACCGAGGGTGGCAATGGCGGCAACGAAGGCGGTAACACCACTCCAACTAACCCATAATCTGAGTTAGGTTGACTTTATAGTAAAATTTTGATATAATATAGGGGAGAAAGAGGATAAGCTTTTTCTCCCCTATTTTTTACTATTGAGATAAAGGAGAACGCAATGGCTGATAAAATTGTTAATGTAAAAAACAGAAGTGCAGGCATTGTAGTATACAGAATCCCCGAAGATGGTATTCGTAGAGAGTTTGCGGCTGGTGAAACCAAGCGCATTGCTTTTTCAGAGTTAGAGAAACTTAGTTATCAATCCGGCGGTTCTGAGCTAATTGCCCAGTACTTACAGGTTCAGAGTGATGAAGCTCTTAATGAGCTAAGTATTCATAGAGAGCCTGAATATAAATATAGTGAGAAAGATGTTGCTGATCTGATTAGAGGCAGCGACAATATAGACGCATATCTTGATTGTTTGGACTTCGCTCCAGAGGGAATTATTGATATGATCAAGACTCTCGCTGTGAGACTTCCTATGGAAAATACCCAAAAGAAGAAAGCACTTAAAGATAAGACTGGTTTTGATGTAGATGCTGCTCTGCGCAATATTGAGGCAGAACGTGCCGAAGAAGAAGCTAGCAGACAGAAGCCTCAGGTCCAGGCAAATGGACGTAGAGTACAACCTGTTACTGAGAGTGCTGCAGAAAAAGCTCCAACTAGAAGAACTACACCCAAGTATAACGTAGTCAAGAAATAATTAAATCAACCAAAAGGAGATTATAAATATGGGAACACCTTTTACTGAAGTTTATAATCGCTTTCTTGGAAAAATTACAGATGATATGTATGTGGAACTAACTCCGCAAGATACTATTAGAGATTTGCGCTCCATGCTTATCGAAGCACTTCCCGGGTTTGAATTCCCAAGGGTGAACTTATACGAGTACACAATCTCTCAAGAAGAAAAACTTGAAGAGTTAGTTGATGATGATGATTTTATCATTGGGTTTGTTTGGGATGATGAATTGACTGATGAACCTTCCACAAGTCCTATTGTAGTAGTTGAGAAGTCAGCATTTGCGGCAACTCTTACCACAGAGGAAGTTAATATCTTAGCTATTTTGATGCTATGTGCTTGGACCTAGAGATAGGTTACATCCATTGAAAACACTCGTATGAAATATAGTGGGTCAGATTTTAAAATGACTTCACAAGCTAACCACTTGCAAAAGTTGTTAGGATTGCTCGCTGAGGCGCAGAGACAATCTCACCACATGCAGAGACTTTATAAACGCAGAAAGATTACTAAGACAGGCAATTATGAATCTAATTGGGATGTCTTAGGTAAAGGCGTTTATTATGATAGATAAGTATGATGCGAGTTTTTCACCGGAAGTAATTATCTCCAGTATCATGCGTTTAATCAATTAGATATGGAAGTTAATTCCAATGCGTGAGCATAATGAGAATTGGCAAAAACAACTGAATAATGTGATAATAGAAACTGCGGGTATGAATGAAATTTTCGTTCAAGACTCGCATTTTTTATAGTTGTTAGCCAATTTAGAAGGGTTATCCGTTAAAGAGGATCTTGGCTTTGATGCTTTTAGAGCTAAGGTTTTTGAATCAATAAATATTTTATCGGGGTTGAAACATGAATTAGAGCTCATTAAGTGAATTAGAAACTCTAAATCCACTAGTGCTCAAGGGGAATAGCGCATTGCGTCTGAACTTTTTCCGCATGATAAACCCGGTCACCGCGCGTGCGGTAGACCGCATGGCATCAGATTCAGATTTGAATATTGCGGATAAATCAGATAGTAATGTTCCCACTAATTTATACCCTTCTACTATTCCAGGAGCTATTGATACATAGCATAGGTTGGATGCTGCTGGTGGATTTACGCAATAGGATCGTATGATTCGAGATAAGCGTCGCACTTTAGATAGAGCTGTGCAATACTCTTATCAAGGTGCTTATGTTAGAAAATATATTCCAGACACCGAAGAGGTTATGGAGGGGGAACGTGAGTATGCTCCCGTTCGTGCATTAATCAATGCTAATAAGTTAAAAGCTGATTATGATGAAAAGATTATATCCATTGGGTATGAGTATCAGTTTGTTTCTGGCGATATTTTTGAATGGTGCAATACTAATACATACTGGTTAATTTATTTGTAGGATTTAACTGAGCTTGCTTATTTCAGAGGCCAGATCCGCAGATGTAATTATACGATTGATTGGCTTGATGAAGACGGTAATAAGATTAGTCAAATGTGTGCAATCCGTGGACCAGTAGAGACAAAGATTAATTACATTTAGAAGCATCAAATTAGCGTTGATACACCTAACTATTCATTAAACATTTTAATGCCATAGACTCCAGAGACATTAAAATAGTTTTAGAGATATAGTAAATTTTATTTATAGAATAGTAATATTTGTTGGCGCGTAGAAGCTATTGACTGGATTAGTACTCCTGGTATTCTTTAGGTTGTTGCTGTTGAATATTATGCTAATGAGACTGAAGACGATATTGCGAATGGTCTTGTAGGAGCATTAAAAGTAGAAGTAATTGACCCGAATAAAGGTAGAGAAGAAGAACAAGAGTTTCATATTGAAGGCGAAACATTTATTAAACCTAAGAGAAAATATCTGTATAGTGTTGACACAAGCCTTGCAGGTAATTGGTATGTTGGTAAAAAGAATTTACCTATAAAAATGGAAAAATTTTATGATGGATATGGTAATATTGATAGTCATAAAATTTATATCACTTGGATGCAATCTTATAGTGGACAATTTGATCTTTGGTTTGGCGATGCTAATGGGCCTTTGTTTGATTATTAGAAAACTATTGTTATTTAGTCTCTATTTTGAGAAAAAGGAGTGCTGTAATTGAAAATTGTAAATTATCAATTTCCAAAATCTAGTTTTCTTTCTGTTGAGAAAGATATGGCGATTATTACTAACCAAATAATGAAAAATGATAGGTTAAAAAAATTGTTGCATTATACTTCTAAAGATGCGCTCGATAGAGCACCTTTAACTGAAGATGAAACATTTGCATTATTTGGTAAAAATATTAAAAATGTGCCTAAGCTTTATGTGGATGGCAGCGTTTTAAATTATATTATTATTAATTTTGATAATTTTACTCCTTCTGGGAATCCAGAGTTTAGAGATAATCTTATTGAATTTGATATTATTTGTCATTTTGATCAATGGCCTTTGCGTGATTTTGCATTGAGACCTTATAAAATTGCTGCTGAATTGGATACTATGTTTAATAACAGACATCTTACTGGTATTGGTACTTTGCAATTTGTTGGGGCCAATTAGATTTTGTTGACAAATGAGTTTGCTGGATTGTGTTTAATGTATCAAGCTACTCATGGGGAAGAAGATAAAAAGAACCCATAGAATATTTCTAATGATGAAGATTTTATTGAAAACTTTAATAAGATTTTTAATATAAGTGAGGACCTTGAGGATTAATGGATCTTCGCCTTGCTTTAATGTGCGGTTCAGTTATTCCAGTTCCGGAATGCGAACTTGTACTGCATTAGCCCTCAATAAAAGAAATTTCTATGATTGGGGAAAAAGATTTCTTTCTCGGCGCGCAATGTCTTTGCATTAATAAGAGTATGTTTGAGGGCAAAGATGATTTGGCGAATACTACTAATTTTTAGATATTTATGACGATAATAAGTCATCCGACTGAGATAGAGAAAAAACGTGCTGTATAGTAGGTTTTAACTTTACTCTTTCCTGACTATCGTACAATATTTACTCCTCGTAGTATAATTTTTTAGCGTGATGGTGAATAGCCGCACACGCTTGATGAAACAAATTTTGTTCCAGTTCAAGAATTATTTAAATAGGTTTTTTGCTAGACTACTGGGCCTATGGACTAGTAGGCATTTAATCCTGCGAATAATAAAGCAAGAGAGATTGCACAAAAACTTATGAGGGGTAGGGAGCGAGTCGCCGCCCAAAAGGGAGACTCAAATGCTAGTATACTTAGTCAGTATATTTCTATGTTGACAATTGGATTATAGTCAATGTCATTATAGGATTTAATGGAGCTGACTATGTTCCAGTTGTACGACTTGGTTGAGAGATATCAGCTTTATGTTGCTTGGGATTTAGATATAAAGACTAAGCTGGCTGGCGGAAAACCAGATTCTCAGCCAGACAATTGGATGAAAAACATTCATTAAAAATCTACTAAGGAGGAAACATACTAATGAAATTCGGTGTACGCGAGATTTGCGATGTCGTTTTAAAGGCAAAGGCTACTCAAGTCATTGGTAATAAGAAGTTCTATAAGAATGAACCTGTTATCTATTTCGATACATTGAAGACCTCCAGCATGGAAGGTGCAGCTACCACTGTATACGCACAGGGCGGTCGTGGTAACTCTCGTCTGGTCGCTTGGGAAGGTGAGCGTACTGTAACCTTCACAATGGAAGACGCTCTGATTTCTCCTGCTGGCTTCATGATCCTTTCTGGTGCTGGCCTGATTGAGGCAAGCGACAGTAAGCCAATTTATGTTCACAGCACTGAACAGCTTGTTCTTACTGCTGAGAATGCTTCTATTACAAGTGGCGATAATGGTACTGTTGAAATTACTCTTGGTGAGACTCCTGCTCAGCCAAATGCTAATGAAGACTTTATCTATGTTATGGTTCTTGATGGTAATGGTGAAGTTTCTACCGAGCCTTTTATTGCTACTGTAAAAGAGGGCAAGACTATCGAAATTAAGACTGGTACTATCAACGGTCGTGCTTATACTGCTGCTGATATTGCTCAGTTCAAGATTGGCTCAGTTGTTCTTGTTGACTTCTATGTTGCACGTAAAGGCAATGCTTCTCAGATCGAAATTACTGCTGATAAATTCGGTGGCAACTATTATCTTGAGGCTTCTACTCTGTTCCGTGATACCAATGGTGTTGATATGCCTGCAGAGTTCATTATTCCTAACTGCAAGATTCAGTCCAACTTCACATTCACCATGGCTTCAAGTGGTGATCCTTCAACCTTCACATTTACCATGGACGCATTCCCTGATTATACTCGTTTCGACCCAACTAAGAAGGTTCTTGCTGCTATTCAGATCGTTGAATCTGAGAGTGATGAAGCTGACGAGATTCGTACTTCCACTGCAGCTGGCGCAGGCGAATAATCTAATATGAGAATACTCAAACACGGTACCCGAGAGGTTACTAAAAAGGCTGAAGAAGTTAAATAGGAGCCTATGAATACAGTAGAGGAGCCTGTTGTAGAACAGCCTGAAATCTTACCCGAGATCGTGGCGAGTGCGGTTTCTAAGAAGGCTAAAAGAGGACAGAGACGCCATGTTCATCCTATTGATGATGCGGCTCTGATTGATATTGAAGCTAACGAAGAATAATTTTATAGGGAGAGGGAAACCTCTCCCTATTTTTTTATTTGCGGAAAGGGTGATTTAATGGCAACATTAGGTTCAGTTATTTAGATGCCAAAAGGCTATGCTGGCCGTAAGCCATTTTGGGATAACATGTACGGTACCCCTCCTATGCAATATAGTTTATTAAATGATGCAGAGCCACCTGACAATGCTGCTATTCAATAGTTCCAAATCTAGAAATTGGAAGAATTGATGAAAATTGAAATCGGTAAACAAGTAGCAAGTCATGGATAGGCAGCCGCAGAATTGAATCAGTTATTCCAATCTGGTGAAATTAATAGTGCAGTTGGAAATTATTAGAATGAAGAAAATAAAAAATTAGATGAAGTAATTACCAAATGGATGCAGATGTTAAACTGGGGTTATTCTTTTGGTAATAATAATAATAGTAGCTATACTCAAGCTGAGTATGATCGAGTGCAATCTTATTTAGCTCAAGTGACAGCTATGTTAGAGAATATTATTAAAAATTTAAATGCTGGGTAGAATAAAATTTTAGGTAGTTATTTAACTTAGTTATAGCAATTAATGCATAAAGCAAATTTTTCTCCCGCAGATATGAAAAGTTGGATTAATCATATGACCCATCTCAAAGGTGATACTGTTGAGCAGATTGGTAGAGAATGGCTGTAGTAGAAAGGTATCCCTGGGTTAGAAACAATTGTAACTGGTGCAGTAGAATATCGTGGCAGTGGCTATGAACATTAGGGACAATTAATCCAAGACTTGATGCTTATTCGTGTAAATAATATAAGTTTATTTGATTCAGTTTCAATTTCTTATAGAATAGCAGGAGATCCAAAAGGAACAATATATACTGTTTCATTAGGAGAATTTATTAATAAGGTTAATAATATGTCAGGCGACGAAAAACATATTATGTTAACTGATGAAGGATATGAAAATTTAATGCGTTATTCAGCGCTAAATATACAAGCTAAAGCTGGTATTAATTAGTTGCCTTGGAACTAGAATAAAAGTACTTCTATTGCTATTAATGATTTTACTTATGAAACAGGCCCAGCTATGAGTATTGCATCTAAGCATGTATTTTAGTTGTTAAGAACGCTTGATGATGAAGAGCCAGAAGATGTTTGGGTAAAAAATACTAGTAATATTTATCAAGCTATGGCAAATTATGGATTGGCAACTGCTTTAGGAAAAGTATTACATTTGGAAGCTAATATTGGAAACTAGTATCTATTAACTCCAAGTGGATTCATTTCTTTCCCAGAAAGAATTAGACAATTATTTAAAGATGAGAAATATAAAGCATATCTTAAAGGATCAATTAAGTTTGGTAAGGGCGTTGACACACTAGGAGAAGCGCATCCCGTTACTATTACAAATCATACTTGATTTTCCCAAAAAAATATGTTATAATATATTTATATATGAGTAAAAGGAGATAGACAAATGGCAAAAATTGCTTATACAAAATTGGCTCTTGCTCCAAAGAAAGATGTTAAAGTGTTTGAATATAATGGTTAGAGTATTGAAGTAATTCAATATTTGCCATTAGATCAAAAGCTTGATGTATTAACTAAAGTTATTAATAACTCTGGAGACGATCAAGGCTTTTATAATCGTGCTAAAATTGAATTTAATATTATCCTTGAAATGGTATTTGCATATACTAATATTACATTTACTGAAAAGCAAAAAGAGAATCGTACTAAACTTTATGATGCTCTTGTTGGTAGTGGCTTTTGGAATTATGTTATGGAAGTATTGCCAAAAGACGAATGGGATTGGTTCAATCGCATGACTCTATTTACTATTGATAAAATTTATGAGTACCGTAATTCTGTTTATGGTATTTTAGATGCTATGAAAACTGATTATAATGATCTTGATTTAGATGCTACTAAAATTAGAGATGAACTTGCGGATGAAAATAACCTTTCACTAGTCCGCAATGTACTAGAGAAGTTGGGCTAATTAGAATAATACATCAGTCCTATTTTTAAAATAAAATAGGAATAATCCGAACTCTATAAATGCTGCTAGATTATTCTAGCAGCATTTTTTTATTATATTTGAGAGAAAGGAGCTATGGTGATATGGCAAAACAATTGAATGTTGATATGCGATTTACCGCAGATACTAGTAATGCTAAAGCGCAATTACAAGATCTCCAAAGCCAATTAGATAAATTGACAAAAATATCAACATCCACTTCTGGTTTTGGTCTTACAGATAGTATAAAACAAGCTACTATAGCTGCTACACAATTAAAAGAGCAGTTGACCGCAGCTACTAATGTTAATACTGGTACATTAGATTTAAGTAAATTTAGTGAATCACTTCGTAAAAGTGGAATGAGCTTGTCTCAATATGAAACTTAGCTATCTAAATTGGGACCAGAAGGTTCAAAAGCTTTTGCAACTTTAGCTTAGTCAATTGCGACAGCTGAAATACCATTAAAACGTAGTAATGCAATGTTGAATGAGTTCTTTACTACGTTAAAGAATACTGCTAGATGGCAAATTTCTTCAAGTATTTTACATGGCTTCATGGGAACTTTGTCATCAGCACAAAGATACGCTCAAGATTTAAATGAATCTTTAAATAATATTAGAATTGTTACTGGTTAGAGCGTAGACCAAATGTCTCGATTTGCAGCTGAAGCAAATAAAGCTGCGCGAGAATTAAATACCACTACAACAGCTTATACTGATGCTGCTTTAATTTACTATCAGCAAGGTTTAAATGATGAAGAAGTGGCTGGTCGTACAGAAGTTACTATTAAATTAGCCAATGCAGCAGGTGAATCTGCGCAAAAAGTTTCAGATCAATTAACTGCTGTTTGGAATAACTTTTATGATGGCAGTCATTCATTAGAGTATTATGCAGATGTTATGACTGCATTAGGCGCCGCTACTGCATCTAGTACTGATGAAATTTCTGATGGTTTAGAAAAGTTTGCTTCTGTTGCACAATCTATTGGTTTATCTTATGATTATGCGGCAAGTGCTTTAGCTACTGTTACTGCTACTACTCGTCAAAGCGCCGATGTTGTTGGTACTGCTTTTAAAACTTTGTTCTCTCGTATTCAAGGTTTAAAGCTTGGTGAAACTTTAGAAGATGGCACTGATTTAAATAAATATTCTGCAGCTTTACAATCCGTTGGAGTCTCTATTAAAGATGAAAATGGCGAGTTGCGCGATATGGACGTTATTCTTGATGATTTGGGTGAAAAATGGAATTTATTAGCCCGCGATCAAAAAGTAGCATTAGCGCAAACAGTTGCAGGTGTTCGTCAATATAACCAAATGATGGCCTTAATGGAAAACTGGGATTTCTTTTAGGAAAATCTTTTAGTTGCTCGTGGGTCAGAAGGTGAATTAACTCGTTAGGCACAAGTATTCGGAGATAGTTGGGAAGCTGCTCGTAAAAGAGTATAGGCTTCTGCTGAAGCTATTTATGGTGCTTTAATTGATGACGATTTCTTTATTGGCGTAGATAATATGGTATCTGGCTTATTAGATACCGTTAATCGTTTAATAACTGGCTTTGGCGGTTTGCCTGGTATTATTTCATTACTAGGTGTTACATTAACTACTGTTTTTGGTTCTTAGTTATCTCATAGTATTGATGATATGCTAACCAATATTAAATTAAAAACAGCATTAGGCCGTCAAGAATTAATTCAATTAAAAGAAGAAGCTAATAAAAAATTAGTTGACATGACTTAGGATACTAATACTACTTCTGGGAAAATAGCTAGTATGGCTTATTAGTCTCAAGGTAGCGCTTAGAGCGCCGTCCTAGAAAAATAGTTAGATCTTAAAGTCCGCATGTCAGCTGAAGAAGAAAAAATTACAGCTTCATTATTAGAACAACATAATGCTTTAGTCCAAAATACTATAGCAGCAGGAAAAGAATTAGAAGTTCAAGAGCAGTTGTATAATAAAGTAAGTGCAAGAGCTGCTAAAGAGTTGGAAAAAGGATTAGCTGAACGGCAGGCAGGCTTCCGTGATTTAGAAGCTGCTGGTATTACTGGGTCTTAGAAAATAACTATTGATGTTACACCTGGTGCTAATAATGATGCAGTATTTGCTAAATTAAGAGCCGCCTTGGATGAAACAAATAAAGCTGCTGCTGATGCAGGCTAGACATTTAAAGATTTTGCTAATTTTTAGTATGGCGGGGAAGCCGGCGAATGGATTAATCGCCTTAGAGTTGCTTTATCAAAAACAAATGTTGATGCTGTTGAGGTATAGAGAGCTTTAAATGCTATTGCCAATGTACAAGGCCCTGACGCTGCAGTAAAAGGATATAATGATGCAATAGCTAGTTTAGATAAATTAAAAAATCAATATGCTCAAGTTGCAGCCGCCAATAATCAATTTGCGAATGTAAAATTTGATACTAAAGATATAGATAGCTATAGAAATAAAATTGAAGCTATAAAATAGCAATGCAAAGATGCTGGAATGTCTTTATCATAGGCTTTTGGTTTAGACGGTGCAAAAGCTTTAGGCGAATTTAGAGCTGCTTTAGATAAAACTGGTTAGGTTACTGAGGCTGATCTTAATAAATTAAAATCTGCTTTAGGTGCAGCTTTAGACGGTATTAATGCAGATATTGAAACTCAATTTACATAGATTTCTGCTTCTTTAAAATCTGCTCTTGGAGAAGAAGCTGCAGCTCCTATTATCGAATCTATCCGTTAGGCTTTTGATAATTTAGCAGATTCAGAACGTGTTGTTACTGAAAATTCTGAAGCATTAAGTAATAGTTAGGCAACTTTAAAATAGTATTTAGCAACTGTTAAGGGAGAAGCTACTACAGTTGGTCAAGCTTTAATTGGACTTGGTACTGCTGCAGCTAGTTTAGCAAGTATTTTTAATACATTAAAAGGCGTTGTTGATATTTGGAATGATGATGACGCTACTTTAATGCAAAAAATTACTACTTCAATGACAGCATTAGGCACTGTAACATTTGCCGCATCTAGAGCTTATAGTGCTTTAAATAAAATTAAATTAAAAGATTTAGCTGATACGCCTAAACATGTGGCCTAGTTAATTATTGCTGCAGCGGCAGAAAAGAAAAAAGCTGCGGCAACAGCAGCTGCTGGTGCGGCCAGTGGAGCTGCAGTAGCTCCAGAAGTTGCACATGCTGCATCAACAGCAGCAGAAGGAGCTGCGGCAGCTGCAGCAACTCCATCAGTTGCGGCTTTGGCCGGAGCAGTCTGGACTTTATTAGCTCCATTATTGCCCGTTATTATTGCAATTGGAGCTGTTACAGCAGCTATTGGTTATTTTGTAACTTAGGATAAAAAAGCTAGAGAAGAAATTCATAAAACTGCTGAAACTGCTAGAGAACATGCAGATGCTTTACGTGATTCTGCTGAAGCAACTAAAGAGCAGGCTGATGAATATGAAGCTGCATTAAAGAATTATAAAGAAGCGAAAAAAGCTTTTGAAGAAGGCACTGGCTCTGCTGATGAATTAAAGAATGCTCAAGAGAATCTAAATAGTATTGCAAAAGAATTAACCACTACATTAGATATTCAAGGTTTAAGTTTAGCAGAGTTAACTGGTAATTATGATGATTTAACTAGAGCTATCCGCGGTGCTACAAAAGAACAATTAGAACAAGCTTCAGAAAGTTTAAAAATAGCATAGAGTACAACTGGTAATGAATTTATTACTAGTATGTATGAAGGGAAAGGTCATCGAGTAGACGGCGGCTATAAGGTTGATTTTGGTGCTCATGCTATTGAAGCTGGAAAATTAGATGATTATTTAACTGGAGACGAGCAATATCTTCATAAAGGATTAACTGGTTTTGATGCCTATGTTTCTGATTATAAAAATTTAGATCAGATGATTGGGGCATATGAAGAAATACAAGCTTTTTATGATAAAGTTGCTAGCTCTGGAGATATATCGTTATTGTAGACTCATACAATGACAAATATTGCTGAATGGCTAGAAAAATCTAGAGAATATTATAATTTATATATTCAATATGGAGAATAGATTAAAGCTATTCAGCTAGAAATTACTTCTTTAAATGAAGATATAGCATTAACTTTAGAATCAGTTTCTACTTAGGAAGAGTATGCTTCAGCGAGAGAAAAGCTATTATAGTCATTAGCTGAAGAACGAGGCTTAACAGAAGAAGACGCCGAAGGCTGGGCTGCCTTAGAACAAGAAGTAGATGCATATCTTGGGACTTTAGCTAATACAGCTCCATACGCTCAAGTAGAAAAAGCTTTAACTGAGTTAGCAGATAAAACTCATATTGCTAAAGAAGAAATTGAAGAATTTCGTAAAACTTTAGATGATGAGTAGTTAGAGCAATTTTTCCAGGCAGATTTTTAGCCAGGTACAACTACAGAAGATTGGGAAAGATAGATTAATAGGGGAGTCCGCCAATCTCGTATAAGTAATTTAGAGACATAGCGTTCAACTGCTGCTTCTGGTATTGAATTATTTAATAATAAAAAGACTAGTCCAGCTGATATTAGAAGCTGGGCTGAAGGTTTTGATTTTAGTACACTTGCTAAAACTATGAATCTTGGCGATTTCTCCATTGTCGATTTTCTAAGTTTAAGTAGTGAAGAGCAACAAGAAGTTTTAAGTAGCTATTAGTATTGCTTAGATATGATGCTAGCTACTGAAAAATAGACTGAAATTGCTATTGAACAAAGCGAAGCTGAATCATTAGAACGTAGAAAAGCAGCTTTACAACAAAAGAATGCTGAAGAGGCTGCTCATAAAGCTGAATTATTACGTGAATTAGCATCTTTATAGGCTTAGTCAGATGCTGAGTTGACTGAAGCTGAATTAGCTAGACAAGAGGAATTATTAACTCGTTTAGCTAATATTTATAAAGAACAGTATGAAAGTATTGATGAAGCTAAACGTGCTTTTAGTGATATTGATACCGTACAGGCAGAAGCTGCTGCACAGGAAGAATTAGCTGGAGCTTATGCAGCTTTATTGGCAGAAATTGAGAAATTATCATCAGCAACTCAATAGTATGAATCAGATTTATAGTATTTAGCATTAAGCGCAGAAAGTTTGGCTAGCTTAAATTCAATGTCATTAAGTCAAGATGAATACTCAATGGGCTTAATGAATTTAGCTAACCAATACGAGAATTGTACAGAAGAAGCTAAATTATATAGTCAAGCTTTACGTGGGAATAATGAAGAGTTAAAAGCTGCTGCAGAAGATAATCTTCGTGCGTCTATTTATGCTGCAGAACTAGGAGAAGCATGTGATGTAGCTGCAGAAGATATTGAAAATTATGCAGATGCTTTAAAAGATTCCGGGAAATTTGCTAATGCTTCATCTAAAGCGTTAGTTGAAATAGCGAAGGATCAAGCTAGATTTGATAGAGCTGTAGAGTCTTCTATTAAGAATTATGACAATTGGCTCGAAGAATTACAAATTGGTGAAAAAACTGGCGTTGTTGCTGCAAGCACTATGAAAGAATTACGTAGTGCTTATGGTGATTTGCTTGATATTGATGGAGAGAATTTTTCTAGTTCCTTCTTAAAGAGCGCTGAAAATCTTGAATTAATGCGTCAAGCTTTAGAAGGTAGCGAAGAGGCTTACTAGCAATTATAGCAAATGGCTGGTCAAGAAATTCTTGCTCATATTGGTTTAGACACTAGTTAGTATTTTACTGATTTAAATAATGTAATTTCTACTGCTGAACAATGTACCAATTAGAAATGGGCAGATATTGAAGCTGGTGCTTCATTAAATGATCAAGCTTTTTTGGATGAATTAACTAGAATAGTTAACGCTGCTAATATGACAGCTCAATAGGCAACAGATTATTTGTCTAGCATGGGCGTAGATGCAGAAGTTGTAGAATAGACTGAAACTCAGCCTACTACAAGCGTATATACTGGTGCTACTGCTCATGTTATGACTTAGCAAGTACCAGGCACAGATCCATTAACTGGTCAACCTAAAACTTATCAAGTACCTTCAATTTGGTATACTGCTAATACAACAGAAGTCCCAGGTCAAGAACAAATTACTGGTTTTGGTTTAAAAGTTGTTTCTGCTAATAAATCATCCGGTGGCGCTGTAAAAGCTGGTGGATCAGCTCCATTAGCAGGTAATGGTGGTTCTGCTCGTCCGGCTCCAAAAGGAGGCGGCGGTGGAGGCGGTGGCTCTAAAGAAAAAGAAATTAAGCATGCAGATGGAAAGAAAGATAGTGAGAAAGAGCGTTATCATACTTTACGCAATCAACTTGAAGATTTGTCTGCAGCTTATGACCGTGTCTCCAAAGCTTCTGATCGAGCTTTTGGCAAAGATAAGTTAAAACTTATTGATGGTGAAATTCAGGCAACTGATGAACTTATCCAAAAGCAAGAAGAATATCTCCGCGCAATTAAAGCTTATCTTCCACAAGATAAAGCTATCATGGAAGCTTATGCATAGAAACTCCTTGGTTTTGGTATTCAGTATGATGAATCTGGTAATATTCAAAACTTTGATGCTTTGCAAGATGCAATGTATGCAACATACAATGCTCGTGCGGCCGCAATGGATTCTGAATCAACTGAATGGCAAGTCTTTGAAAAAGAGTTTGAGGAACTCGAACATTGGATTGAACAATATGAAGAGACCTATGATCTTCTTCGTGATGAGGAAGATAAAATGTAGGAGTTACTCGACCAAAAGGCAGATGCTCAATTAAAGAAGATTCAGTATGCTATTGAATTGAAGTTAAATATTGCGGACGATGGTCTTGCGGTGCTTGAGTATCAGCTTGAAAATCTGGAAGACAAGGCATTTAGCGCAGCTGAATCAATTGCTCTTATGGGTGAAAAGGTTGATTTGTTGTATGATAAGGTTGCGGCCGATCGTGAGGGTCTGGATAAGATTCTCGGTCAGCAATTATCTTCTGCTGAAATCCGTCAGTTCTATGATGGTGATATGTCAGTCCTTCAGGGCAAGCATTTCACTGAAGAATAGGTTGAAACTATCAAGGAATATAGAGATAATCTCCTTGAATTAAATAGAGAATTATTAGATGTCCGCAAAGCAGTACAAGAAGAAGTCATGGAGACCTTCGATGAATTCAATGATAAACTTGAAGATCAAATTGATTTGTTCGATCACTACAATGCGATACTTGAAAATTATAAAAATATAATTGATATTGTTGGTAAGTCTTATTTGAAGGTAGACAGAGAGCTTCTCCGTACTTTGAATCAGGCAACTATTAATAATGCAATTAATAAAGTTAAAGGTACTAAAGATGCTTATGATGCTTTAGTATTAAGTCAGTAGGCTGCAGAAAACGCTCTTCGTGATGCGATTGCTCGCGGCAATGAGATTGATATTGAGGCATGGGAGAAAGATCTTGAAGAGATCCAGAAGAGAGTAAATGAAGCGCAAGAAGAAATGATGCAGGCTTGGGAGGATTCACTCCAGTCTTGTGCGGAAATGTTTGAACTTGCGGTCGAAGATGCTATTGACAACTTCGAGAAAGCGATGCTCCCATTCGGATCCCTCGAAGAGTTCCAAGACGCTTATGATAAGCAGAAAGAAGTTGCAGATCAGTACCTTGATGATTATGATAAGATTTATGAATTAAGTAAATTAGCTCGTAATGTAAATAATTCAATTAATGATGCTCCAAATATCGCTGGCAAGCAAAAGCTTGCTAAACTTCTTGAAAAGATTAATGGCTATCAAGAAGATGGCGTACAAATGAGTGAATATGAACTTGAGTATTTGCAAAAAGAATATGATTTACGCCTTGCGGAAATCGCCCTTGAGGAAGCGCAGAATGCAAAGTCTGTTGTGCGTTTGACTCGTGATAATGAAGGCAATTACAGCTATTCATATACCGCTGATACTAGTGCAGTAGATGATGCAGCTCAGAAATATGAGGATGCACTTCACGCTATGCAAGAACTCAGTTCCAACTATATTGATGATATGAGTGATCAATTAATTGATGCAACTCAATAGATGGAAGAAGAACTTGCCGCTGTCCGTGTATAGGATTATGCCAGCATTGAAGATTACTACAAGAAGATTGATGAAATTCAGCAATATTGGCTTGACCGCATGGGTTATATGCAGGGTGAATTCCAAAAAGCTTTGGATAATAATAAGACACTATATGAGCAAGATTGGTAGAGATACGCTGATGCTACTGGCTATAAGATCAGCGCAGACGAAGATTTCGCTAAATCATATCAAGATACTGTTCTTGGTAAATTGTTTGATAGTGAAGATGATATTATTGATTTCCAAGAAAGAGTTAATGATGCATTAGGCACCTCTGATAGCGGCTTAATTGGTGAACTGTTACAAGCTTATTTAGATTGGCAACAGAATACTGAGAATGCTATGGTTGCTGCTGGTACTTCTACTGAAGGATTCGCAGAGCACATGGATAATGCGGTTAATGGCCCAGATGGAATTGTTGATGCAAGTAATGACGCAGTAGACGCAACTCGCAACCTTACTGATTAGATGGTGTCTGGCTTTACTACAGTTATTGGCGCAGTCGACGCATGGTAGAGTCATTATAGTAAGACTATGGATGATATCATCGCAAAGAATATGTCAGTAATCGAAGCTCACAATTTGTTAGTTAAAGCATTGTCTAACGGCGATACTACTACTTCTACTTCTGGGTCTAGCTCACCAGGAGGTTCCGCATATCAATAGAGTACTAATTCTGGTGGTTCATCCAACTCTAGTGCTGGATCTTCTGGTTCTATTGGTGGAGTCGGAGTAACTGGTACCGATGGTAATAATGCTGATTTAAGTAAAGGCTCTTATGTTGATGTTAAGTCTGGCACAAAGTGGTATGCGGACAGCTGGGGTGGCTCTCCATGGGGCTGGGCCCGCAGCGGAACTATTATGTATACCGCTGAAGGCAGTCCACTCGCTTACAATATTGAAGGCTTAGGCTGGATTAAGAAGAGTGATATCGTTGGTTATGATACTGGCGGTTACACTGGCGATTGGGGCGTAGCTGGTAGACTGGCAATGCTACATGAGAAAGAGCTAGTTCTAAATGCAGAAGATACTGAGAATTTCTTGTCTGCGATTGAAATGGTACGAGACATTTCTCGTATGGTTGATCTGCAGGCTCAGTGGTAGAGTACAGGGCTAGGTAGCTTAATTGCTTCCGCAATTAAAGACACCGATCAAACACTTCAGCAAGAAGTTAATATTCATGCTGAATTTCCAAGCGTTACCGATCATAATGAGATCGAGCAGGCATTTAATAACCTTATTAATACTGCTTCTCAGTATGCAAATAGAAAGAATCCACTTAGTGGTTTAGTATAAGAATTAGGGATAGGCTAACAACCTATCCCTTTTTCTTTTTGGCCAAATATAAGCAATTAGATGGGCATTTTTTTGAAATATTTTAGATGATAAAAATGAGTGAAAGGAGGTTCCCTAGTGACTAATTATAGCGAAATACTATGTACTGCAATTGATGAAATTGTTACGCAAAAATTACAAGGTATTAATTTTGATATTACTAAATTATGTACTATTGTAAATGCGGACGAAGCTCATGCAGGTAAATACATGGTTTCCGATGGTGCTATTAAATTTGATGCTTATTGCGATAATACAGCTTATCGTGTAGGACAAAGTGTTTATGTAATGGTGCCAAAGGGAGATTATTCACAATAGAAAATAATCCTTGGTAAATATACCGCAATGAATAGCACGCCTTTTGTGTATACCGAACCTCTTGATACAATGATCGAGATTAAAGGTAAAAGTTTCACGGGGACTAATGCTATGGTCGCTAATGGAACAGAGCCTGATGCCGAGACAGTTACTCCTACTGTAACAAAAATATATGAAGCCAATGGGCCATTTGTTGGATTTGACCGTTTAGGTGTTTCCGCAGATTTTCAAGTATGGCTTGCGCCATTTGATACTGCTGCTGGTTCTTATGGTTTAAGATTATATTTATATACAGATGAGACTGATACTAGCACAGGTGAATCAAAAGAACGTATTTACTCAATGACATTGAGTAATTCTGATATGTATGGTAATCCTTATAATTTTGAAGGATTTTTCACTTAGTCAAAAGTTTTCGATATTGGAGATATTAATAATATCACTAAAGTAGAAATTTATATGTTTCAAAATGGTGATTTTATTGATGGCAATTAGAATTATATCCCCCATGGTAGTGTTCTTTCTGACACTCATCAATTCCAAGTATTCTTCGATAATATTTTTATTAAGAATGTGAAATTGCTTGTCGGTTATGATGAAAACGATTTTGACAAAGACACCATTATTTTGTACAGCGATAGCTCTCCAACATACAATAATAAAAATGAAGACGCTGTAGCTAACAAGAAAATAATAAATGCTAGATGGATTCACAAGAGAGAAGATGGAAAATTTGAACTCTTGGAACAAACGGATGATGTTAATACGAAACTAAATTGGTATCGTTATAATTACGGATCTCCGGCTGCCGACCAGTATTCTGGTGTTTACTGGGAGCGAGTAAACACTGAGCGTACTGTAGAGGCAGATACTAGCGCAATTATTAAAAATCTAAACACTTATTATTTTATGTTTTATCCGGGTAATAATGAGACTACTTATATTAAAGGTATGCAAGTCCCTTATACTGATGGATAGACTTATACAATTTATGACTATGATAGATCATTATTGAGATATTGGGCGCCAGAATGTTTAGCATATTATGGTTTGACTCAAGATACGGCTAATAAAGCCTGGGCTTATACCAGTATTAGTTCATTACATGTAGATTCCTAGACTTGGAGCGAAATTTTTTCAAGTCGTATGGTATGGCATGAATCTAATTATATTACTTAGGTACAACGCAATCTTGGCTATGCAGATGCGCATATTGGTGGAGCAAAATATCCAGTAGGTTGTATGCATCCAATATCTTTTTGGGAACTTTTTACTACTGCCTATAAATTTTATTGGACTTGTCCTGAAGAGTTTAAGAAAATTAATTTTAATGGAGAAGTTTTTAATGGTGGTAATGTCTTAGGTAATTGGGAAATGTATAGAGGCAAAAACCCATATACAGAATTATCTTATGACAGTCGTGATAATACCGTTTATTTAAATGGAGATCATACCCCATTTACATTAGGAACTAATAATTAGGCATTTAAAAATTTATTAATTAGTTTTACTAATAGTTTTGGCGAATGGGCATTAATAGAAGATGATTATAGCCGCAAGAATTTTAGACCAGTAGACAATGATGTATATGCTTATTTATATGGTCAAACACAAGAATTCTTTGCCAAAATGGATAATCCTATTTATACATATAGTTCAGACTTTTTTGATTATTATTTTGATCCTGATATCACTAAACAATAGGAACAAATTAAATGTATTGGTTTAGTGCGGTCGGGCGATGTAAATGGTAACCCTACATATACTCCATATTTTAGTAATTTAATTACCTTTTAGAATGAGCAAGAAGTTGCTAGTCAGGCTACTATTGATGCAGCAAGTGCTTTACAGATTGTTTGTGAAGATGGTAGCGATGGTAATTATTTTATTTATGATTAGAATGGAAAATTAAATAGTGACGGTGAAGGGCGAGGTAAATCCCGCACAATGCGAGTCCTTTATCATGGAGCTGAAATCGATGCTACTACTGGTATTACTAAAATTGAATGGCACATACCAAAAGATTATAGTATGATGGCAGTCGATGAAGATGAGCATTGCGCGACCGCTAATAAAGTAGAAAGTTTTTACGAAGGCACTCGTAGATCATATACTTCTATTGAGCGCTTTGGTAATAACTTGCGGGCCGGCACTAATAATGTGATTAAGAGCCAATAGTATTATATTACAGACTATTGGGCTTAGGAATATAGTAATAATACTGTTGAGTGTATTGCTACTATTGATGGAGTAGAATACACCGCAGTAAAAGAATTTAAATTTGGTAAAGCTGGAACAACTGGTACTAATGTAACTTTTGTTTTAAGCTTTGAAGGTAATAGGAATAGTTTAAATCTTGCAGGTTTAACTAGTAATGATGAGCCTGTAGTTGATTTAGATGATGATCCTTTGTTAGATGTTAATGATAGCGCAATAACTGCTGCAGGAGTTAGTGATGCATTTGCAAATATTCAAGCTAAATTATATGATGCTGCAAATACAGAATTAAATCTTGCTTCTCTTGGAGCTGAAGTGCAATGGGGTTGGAAGGATAACTATAATAATTCATATATGAATATTTTAACAGATCCAGAAAACCAATATCGAGTAACTGTTAACTTACTTGGTGGTAGAACTACAGTTCCTACTGATAACTATGCTATTCTACAAGCTACGCTAAAGAATTGGGTTAGTACAAATGGATCTTATGATTTAATTGCTTTCTTACCTATTCCTATTAAATTAAATAATACATATAAATATATTAGTGGTACTAAAGAAGTTATTTATGATTCAACAGGTACACCGCAATATTCTGCGCTACCATATTAGTTATATGAAGCTGCCGATGAACGAGTACCTGATTTGAGTTGGAATACCGTATCACCTAATAAAACTTCTTCAATAGGTAATAAATTTAAATATTATCATGAAATTAAAGAAACAAAAAGTGGTTTTGTATTTCAAGCATTAAACTTCTATGTTACTGGTGGTAGTGATGCTTGTTGTGTCTATGCCACTAATAATCAAGGTCAAGTTCTCTGGTCTCAACCAATTTTAATTACATAGAATCAATATGATTTTTCTATGTTAAATCAATGGGACGGAAATTTGACAATTGACGAAAATAATGGTACAATATTATCAAAGATGGTTGGGGCCGGTAAGAAAAATGCCGAAGATAATACATTTTCTGGCGTTCTTATGGGCGATGTTCAAAGTGGCACTGAAAATAATTTAGTTCATGAAACTGGTATTTACGGATTTGATCATGGCGTAATGAGCTTCTAGTTGAAAGAATCCGGTAAAGCGATTTTTGGTGCTTCTGGACGCGGACAAATTACTATTGATGGTAATAAAGGTACTATTGAAAGTGCTTCTTATAATAATTCTATTGAGAATGAACGTAAGGGTATGTCAATAGATCTCGATGATGGTATTCTTGACATTATTGATAAAACATAGATAGATGAGGGTAATCGTCGTTTAGAGATTTTAATATAGCCAAAGAATCCATTCTTTAAAGTTACAAGTCCTCGTGGAACTAATTTAATTAATATTGGAACTACTGATTATTATTTGCGTTCTGATAATTATGTCCCAAATACTGAAGGGTTAAATCTTGATCTTAAAAATGGTCGTTTAGATGCATTTAATTTTAAACTCGTATCTGGTAAGGTTGTATTCGATTCTACTGAAGGCGATCATCCATATTTCTATGTTCGTAATAGAAATGATACCAACTACTTAATTTACTTAGGACCTGATAATAACTTTATTGCATCTAATAATTATGTATCAGGATCTTCAGGCATGATGATAGATCTTGAAAATAGTAGGATTATTGGACGTGGGCTATATATTCAAGGTACTAGTAGTGGTGGTTCTAATTTTACTTTAAATGCTTCTGATGGTTCTTATCCATTGACAGTAGGTAGTTATTTTAAAGTAGATTGGTCTGGTAAAATGGATGCTACTTAGGCGACTCTAGAACAAGCTACTATTAATCATGCAACCATTAATGATGCTACTATTAAGAATTTAAATGGTGGCACTAATGTTAATATTAATGAAAACTTTACTGTTGATCCGTCTGGCAATTGTACTGCCAATAGTTTAAATGCCTCTCAAGGTGGTACTATTGGTCCTTATAGTATTGGTAGTGGCGCTTTAACTGGTAATGGAATTACTCTTGGGAAAAATTTTATTACTATTGGTGGTATTACATTAGAAGCTGGCGCTTGTGCCAATCGTTTATATGTAAGTGCTGGTGGCCAATTTAATGGGAACTTCGGTATTACTAGTGGTAATTTATCTATGAATGGTGGTAATATTAATAGTGTAGGTTCTATTAATTTTGGCTCTGGAGATTCTGATGGTGGCGGCAATGTAGTAAATGCTGAGCATGTTGCTCATTGGGATTCAGTGTATCGTTGGTACCATGATAATGGATGGAGAAATACTTCAGAATCAGATTATTTAAAGAAGTCAGATGCTTCTGATTATGCTACTAAATCTTGGGTGAATTAGCAAGGTTTTATTACTTCTGTACCGTCTCATGGCCATAGCCATGAAATTTGGATAGATGGAACTAAATATTGGACAGAAACAGCTTATCCATCCTCACAACGTTATAAAGAAAATATTAATAGTTTAGAATTAAATTTGGATAATTTTATACCTGTTGAATATAAATATACTCATAAATTTATGCAAGATCATGATGATGATAGAGTTCGTTATGGTTTTATTGCAGAAGAACTCGAATAGGTTAATCCAGATTTAGTTATATATAATGAAGAGGGCTAGCCCGACGCGATTGATTATCAATCAATTATTGCCCTCTGCGTAAAAGAGATTCAAGATCTCAAAAAAGAAATAAACGAGTTAAAGGAGAAAATAAAATGACTAATGAACAGCTTCAACAGCTTGCAAGAATTTATAATACACTTCTCACTGTAACTACTAAGGGAGAAGACACTGTAATTATGGCAGATTGCATTCGTGCATTTCAACAGGTATTGCTTGAAATCCGCGATTCAATGGGTACTGATGTAATTACTCCTGCAGAAGCAGCTCCTGATCTGCCTGCAACAGAAGAATAAAATATAAAGGAGTAAGGGGCTATGGGAAAATTATTACCTCCTAACATAGAAGGTACTATCCCAGCTTTTTACGCAAATACGGACGGGACAGTATAGATTACTGTCCCGTTTTCTATGAATAAAGCTGTAAGTAGAAACTCAGTAACTGGCTTTTCTTTAAAAATAAAGACTGTTTAGAGCAGTTCTTATTTACACACTTGGGAGGCCGATAGCTGGGACGTAGAAAGTGCGATGGAAGCTGTCTTTACTGTGCCTTCAAGTTTATTAACAAAATTACGAGTTGGACAATTTTATAAGATTCAACTGGCTTATATCAATGGTCTTACTCATGCAGAAACAAAATCTTTATTACAAGATAAATTAAACGCTTTTTATAATTATAAAGATGCTTATACAAATTCTGTAACACAGACAGAACTTCGTAATGCATATAATACTTATGCAGCAAGTGATAGTAGTTTTAGCCAAATAGCGATTGGTAAATTAATTATTGCTATTGGAAATAGTGTTAGCTATAACACAGAAGATGAATGGTATGAAAATATTATTAGTTAGTTAGATATTGCTAATAAAACTGTTGGATATTATTCAAGCGTTGGTGTTATTAAATATACTACTAGACCAGTAGTAGAAATAACAAATCTTGAAGATAAGATTATCAATTCTCATGTTTATTAGTACACTGGTTATTATAGCCAAGCTGATGGCGATGTAACTGAACATCTTTATTCTTATAGATTTGATGTTTTTGATGCTAATGGTGATTTATATAAAACTACAGGCGACTGTTTGCATAATAGTAATAATGATACTAATAATTATGAGTCTTACGATAATTTCTTATTACAAGAAGATTTTGATCCAAGTGATATTCATTCTATTAGATATTCTATAACAACTATTAATGGTGTGTCAATTAGTTCTCCTCGATATAGATTTATGCAAAAAATTTCTATTGATCCAGAGCTTGATGCAAAATTGGTTGCGACTTTAGATTATGAGAATGGCTACGTATCATTGAACCTCATCGGTAATATCAATGAAAAGACTGGAGCAGAAACTCCTGTGACTGGTGCATTTTTAATCTCAAGAGCATCTGCGGCCAGCAATTTTATGGAATGGGACGAGGTTAGCCGATTTAAGCTCGGTGCTCAAACTCCTTCTCGTTTTTTACAGAATGATTTTACTATTGAACAAGGCTAGACTTATTAGTATTCAATCCAACAATATAATGATAATGGATTATATTCTAATCGCATCTTATCAAATAAAATCTATGCAGATTTTGAAGATGCCTTTTTATTTGATGGAGAGCGTTAGTTGCGTATAAAATTTAACCCTAAAGTATCAACATTCAAGAATGATCTGCTTGAAGCAAAGATTGATACTATAGGTGGTAAGCATCCATTCATTTTCCGTAATGGAAATGTTATGTATAAAGAAATGGCTTTATCAGGATTAATTTCTTATCAAATGGATGAAAATAATTTGTTTTTATCTGATGCAGATTTATTATTGGAGACTGATAAAAATAAAGAACGTACTCAAACTACTTTCTATCAGTTATAGTATGATGAAGATATTAATGCTTATGCTCAACAATATGCAATAGAGCATTATAGTCGTACTGCTATGACTGATATTGTTGATATGTATAATGACAGTAATGATGAATATAATATAATTAAAAATTCACATTACCGTACTACACAATTAACTAATTATAATATTGCTGCTGAACGCATATTTAAACTTGCGGTTCTCGGCTGGCTGAATGATGGAAAGCCGAAACTTTTCCGTTCACCAACTGAAGGTAATTATATTGTACGTCTGCTTAATGTTTCTTTGTCCCCGAACGATACGCTCGGCCGCATGCTGCACACTTTCAGTTGTACAGCTTATGAGATCGCAGATTATAATTACCGCACACTAGATAACTATGGTCTTGTAACGATTACAAGTCCTAAATATACTTTCATGCGTTGGGAAACTGTAGATTTAGCTCCTGTTTCTCCGAATGGTACTATCATGTATGCTTCTGGTCGTTTGAATAGATTCCCTGCTTATACTGTTAAATTCGAGAATTTATTGCCAGGTAGTTTATTCTATATAGATGGTAAGCCATTCCGCATTGGTGCGACTGGAGCTTATGAGGTTTCTATTGGTACACAAATGAATATTATTTCTATCCCAGAAGATGCTAAATATACTGGGCAAATGACTTATGGCTATTATAGTGAATCACAGAACTCATTTGATACGATCGCAGAAGCTGAAGTTATTGATTATCCAATTCGTCAATTTATTGGAGAAACTTCAGAAGTGTTAGATGAGATTATAGATATCAAAAATAGTCTGGTTAAATTCTTATATCTTCATGCTATGATTCGACCATTACGTGATGCTTATGTGCGCACAGAAAGTGGTAATCAAGTCTATTATTTGGATGCTGATTTTACAATGCCACTTGTTGCAGATCCATACTTTATGTATAGAATCTATTCACTTGAAGGCAGAGATAAGAGATTTATAAAATATTATGATGCTTATAATAAGCGTTCATATACTGATGAAGCAACTGGGTATAAACCTTCTTTTGAAATTAATGGAGAAGTAATTTCTTTAGCAGAAATTCATTCTATTGATTTTAGAGAACCAGATAAAATTACTTCATTAAAAGTTAATAATGGTGTTTCATTAGATTGTGGATATTAGGTATGTACAATTACCTATATGCTTGAACAAACTAATGCTGAAGTTGTTTATGCTCGTCAGCTTTGGGAGACTGCTAAAAATAATTTAGAAGAAGCTATTGCTTTTCAGAGTAGTGATAGTAATAATCAACCTGCTGATACAATGAATAGTAGAATTGATAATTTAATGCAGCAAGAACGTACTGCTTATAAAAACTTTATTACAGTTCTTGAAAGAGAAAAGGCTATAGATGACGCTAATAGAGGGGCAGGCGACTTATCATAATGAGAAATGCTTTATATGATGAAAATTTTTTGCTTGCGCTTGAGGCGAAAAACGAACGGACGGTTTGGGCACGTGTAACGTGCCTAACCGCCCTTGAAGAACCAATAGAGTACATTGAAGGAAAAGTTACTGGTGGTTCAATTAATATTGATGGTGCTAGTGCGGTTCGTCGATCATTTAATATGACAATGGTTGCCAAGGATGTTAATATCAATGATTTCTATTGGGGATTAAAAACTAAGGTAAAAGTTGAAATTGGATTGTCTAATACAATTGATCCAACCTATCCAGAAATTATTTGGTTTAAGCAAGGTATTTTTATTTTAACATCTTTTAGCACAGCCTTATCTACTAATAACTATACAATTAGTTTAGGCGGTAAAGATAAAATGTGCTTGCTTAATGGCGATGTCGCGGGCAGCCTCCCGCATAGCACTGATTTTGGAGCAGAAGATGTTTATGACTCTACTACTGGGATTACAACTCGTCACAAAATTCCTATTAAGACAATTATTAAAGAAGCTGTACATCATTTTGGGAATGAGTTATGGCAGAATATAATTATTAATGATCTTGATGATTGGGGACTTCGAGTATTAGAATACCGTGGGAATCAACCTCTTTATCTATTCCGTAATATAGATAGCGGTGTTTTTATTCAAATGACTATGAATGAAAATCAAAGCTGCTATTATGCAGAAAGTAATGTTGAAGTAAAGGTAAACCATATTCCAGTATATGATAATTTATTTAATGAATAGAATGGATTAATCAATCAAGCGACAAGAGTTAAACTATCTTTGGCTGCTGATGCGAATACTTATACTGTTGCTAAATTAGAGTACGGTTCATTGGCTGGTAATGAGGTTATTGATCTTGTTTATCCTGATGATTTGATTGCCAATATTGGTGAAAGTATTACATCAGTTTTAGATAAATTAGTTCAAATGCTTGGTCCTTTTGAATATTTCTATGATGTTGATGGTAGATTTGTTTTTCAAAGAAAAAAGAATTTTATTTCTACTGATTGGAATGGCATCTCTACTGATGGCCTTGGAGAAATTTATGCTGATTCTGGAGTAAATGATCATACTGTTTATAATTTTCAAGGAAGTACTTTAGTCACTTCTTTTAATAACGCTCCAAATCTTTTAAATCTTCGTAATGATTTTAGTGTTTGGGGAGTAAAAAAGAGCCAAAGTGGTGGCTCTGATATCCCTATTCATATGCGCTATGCTATTGATAAGAAACCAGAATATTATGTAACGTTTGACAATAAAGAGTATATGGCATCTGACAACAATGAACGTGGGATAAAATTATTTTATACTTTTCTTGGGAATGAATATGAAGAAGGCGAAGAAGATAGATTAGTAGAAGATTGCCATATTGAGATGCGTAGATTGGCTAAATTAAACGGTTCTACCTCTTTAAAAGAAAATGCTTTTGAAGACTGGGGCTTAGATGTATTATTAAAAACAAAGGCTTTTAATATTACTGTTGCTTCTACTGGAGAGCTAATTGCAGTCTCTGTTCCTTTTCCAACTCCCAAAATGCATTCGGCCTATCTTCATGATTGGCGTGAATTGATTTATTAGATGGCTTTGGACTATCGTAGATATAATCATAATTTAGGTATGAGCACCACAGGAGAAGGTAATGGAGATGAGTTCTTTCTAGAACTCAGTGATCGCAATCCGCAATATCCAAATGGAAAAACTGGATATGAACAATATTATACAGACATTGAAGGCTTTTGGAGATTATTATATGATCCAAATCCCGAAGATGTATCAAAATATGATTCTGCTACTTATTGGAATTATGATGTAAGTAAAGATCCAGCAAGTTTAATTTTCTGGATTGATTTTTTAGATGTTGATACTGATCTTGGTCAATACTCAGTGTAGGCTATTGGGGATAGGCCAAAATCCATTAATGACAATAAAGTAACAGCTATATATTATTAGGAAACCCCTACTGTTATTTTTACCACAGAAGCAGAATATAATAGTAGTGATGTAAAAACAGGTTATACTTATATATGGCTTCAACCGCATATGAAGAACCTATTTACAATAACTTCTAAAGGTAAATCTGCTAAAGAGCAGGTAGACCAAATGCTTTATGATTATTCATATTGTACAGAAAGTGCTACTATTGTTACTATTCCAATTTATCGTCTTGACCCAAATACTCGTATTTATGTAAGAGATGATAATAGTGGTATTAATGGGCAGTATATTATAAGCAAAATTACTATTCCATTGGCCTATAATGGGACAATGAATATTACAGCCACAAAAGCTGTAGAAAGTATTATATAAGGAGGAAACGGAGAATGGCAAAGCAAGTTAAGCAATTTCGCTATTATGGCGAAGGCGATGCTCGCAATTACCCAGGAGCAAATGATGTTTCTAAGAACCCAATGAGACGTTCTACTTTGAAATCTGGTAGCGTATTTTCTGAATATATGCCAATTATTCAGCTAGGCATTCAGGCATATCCTGGGATTAAATTCTATATAAACAATTCGTCTAATCCTGTTATCGTTGGTCAGACCGGTATCTATGAACTCAATGTAGATGGTTTGTCTGAGATTACTTCCTTACGCTTTGACGGCACAACACTTGACGCTATTGAAAAAAGTGTAACTGGTAATACTGTAGTAGGACCGCGCACAGCCTATGATCCTACTACTAATACCGCAGCTACTGGAATTGGAACTTCTGGTGGTATTACTAATTTTTCAATTATCGTTGATGTAATTTATGAGGATGGAGAGGAGTAATAAATAATGGGATTTTATGGAAATGTAAGTAACGCCCAAAATGTTACTTTTACCTTTGACCGCATTTACCCCAACTTCGCCCTCATGAGTGAAAACTGTGCGGTCGATGGTGTATACCCAGGCAGATTTGTTCTTGTTGAATATGATACAGCATTAACGATCGGTACTCGTGGTTTTCTAAGAGTATTTAGAGGTAACGATGGTCAATATTATATTGATCCTTTAAGAACCCCAGAAACTTTATTGTATTATGGTGGGACTGATAGTAGCAATACTATTACTCACGGTCGTTTAGCTTATTATACTGAAAATGATGACTACGATGGATTAACTGGCGAACCTGGTTTAGTTACATTTTTAATTTGTAGCAATACACAATCTGATTTATCTGGTTCTGTCCCAGCAGAATTTGTTGAAATAGTAACCAGTGACAATCGTCCTTATACTATTAACTTTAATGTTGATAAAAACTATTTGATGTATCATAAAGGTGCATCAGCTAAAGACATCGGTAGAGGCTATGATTCTACTGTTTGGGAGAAAATGTACATCAATGGCAAAGAGCAATATGTACAAATTGCTGAATTAAATTCAGTAGTTCCTACATTCGACATTGGCATGGATGCTCCTACATCATCTCCTATCATCCCTCACTGGGATACCAATAGTACAACAGTTTATTATAAAGTACACTGGCAGCCACAATGGGGTATGCGCCAGAAGGCCGCATCCACAATGGCTGGACCAAAGTTTACCGATGATGGCGTCCCAGTTGCTAATCAAATAGATGTATGGGGCGACAATAATGCTGATTACTCTATTGATAAAACTAATTATCCAAGTGATCAGACAACTACCTGGGTCCGCAGAGAATATAATAAGACAACTGATAGATATACCTATTACTATTACGCTAAAGAAACTGTTACTGATGAAGAAACTGGCGAAACAGAAGACCGTTGGAATTGGTATACTCAAGAACAGTTAAATGGTAATGCAGATCTAGATCAAAATATTCCGGCGGCAATTTATTTCAATGCTGCTGGTTTTGATAGTGCGGTCAGTCATTATAGTTCTGATGAACCAACAGCAAAGTTGGAAGCTAATGGTTGGGATGGTAAAGATAGAATTACCATGGATGCTTCTGGTATTAGCGGTCACCTTTATGGCAAACATGATGGTAGTATTAATAAAGATGTTGCTGAAGATATCCAAGAACTTTCTGTAATGTTGCCATCTGTTGGTGATACAATTGCAAAAGTTTGGGATATTGTTTATGGTGATCGTGAGTTAAATGGTTATACTAAGGACACAACTACTGGTGAGTGGGTACTCCCAGAAGGTGAGACAAGTTTTAAGCGTAACCAAGATATCCAGTGGGATTCTACTCAAGGATTACGTGCAGTTACTTTAAATCCAGACTCTTTAGGATATAAATATAATACTGCACCAATAAATACATTAGCTGGTGTTATTAATAGCACTCATGATTTAATGGGTATGATCCTCGTTGAATCTGATGCTCCAATGAATGGCGAAGAGACTATTCGTAATGCAGATTTTGGTAAGATCTATTACTTTACCAGAGATGAAAAGTTCTGCCGCAAGCATAAAACTTATACTTATAGTGGACAAACTGTTGATGATTATATTTGGCGCCCTGTTGAGTTAACTGCTGACTCTTGGGAACAGAATGTTTATTATTATATAGACGCAAATGGTTCTCTTAATGTAACTGCGGAGGACGGCTCTGCGGTGAAACTGAGCGCGGACCGTAGTTCTGAATTTGATAGTAATAAGCAATACTATGCTAAATATATTAAAGAATTTTCATATACTGCCTTAGATCATGATTTAATTGATTATGAGCCAGGCAGATATTATTACAAAGATCCTTTTGGTAACTATACATTAGCTACTGAGCCAAGTTTCTTTGTTGATAAGAATTATTATAGTTTCACCAACCCACCTGAAGGCCCATTAGAGTTTAGTGCAAGTTATGAGCCAAATAGATATTGGTATAAACTAAATAACAATTTCTATCTTGACACAAATGAAATTATTGATGGTTCTCGAAATTATGTAACCTTTACTCCACAACAAATTACAAAATATATTTATGGCGCCAATCTTTATTATTATAGTACTGAGACTGGCATGCATGCAGACCCGGAAGGAACTCCTACTGATGAACGTGAATATTTTGTAAGAACTTTGGAAAAAATGGAAGGTACAGAAGATCAATACCGTGAGGTATTTACTTCGATAGGCACATGGGGTAGTGAAGGATGTACGTTAGTATAGTATACTCCTAATATGTACTATCAGCGTTTGAGCCGTCAAGAGACTAGCTCTGAGCAGACTTCTGTTGGAGATGAACCGGTTCAAACCACAGAAATTCCGTATGAATACCGTCTATTAACAGCTCCAACTTTTGAAGGCGGAACTTCAACATTAAATTATTATGTTATTGAACCTGAAGAAGTACGGCCTGCTTTCTTGTATGTTCCTAATGTATATTATTACAAAGATGAAAATACATATTATTTAGCTTATAGCTCAGTTTTGAGCGATACTGCTGAATACTATCGTATTAACCCACAAGATATCGTTAAAGCTGAAGGCTTTTATAAAGCTAATACCTATTATATTAATGATAATGGTACTTATAGATTAGATTCTTCTTTGACAAAAGATCATCCTTATAATGAATATTATCTTAGAGATACTTATTATGTCTTTAATGATGATTTAAATTATTATAGTCAAGGCGCCGTTTGGAACGATATTATGAATCTTATTCCAAACACTATTACACTTGGTACTCGCACTGAAGCATACGATATGGTTGAGTTGCCTGAGTTTGCTCGCGGTATGAATACTCTCCATGGCGCTATTCTCAAGATGGCACAATTGATGGAAGTTGGCGACGCGCAGACTCGTGATAAATCTACTATGCAGGGCTGCATTAACTCAATGAATGATATTCTTAATAAGTTCGGAGAGTTTTCACCAAGACAATTCTTAATTGTTGATAATTATGGTAGATTAACCAGCACTGAGTGGACAACAGAGCAGCCTTATGTTGCTACTAATCATGGCTTCTTGACAAATAATACTACTACATTAGCACCTGCAAAAGATCGTTGGATTCATCTGTCCATGGATGACAATGCTGCTTCTCCGTTGCTCACAATTCGTCATGAGTTTACTTCCGTTCCAGATACCACTTCTACCGCAAATAAAAATGCAGCCGTAGGCACTGGATTGAATAAAGGTATTACTGACGATTTGAAATTATATACTCCAATTGTTGATAGTACTGGTCACGTTGTAGGTAAGAATGTTGAGACTGTTACTTTGCCTTATGGTTTTAAATCATTCACAGTAACGAATAGTTCAACAGATACTTCCTATACTGATGGCACTACCAATAATGTAATCGCAAATACTACACAAGATATATTAAATTTTGCTGCTGGGAATAAGTGGATACGTTTTGCAACAACTCCATTAGATGACAAAATTACTATCGCGCACGAGACTCACTCCATTGATACTGAAGCTGTTGATGGTACTGATTTTAATGCGGATGGTGCAGTTTCTTTCTTCACAGTTCAAGATTTAACATTTGATACTGCGGGACATGTTGTATCTAATAAGAATCATTCATATACATTACCTTACACTTTCAAAACTATTGAGTTAGAAAATGTAACGACAGATACAGCTTGGTCTTAGAGTGGCGAGTCTACAACCTCTATTGTTGCAGATGGGATTACTGATACCTTTAAATTTAAGGGCGGTAATAAATGGATTCGTTTCACTAGTCATGTTAATAGTGATGAATTACTTATTGCACATGAGACACATGAAATTGATATAGCTGCAGCAACAGAGACAAATCTGAATAGTGACAGCACAGGTACTCTTATTATTCCGGATTGGAGCTATGATGTAGCTGGACATATTACTGCTAAGAAGAGTCATAGTTATACTTTGCCTTATAACTTTAAGACTATTACTCCAGGCAATACAAATTCATGGGCAGTTTCAGCTACTACAAATACCACTTCAGCTGTTGCTGATTCAGTCTACGATACCTTAACTATTCAAGGCGACAATAACTGGATAAAGATTCGTGGCAATAACTCCAATAATGATTAGATTATTATTGGCCACGGTGCCCCAGATACCACAGCGGCTAACTTGACCGCGAATACTGGCGCGTCCGATAGCAATATTATTACTAATGCATTTGGCTCTGCAATTACAATTCCAACATTTAAGTATGATGCTGCTGGCCATATCTCAAGCACTAGTAGCTTTACAGTTAATATCCCAGGATTGACATTACTTGATGCTGCATCTGATACTACTAGTACAGCAGAAATCCTTTCCGGTTTCAGTTATACAGCTCCTGCATAGGGAAACAATTATACTGGACAATTGCAAGCAAAAAAACGTAACGTAACTTCGCTCCTGATGACGGGGTATGAGGCTCCTCCACAGGCCGGCGCGCAGACAATCGCGGCCACTGACACCGTTGGACAAGCCTTTAATAAGTTACAAGCTAGCGTTGATGCAGTTGAAGCTTCCATTGGTACATTAAATGGTGCTAATACAGTTACAGGATCTGTCGCAAAGAGTATTAAAGACGCAATTGATGCATTAGACAGTACCAGTTCTACTGATACTGACACTAGTACTCATGTATTTGTAACCTCAGTCACTCAGACTGATGGTAAAGTTACTGTAAAAACAAGAGCATTAGCTAAAGCTGACATTCCTGCACTTGATTATATTTCATCTACTGCAAAACCAACAGATGTAGTAAAATCTGGCACAGGTAGCTCTACTACTAATTATAGTAATCAAACTTATATAGACATTATTAAAGATTTAGCTGCAAGAGTAGCGACTCTTGAGGCAGCAGCTAACTCCTGATCCTCCTAATTAATAGACTCGGTCTAATAAGGCCGAGTCTATTTAATTTAATGTAAACTTTTTCTAAATAAAATAGGAAGTCTTAGAGGAAAGGAGTGAATCAAGTTTATGCCACAATCACCGTTGAATTATCCGACTGATTCGCCTAACTATATACGAATTAGACGTGGTACTCCAAATGCGTATAAACGATTAAGATATAAAGATCCTAACACTTTATATTTTATTGCAGAGAAAGAAGCCACTACAGGTTTATTGTATATGGGCGATAAGCTGATTGCTGGTGGCGACACAAATGAATTTAATGCCGCAGAAGTATCTTTGGGTTAGTTAAAAGATGTAATCCAAGAGAATGCAGGCGATAAAGATATTTTAGTATATGATGCTGGCACAAACAACTGGGTTAATGTAAGCATCAATGAAGTCATAAGCATCATGAAAGGCGCTACGGCTGACCTTGATGGTGAAGTTGGTCTAGTCCCGCAGCCAAAAGCCGGAGAAGAAGATATGGTTCTCCACGGGAATGGCTCCTGGGGTTTTATTGATATTGAATACCCAACAACAGGGAATTTAGATCATGTAAAATAGAAACTTACTGATTTAGATCAGAAAGTTGGTTCACTCGATAATGCAGACTTGGCAAACCGAGTTCAAGTCATTGAGAATTTTATGGAGATACGGAAGAATACTGTTACTGGGGCTCCCGTATCAATATTAGTTAATAAGGTTGGTAATCTAGAATAGAGTTTGCGTGATACGAACTCTGAGATTACAAATATAAAGCTACGATTGACTTGGTAGCCATATGATAACAAAACATGAAAAAGGAGGAAAAAGCTGAATGGATGTCCTATTTAAAAGAGGCTCACAAGCTGCTATTGAAACTCTTATAAGTACAGCGAATAGCGCCACAGAAGGCTCTTTTTATTTAACTGAAGACACTAACCGATTATATATTGGTAAAAATATCAGCACAACCAGTACTGCTGATGTGCGTCCAGTAGCTGTTAACCAAGGTGTTATTAATGTAGCTAGCGTTGCTAATTTGCCTGCTTTAGACAGCACAGAAATGGGCCAATTCTATTACTGCGCTGCAGAGAATGTTCTTTGTGTATTAAGTGGTAAACCAGGTCTCGCACGTTGGGTACAAATTAACCCTGACACTAATACATCAATTAAGACCCATACTATTGGTGTTAGCACAACTAGTGGCGTTGCTACAGTTACTTCTACTATTACAGAAAAAATTTCCACAGGTGGCTCCGTATCTGATGGCGATACTTATGATCCATCCTTCACCTTACAAGGTGATAATGGTATTGATGTTTCTAATACTGGAAATGCAATTACCATTGAAGGTGAAAAGAATGCTCTCCAAGTAGCTGCAGGCACAGGTGTTTCCGCAGACAAATCTGCTACTGTTACTTTAACATCCGATAAGTTTGATACTACAGCAGGTGACCGCAATAGTGTTGTAACCTTTGCGGGCGGCACTGATATGAAGGTCACTGTTAGTGGTAATACTATTACTTATAGCTTTGATGGTAAAGATATTGGCGATGCTGATTTAATCATCAGTAATGGTGATGTTGATACTGCTGGTAGTACAGTTGGTTTCACTATCACATTGGACGATGACACTAACAGTACTCATGGTTATTTTGATCCAACTATTCAGATAGGCACTCATAGTGATTCATTGATTCACTTTGATGGTGGTAAAGCTACTTTACCTGTTTATACCAAAGATGAAGTCGATGATAAGATTCATGACTTTGATGCTATGTCTTATAAAGGCACCATTGGTAGCACTGGTACCTATACCGCTGTTGATCTTGGTGGTACTGCTACTTCTGGAGTTTTAACTGAAGCTCACAATGGTGATACCTTTAAAGTATCTGGTTCACTTTCAGGCCCAGGTTTAACCGGTAAGTTTGTTGATGCTAATGGTAAGATTTATGGTTTAGTTGATGGCAACTCTGACTACAATCAGATCCAACTTAAGGCTGGCGACTTACTGATTATGCAAGGCACTGAGTTAGCTGATGGTACATTAGATCCAACAACCGTATGGTTTGATTATGTGCCTTCCGCAAATGACTATGATACTCAGTACACAGGTTATACTGTTGATAATGGTATTGAATTTAAGGAAAAAACTAGCGATGCTCCTTTAGGCGGTATCAAACTTGTTGCTTCCACCGATAATAATTCTATTACTATTACTGATAATACCAACCCAGGTACTACTAATGTAACTAATACTGTAACTATTAAGCATAAAGAGAATTTCCAGGCAACTGGTTCTATGGTTCCTGCTGGCGACACGGCTCATGTTCCAGTTGGCGCCGACGGTTACACTATGCAGAGAGCTACTGGTACTAGTAACTCTGAATTAGATATCCAAGTTCCACAATTCACATGGGATAAGGGTGGTCACTTAGCTAGTGTTAGTTATGTAACCTATAAAGTTGTTGATACTTATGGTGCTGGCGGTTCAGTTATTGACTATAAGGCTGAAAATATTACTTCAACAACTCCAAATGCAGCTGCGCCTAGCTTCTTGGCTTCTGCTGATTTAACAGTTGTTTCTGAGGCTGCTGATGGTACTTAGGCAAGCAAGACATTAAAATTAAAGTCTGATACTTTAGCAATGAGTCTTGATGGCACTAAGAACCTTAAGATTAATTTAGTATGGGGAACGTTCTAAGGGCAAACCTCATTAACTTGATGCGAAGAGTTTTTATATTCCTGTGAAGGAATGTTTTATAAGCGAAGTGAGATATTCCTCTCACTTCGCCTTTTTTTATTATGTAAATAAGATAGAAAGGAGATAATAGCTTTTATGGATAACGCAAGATTTAGACCTGTTCGTGGGTTAGAGGCTACTATTCAAGCAGCTCCTATCATTCCGGGTTATGTCTATTTTGCTCAAGATTCCAGAAAAATTTATTTGGATATTGAAGATCCTGAAACTGGCACAGCTAGTCGTGTGTTGATGACATCAGCGCAGTCTGGCGGCGGTGGCGGTGGTAGCAACTCTGGTATCTTCTATGGTATTCGTGAAACTAGCGAAGAAGAAGATGAAAAGCCAACTCTTGAGTTCACTATTGCTGACATTGAAGGTGACGTGCTTCCTGGTATTGACGATCTAATTATCAATGAGCCAGATAGTTGTTTCTACCGCGTAATAGAACTAAATAATACTATTTCAGTTATCGCTAAGCGTTTAACTGTTGCAGGTAGCGGTGGAGAGTCATATACCTCTGGCGCCACTGTAGAATATGATCCAAACGCTATAAAAGCAGCATATATTGAAGGCCAAGAAAATTACTTGACCATTACTCCTTATTCTGCTACCAATAAAGCTGGTACTTACCTCGATCCGTTCATGCAGCTAGAATGGTCTATCCGCAATAGTAATGATACTTCTATAATTTATGCTAGCGGTAGTCAAATGGTCGCAAATGGTGTGCCTATTGATTTCGAGTTCGGTACCAAGGTGTCCGCAGGTACTTCTTCCGTTTATAACCAGATTTGGTTTACATTAACTGGTGCTAATAGCGGTACAATGAAGGCTCCTGTTAAGGCAACTGTTCTATGCGTAAAGATGACTTTATAGATGCATAAGGAGTTTGATCCTTTAACTGTTTATGGTCATAGTTTCACCATGAGCTGTAATGTTAGTGGCGCGATTGAGAAAATCTTGGTGTGGAAATTAGATAACGCTGTTGTTAGAACTGATATCCTTCCTGCTTCTGGCGATGGTAGTTCTGGCCGTCAGCAGTGTGTTGTTCAAGATGTTGAGCGCGGCGCGCACAAGGTAAAGATTGAGTTATATCAGTCACTTGCGGGTGAAAAAGGCGCTTCAGTCACACCACTAGAGTTTGAAATTGCCGTAGCTAGCAAAGATGATGAATCTACTGCTCCAATCATTTGGACTGGTAGCTATCAATCTCAATATAATAACTATGATAGAATCGTTATTCCATTCATGGTTTATAACCCATAGAGTGAAACAAGTTTAGTTAGATTCTATAAGAATGCTGCTGAATTAAGTGTTTCTCCTGTGAATGTTACTTATACTACTGGTGTAGAATTTAGTAAGTTAGAAATTATTGATGCAACAATTTCTTCTGAAGTTGGTAAAACTGTTCATAATACTTATCAGATTATTAGCGGTGATACTGTTAAAGAAGTTGAATTCGATGTATTACAAACTGGTAAAATGCTACTTGGTCAGCAAGATAGTTTGTTAGTAAACTTCAGCTCTGCAGGTCGTTCTAATAATGAGAGTGCGGTTAGTCGTCCAGTATGGTCTTTCAATAATCCTAATCAGAGTCTTGGCGAAGTTGTTGGCGTATTTGAAGGATTTAACTGGTATAATAATGGTTGGGTTACTGATGCAGATGGTAATACTTGCTTACGTATCAGTAATGGCGCCAGATTCTCTATTCCTATTGGACAAATCACTATGAACTCTACTACTGCAGGTAGTCAGTCATATACATTTGAATTCCAGTTTAAGATTCGTAATATTCAGAACTATGAGAAATTGATTTCTCTTGTTACTCACTATTACTTAGATGAAAATTAGACTTAGGATGATACTCAGATTTACGAACTCTATCGTAACGAGTATGCTACAGTATATGATACTTATGATCAATTCCTTCAGTGGTATTTGCCTACCATCGGTCGTTCTTACGATGACCTGGTTTATCGTAGTGTTGAGTCTGTTATTTCCGCAAGTACAGCATTATGTAACTATTATGATGGTACTAATGGTTTCTGCCTTGGTACTCAAGATGCATTCTTCAAGACCAACGTTGGTACTCTGACTTCTAACTATGTTGAAGATCAGATTATTAATCTTACTTTGATCTATTCAAAGACTAAGAAGCTTGCATATATTTACTTAAATGGTGTTCTTGATGGCGCAGCTCAAATCCCTGATACGAACGCGTTTACAATTGAGAAAAACGCAATTGTATTCAACTCTGATTTCTGTGATATTGATCTTTATAAAGTGCGTGTGTATAACATCGACTTTGCTGTTGGTGAAGTACTTAATAACTACGCAGTTGACTTGAGAGATGTTCAGTTATATAATGAATCTAACTCTCTTGTTCGTGATGATGATAATTTAGATTCTTAGGTGCTTGACTTTGATAAGATGATTACTTATAACCAAGAGCATCCTGATGAATATTTAATGCCTTATATTTTATTCCAGAATGTTGACACTGGCGCGCTTCCATATAGTAAAGCTGATGCGAAGAGCGCAGACATGACGTTTGTAAATACTGGTTTGGACCATGATTATGCAGCAGGACTTTTAGTTGAGAAAGCTAAGAATTATTCTGTTGGCGAAGTAAAAGTTGCTTGGATTACTCCTAACTTAGCAGCAGAACTCGCTGAAGCATATCCTGCCAACCAGGCTACTAGCGCTTATTGGTTCATGCTTAATGGCACTAAGACTTATGTTGCTATTAATTACAATATGTTATGGGGTCAAAATGGTGAGACTAAGTTAGATTGGAAGTTCAAGAAAAAAGCAGCAACACTTCCAGACAGTGACGAAGTCGATCCTGCAAAATCTTATGAGATTTGTGTATTTAGACATCTTGACAATGTAAGTAACTTCTATCTGCATCATGGAGCTTCTTTCCATGCTGTTGGTGGTGAAATCAAGACTCAAGGTACTTCTTCACAATTCTATCCTCGTCGTAACTATAAATATAAAGGCAAGGAAGTTATGATCGCTAATAAGGGCCCATTTGAGATTGATCCTATGTGGATGGAATATTTCTTCATGGATAATGATGATGTGGGTACTAATAAGTTTACTTTAAAGATCGACTTTATGGAATCTTCTGGTTCTTATAATACTGGTCTTGCAAACTTATCACAGACTGCTTATACAAAGCATCCTTTGTTCGATTATGACTTTGCTAATGATTTAAATATCAGTAACCTTCGTACTTCAATTTGGGGCTTCCCAACAATGGCGTTCCATGAAAAGGCTGATGGGTCTACTGTTTATATTGGTCGTTACAATATGAACCTTGATAAGGGATCTGACGAATGCTTTGGCTATAAGTTATTCGTTGATAATGATCCACAAGGTACAAAAGTAAAAACTAATTATGTTAAAGATAAAAAAGGCAAGATTCTTGATGTTGCAAAAGCTGCTGAGTGCTGGGAGTTCTCAGACAATAACCGTGGCTTCTGTTCCTTCCGCGATCCACAAGGTCGTTATGTTGGAGACATTAGTGATGAACCTGGTGCTTTCTTTAGTTAGAAAGTAAATGGCGTAGAGCAATCTAACGCTAAGGGTACTTGCCCAATTGTATGTGACTCTTTTGAATATCGTTATAATACTCATGGAGATGCTTTTGATTATCTATATGGTGAACCTATAAAAGATTCAGATAAAGAAGATATCGCTGATGACCTCGGGACTGAAAACCTCGATACCATGTCTTACGAAGATAAATGCGCTAAGACCTTCGAGTGGATGAAGAACTGGGAGCGCGCCGTAAAATGGGTATATAGCACAGATACTGAATCTGTTGGTTCTGAAGCTGACTTATTTACTCGTTATGGTCAGATTCATGACAATAAGGTTTATAAAGGACCGACAACTAAACTGAATCCTACCACTGGTGAAAGTATTGATGCGTTAATCTTTAATGCTGTTGCAGTAGATAAAGATATTTCAGAAGTGAAAGACGCTGTTACCGCAGCTGGATTCACTGAGGCCCAGTTGAAACAGCTTTATGGTATTGTTGATGCCGAATAGAGTACCGCTACTGTTGAAGTTAAGAAATTAACTAATGACAGTTATGGTCAAGCTTATGCTGCTATTACTGGTTTTGAATATATTGATAGTACCGAAGTTGCTGGTGCAATTGCTGCTGCAAGTGAGTTTGATGCTGATACTACTTATTTCGTTGAAGATAGTGGTGATTATGTCGAAGCAGATCCTCAGCCTACCGCAGATAATTTTGCTTCTGGTAGTTACTTCTATTATCCATTGACTATCACTTGCCATTTTAATGGTGGTGAAGTTATTGATCGTAGCGTAGTATCAACTGCTCTACAAGAAGATGTAGCAACCTATGAGACTTCTAATATTAGATCTCTCCCTGCAGTTTATGTATCTGGCAATAATAACTATTATTTCGATACTAAAGAATATCGTTTAGCAAAATTCGCAAAAGAATTTACTCAGCATTTTGATAAAGAGTATGCTTGTGTATACTTTATTATTACTGAGTTATTAATGTGTTATGACTCTCGTGGTAAAAACGCAATGTTCGCATCATGGGGACCACAAGTCGAAGGCGGAGACTACATTTGGTATCCTATCTTCTACGATTTGGATACTCAGCTCGGTATTAATAATACTGGTATTCCTTCATTTGAATACTTTACCAATGCTTCTGAAGATGGCTGCTTCTCAACTAATGATAGTATTCTTTGGACCAATATGTATAAAGTATTCTTAGATGATATTAAAAAGTATTACCAATTTTTACGTACCTCTGTAAAGACTCGCGCACATGGCAGCACTCCTGAGTCTAATAACCACGCTCCATTCGCAGGAATTGAGTATGGCGGACAGGAAGCTGTCGAACACATTGAGAATTGGTACACTTGCAAGCCTGAAACCACTAAGTCCATTTGTATGCAAGGCCACAGACCTCTTGTTGCTATTAACATGGATGAATTTTATAAATACATCTTTATTATGATGAACGTCCCTGGCGGCGGCTATCAAGGCACTGAAGCTGGTCAGACTAAGTATGATACTTCTGGTTCATTCTTATATGCTTTGCAGGGCGACCGTAGCTTGTCAAGACAGCAGTTCTTAAAGAGAAGAATTAACTTCATTGACTCTTGGTTGACTCGTGGTAACTATGCTGAAGGTACTGGCGTTACTATTAAGTTCCGTACTTCTGCGAACGACCCTGAGAACACTTCAGACCATTGGATCGAAGGTAGTAACAATGGTATTGGTTCATTAACTCCTAATGCTCCTTACTATGTTACTCCAGAGACTTTCGATGACTTTGGTGATCGTGTCAAGACTCAAGAACTTGATGCTGACTTCTTCATTAAACTTACTCCATTCCAGAGAAGTTATGTAACTCTAGCAACCGATAATGCTCCTTTACCTTCTAAAGAATATTCTGGCAGCGCAGTTCGTGTAGACTTCCCAACTAACGTTGTAACTGGTGTCCGCACTAGCCCACGTTATGCTGAGCAGTTACTGTACGTCTATGGTGCTGACTATTTGAAGGATATCGGAGATGTAAGTTTACTGTATCCTCGTGAATTTGAAATTGATAATGCTTCTCACTTGTAGAAGATTATTCTTGGTAATGATACACCTGGATATTTTAATAATAAATTAAAGTCACCAAAATTTGGTGCAGAAGCAAATAGTGCAACAGGTAAACCTCTGCTTAAGGAAGTCGTATTTACCAATGTTAAGATTGATGGTGATGGTATTTATCCTCTTGACTTTGGTAGTGCTGAAAAGCTGCAAATCTTCCGTGCTCTTGGTATGAACCTTTCAACTGTTACCTTCGCTGATGGTGTTGCTTTGCACACACTACATCTTCCTTCAACTGTAACAGAATTCGTATTAAGAGAAGCACGTTCACTTGATACTATAATTGATAACTACGTAGCTCCAACACGCAATACCGATAAGAGTTGGAACGCTCAACGTGGTTTATATATTCAAGGTTTAACCGATGCAACTTCTGTTGCAACGACTACTTCTAATATCTCTCGTTTTGAGATTGTTGGAGGTTCTTTAGGTTATGGTAGCTATGATTTGTTGAAGAAACTTTATGATAAGTATGAAGCAACAAATACTGGTACTTTAACAATCGGCCTTGAAGAGGTTCATTGGACTCCATATACTAAGCTTGAAAAGGGTTATGTATATAACTCTGACGAAGCAAGCAAATATTACATTGATAATGAACATTATCAGTTAGAGTTGTTAACAGCTTATGATAATGGTCGTTACGCATCTACTGATTTTACTACTGGAACTGGCTTAACTATCTGGAACGATTTGATTCGTTAGGGCATGTTATACATCAGAGATACGAGCGTTTCTAACGAACGTATTGCTTCTATTAGTGATTTGCAGATGCTTATTGATTTAGCCGAAGATAGCAAATACAAAGGAACCAATAGTGCTAATACAAATATTCCAGTAATCACTGGTGATATTTACGTTGATAATAGTATTGAAGATATCGTTAATGAATCTGATATTAAGAATACGATTATTGACCAGTATTATCCAAATCTTCATATCTTTGTAACAAATGTTCGTAAAGCATATTCAGCAAAGTTTATCAAAATTGATGGTGATAATTACGAAGTTGTTGGAACCCAGAAGGTTGACCCAGACCAGGCTGAAACAAAGACTTGGTTTGATGATCCTTATGTTCAGTATGCTTCTCTGACTAGCCGTGATCACTATGATTTCAATGGTTGGTCAACAGCAGAAGGCGATACAACTAAAGTAATTTATCAAGCTGTCTATCAGCCAAATATGTATTACACTTATAATCAAGCAACAAAGAGCTATGATCAAAGCAGTGAATATAACGCAAATGAGACCTACTATTATAAGACCCCTGGACAGGATAAATATACTGTTGTTATTCTGACAACTGATAGCGATAAGATCTGGAGTGCTCAGACTTACACTGAGGGTGTCTATGAATATAACTTCTATATTATTTATAATAGACATAAATACTTAATGAAGTATTTGAATATGGATGGCAGCGTAATTACTACTTAGGAAGTTCCTTACGGCGATTATCTTGTCCAGCCTGCGGGAATCCCTGCAGCGCCGGCCGCAATGCTGAACGCACTTCCTGTGGAAAAAACCTACGTGTTTAAGGGCTATAACACTGATGCTGATGCAACTGATGTTTTGGCCTTAACCGAAATTGCGTCTAGCCAGGATATGAATTTCAACGCAATCTTCTCGCAGCTTGATGTTCACGATCCTGCGGCTGTCTACCCTGAGTCCGCATTTGACTTTACTGCTGGTTCTTATACCTCAGCTTATGGCGAAACTAATAGTGATTACTATGCTAGTGGTTGGGTTCTTCGTTTGAAGAGCGACGTTGTATTAGCAGGTAAGATCACTGTTCCTGTAATGCATAATGGTGAGCCAGTTGTTGGTGTTGTTGGATTCGGTGCTGATGGTAACTCTAATCCTAATACCGCAGGTGTAACACATATCTTCTTTGAGCGTAATGAAAATAGCCAACTCAGATACTTCGGTACTGTCGCATTCCGTGCGATGGAGAATTTGAAGTATATTGAGATTCCAGATAGCGTAAGATTTATTGGCGATCGAGCATTGCAAGGCTGTACTTCATTGGATATTACCAATTTTGGTAATAACGTTAATGCTTATGGTTCTTCTTGCTTCTCTAACAGTTTCATTGGTAACAATGGAACTCAGATGATTACTATTAATATTCCAGGTGACACCACTCGTATTTACGATAGTGCATTTAGAAACTTAGGTACTTCAATGAGACCTGTTGGTATTGCACAGTTGAACTTCGGTGGTACGGGCGATCCTACTGCGATTATGTTTGTTGATCCTGAAAGCAATGGCCCATTTAGTCAGCGTTCTGCACAGTACTATATCCAGGCTGTTAACTTCTATGGAGTAACACAGGCAGAAATTGAAAGTAGAGAAAATGTCTTGCCAGGCATTAATGGTAGATTGGCAACTGGCGCTACTGTTCAATATTTGACAGCATAATAAAAGGAGGGAAACAATAAATGACTAAAACCGTAATGTATGAATATCAAGGTACTAATGGTATCATTTGTTCTCCCATCCACTTGGAAGATGTTTATTACATCCGCAAGATCAGATTGACTGCGGAAGATCCTAAACGTCTTACCAAAGATGGCAAGCATTTCTTCACACAGGTCACCGTCCCCGAGGATGAAGTCGACCAGTGGAAAGAAGTCTGAGGCCAAAATAAATTATACTATTGAGTATTTTTTTGAAATATTATGAAAGGGCTGGGGAAGTTCTTCAGCCCTTCCCCCAAATAATTTTATAGAAAGGATGACAAAATAGTGATTACAAAGGTAACTAACGAGACTCGTCCATTATATAATTCATTATTTGAAGAAGCAGACGCTCTTCTCGAAAATACCGAAGATACTGCTATTGCAGGTCTTGATGATTATTTTTCACGTATTACTGAAATTGTCGGTGCCGCAGGCGCTAGCGCAGTAAATACAAGAACACGTAATTACGAGAAGCGTAAGTTTTTGGCATTACCTTTTAGCGAAGGCTATTTTGAGGTTGATGCTAATACAAGAACTATTTCAATCCCTGATAATTTTGCTAGAAATGGTCTTTCTGTACAGGGCGATCAAGTTGCTGAAACTCTGTATTTCAAGATTGACAGATATTTCGATGCGCAGGATTTAGGTAATATGATCGACGAAAGTCTTATCATTGGTATCCAGTGGAGAGATAGTGCAGGAAATGAACATTTTTCAGTTTCTGACTATATTGATATTGTTTCACATCCAGGCTATGTAATTTTTAACTGGGATATTAATGAAGAAATTACCAGAAATTCTGGGCCAATTTCTTTCTCTGTTCGTATCTATAGACTTGATGAAAATAAGAATGTTGAATATAGTTTCAGTACACTTACTGCAACTTCTTTTATTAGTTCAGCATTAAATTATGATGCAGCTGCTCTCCTCGAGGGCGAGAGTATGAACAGTTTAGTCATTGGCCGTTTAACCAATAGTCCAGCTCCAAGTGGAACAGGTTCTGCGGAAGCTCCTATTATTATTACCAATCTTCCAAGTTATCAGGATCTTGCTACAGTTACTGGCGAACGTCAGCTTGCGGTCCAGGCTTATTCTCCAGATGGCGGACGTATTTCTTACGTATGGCAGTATAAGGGATTAAATTCTGGTGACTATAGCAACTTTAGTGGTTCTAATAATAATAAGAATTATATTCCAACTACTGACGAAGTCTTTATGGAAGATAATACCTACTATGTAAAGACTGGTACAGTTAATGGCGTAGATGCTTATCGCGCAATTAACCCATAGAGCACAACTGAAGGCTATGACATTGGCGATAATATTGCTGAATGGATTGAAAACCAAGAAGAGATTACCGCACTTTATGAGCTTTATGCAACTGCTGTTGTTACCACTACTGGTTATTACCAAGCACTTGTAACAAATCGCCATGATGGCGCTACTAATACTATCGTTGCTGGCCCATGTATTATCCCTGGTCCTGCTACCTTTAGCGTTGCTAGCCCAGACACTCCCGCAAATAATTTCTTAGATACTTCCGGTCGTAAAGTATTGGTAGTTAATTGTACTTCTAATAGCGAATATGAACCAAAAGATCAGTTTAAGATTACTTGGAAAGATAAAGTTACTGGCGATGATTCAACTGAGACTCAGGTTGGTGTTGTTCAACAAGTAACCGAGGCTTCTACTATTACTGCGGGCGGGGCTGAAGGTGTTCCTAGCGAAGCTCGTGCTCTCTATGATCACACCTTTAGTGCAAGCATTGTTGCTACTAGAAATGGTGATGATAGTGCAGTTCCAGAAATTAAGACCTTCCGTGTAACCGCAGATCCAGAGCAGTATCCTCCTCAGTTAGCTTTGACTTCTGAGAATGTTACTTTGGAGTCTAATACTGACGTTAAGACTGTTACTGTAAGTGTTACTAATATTGATAACATTAATAGTGATGGTTATACCTATCAGTGGTATAAAGACCTTGGTACTACTAATGCTCACGTTGTTGATGATGTTGATATTGCGCTCCCTGGTGAGACCAGTGCAACAATTCAGTTCAGTGAGACTAATACTAACATTGGCCAAGGCGGTATCGGTAACTGGTACTTCTGTGCTGTTACTAACACTTTGAACGGTAAGAATAAGACCGTTTACTCTAATAGCGTATATCTCGGTAAGAGCTACTAATATTAATGAAAGGAGCAAAATATTATGTCTTTATCAAGTAATGTTAGAGAATATAATGAGTTACTGTGGAAAATTCAAGACCAAAACAAACCTGTAACTGCCATTTTGCTCCCTAGCGATGAACTGTTGGGTGAAATTGACTTGGAGGGTCGTACTGCGATCCTCCCGGTCCTTGATCCCACTGACCCAACATTTTTAAGTGTACAGCATGACCATTATGCGGAAACTGTTTACTTTAAATGTGCAAGATACTTTGATAATACTGACTTAGCTACTACTGTATGTATCATTCAGTATGTCAATGCAAATGGGAAGCAAGGTATCTATCGGGTTCCTTTCTATGATGTAGTGACTTATAGGGATGAAAATATAATGCTCGTTCCTTGGTGTATTGATGGTCTTGTTACCGAAGCAATGGGCGAAATTCAATTTGCTATCAGATTTTATTTGATCGATCCGGAGAGTATTGCGGTACTCGCGGATGGAACTCATGATGTCGATAGAATGCGTTATTTGTACAATTTAAATACGCTCCCTCAGACTGCGAAGGTTAAATATGGTTTGGATGCGTTGAGTACAAATGAGGAAACAGATGTTCCGCCTTCTGTTGTTGAATATTTGCTGCAGAGAGTGCAGGATTTGGAAGACAATACAGATTTATGGTGGACTGATATGTTTTAATTAAGAGATTAAGGGGGATGCGTGAAGCTGGCTTTAATGCTGCCATTAGGCGGCGGTCCGCGCATCCCCATTTTCTTTTTACCTTTTGGTATTATATTAAAATAAAAAATAAAAAATATAAGCGAGCGAGCGAAGCTCGCGAGAAAGGAGACCCACTCCGTGTCACTTTAGGTATGGTTGCCCTTGGATGGCAATCTAAATAACTAGGGGATTGCCTCTTGCTCGGCAACGGCCGGGGGGGGTATCCGTTTCAAATGATGGAAAGATTGGCTAGTGTTATTATTTTGATGGCTCTGGATATTTATAGTTTGATAGTACAATAACTAATGTCATTAGTTCTCTTAATGAAATTACTTTTAGTTTTTGGGCAAAACCTACAACTACTACAGGTATTTAGGGTATTTTTCTTATTCGCCAAGGTGCTTCCTCTCATTAGATAAACTTTACTAATACTGGTATTGTATATAGAGATGCGGCTCACTCATCTCAGACTACTATTGCTTACCCTGCGGCAGTACAAGATATATGGACTCATTATCTTTTTAGTTATGCTCATGGTAATTGGATTGTTTATATAAATGCAGCTCTTATTACAAATTAGGGATATACTGGTACAACTCATTTAAATGCTAATCTTAATGAAGTAAGAATAGGACGTGCGCAATCATCTTCAGGCAATATTTATTATACTGGATATATAAATGATTTTCGTATTTATAACCATGCATTAGCTGCTGAAGAAGTCCGTTCAATAGTTGCTAATGGTTTAATGATTCATTATCCTCTTAATGGTATGCCAGGAGATAGTGACAATATTGAATACGATATTTCGGGTTATCATAATGATGCGGAAATTGTAGGTATTGGCAAACAAGGATTTATTAGTTCATTAGCTGCACCTAGATATGCACAATCTTATGCCGGGTTTAGTTTAACTAAATACATAAAAAATGCTGATGTAGCATATGACAGTGGAATATGGTCAATATCTTGTTGGGCTCGTAGTGCTGTGCAACCAAGTGCTTATGAATCTATTTTTTGTTTAGCGAAAGCTGATGGTGAAGATGCTAATAAAAAAGCTTGTATATGTTATTCACCAACAGCTAATACAATATGGTATGAACTTGAAAATAAGTCCGGTAATATAGCTGGTATATCATATACAAAATGGTATCATTTTGTAATGACTTGTGATGGGTCTACTGGTAAAGTTTATATTGATAATGAATTAAAAGCTACTCAAACAGGAATTACAGTTAGAACAGGATGCCATAATTTAGGTATAGGCTGTAGAAGTGAAAATGACGCATTTACTACTGGCGTTAGACCATTTACTGCTGGCAATCTTTCCGATTTTAGATTTTATACAAAATGTTTAACGGCTGATGAAGTCAGCCAACTTTATAATATGGGTGTTTAATGCCCCTTCTTCGGGTTATTAACGCCCGGAGAGGAGGATAAACTCTTTTGAGTTTACAAATTTGGTTACCATTAAATGGGGATGCTCGTAATATTGGTATTAACGGGACGGTTCCTACAGCTTAGAATATTACTTATGAAAATAATGGTAAAATTGGGAAAACTGCTTATTTTAATGGTTCTGATAGTGGTATATTAATCCCAGGTTATTCATTGCCTTCTGGCTCTAGTGATTGGTCATTTGCTGCTTGGGTAAAACCTACCGATGCTATGAGTGGAGCCGCATGTTTTTTAATGAGTTGTCGTACTGCATCATCTAATGCAGGATATGCTATATTTCTTTATCCTCCTAGTAGAGTGACCATATATAATGGCGGTGGTGGAGGAGATTATTCAGAAACAGATATTATAGAATTAAATAAATGGCATCATGTTGCTTATAGTATTACTGGAGCAATAATAAAATTATATATAGATGGAATTTTAAAGTATACTGCTAACAGTGGTAATAATCATATACCAAATACTTATGGTATTGCAATTGGCGGAGCGCAAAATAGTGGAGGGAATGCTAATATTACAAATTAGCGATTTAAAGGTTATATGCAAGATGTACGCATTTATAATAATGCGCTTTCAGAAATTGAAATTCAAGAATTAGCAAAAGGATTAATTTTACATTATCCTATGTCTGGAACACCATATAGTAATTTAAATAGTATAAGAACTAATTAGTTACCTTCTGACTATCAAGAAGTTGAATACGTAGAAAATGATAAAGATGGTTTAGCTTATATTAATTTAGGTTTAAGTTTTCCTGATCCATATAATGGTGAGATTAAAATGATTGGGACCGTAGCTTGTTCTAATTTAACAGGAGCACGATAGTTATTTGCTGGTTTCGGACCAGGAAATAAAGGTAATTATTTAGAATTTTATTCTAATAATAAAATAGGTGTATTTAATGCTTACAGTGGCCCAGCATGTATAGAAAATCATCCTTATCATTTTGAGTTTGGTTTAAATGCTAGTAGAACTTATGTTAAAGCCAATGGGGTTACTAATACTAGTACTGGTGCTTAGAGTGGCTCATATTTTAATAGCGGTTATATGTTTACTTTTGCTGGAAGTACTGGCTAGGCAAAAAATATTCGTTTTTATCATACTATTGTATATGATAGTGACATAAAAGTAAGAGATCTATACCCTTGTTATCGTATATCTGATAATAAAGTAGGATTTTATGATATTGTAAGTAACACTTTCTTTTAGAATGCTAATACTTCTAGTACGCCAGGTGAATTAACTTGTGGCCCATTGGTAAAAAAAATACCTGATACTTATTTGCCATTAGAATATATTTAGAGTGATGGTTAGCAATATATTGATACTGGTTATATTCCAAATACTAATTCAGAAGTAAGAACTACATTAATGCATTTAAGTAATACTTCAAGTGCTAATTTTTTGTATGGTTCTAGAACTGGTAGTAGTGTTGGTGAATTTTATTTCTTTATTTATCCTTAGTTAAATAGTGTCCATTATGGTTATTCAAATAGTGGTAATCGAAGTATTGGTACAATACCAAAATTAAAAGATAATGTATTTACTATTTATCATAATAAAGGTTTTGTTATCGTTAATATGAATAATATTAAAGTTACTACAAATGTAACTAATGGAGCATTCACGGGTACTCGTCCTATGTTTTTATTCGCGATATAGAGTGGTACTACATGGGATGGCCAAAGAGGGCCAGAAAGGATTTATAATTTTGAAATTTTAGAATCTGGTATCCCAAGAAGAGATTTCCGCCCTTCTTTACGGAAATCTGATTCTGTTCCAGGCATGTATGATTTAGTAAATGATGTATTTTATATTAAAGGTGCTAATTCTACAGGTGAATTTACTTATGGGTATATTGCAAATGGAGCTAAAGAATGGGACATTTCTGGCCATGGCTACAATTTAACTGCGAATCAAGATTTATCATTATTTATAAAAGATAATTCTAAGCGTTATAATTATAATTATTTAACTGCTTCTGGGAAATATTTTACTACACCAACAATAGGTAGCGCATGGAGGACTGTATCTTTTTGGTTTTATCCAGTAATAGCCCCAGCAACTATGCAAGTATTATGGGCAGATTACGAATCTCATGCTGCTTGTGGTTTTTATCCTAATAGCAATACTTTATTAGTTTCAAGAGATAATTATAAACTTGTTTTTACAATTAATAATATTAGTACAACTAATTGGAATCATATTGTATTAATATATAATGAAAATAAAGAACCGATTAAAGCTTATTGTAATAATATAGCTTTAACTGGAACTGCAAGTGGAAGTGGTAATTATTGGAGACATAATGCTCAAATTTTGGAAATTAATGGACGTGAAAATACTGGAGAAAGTAGTTTAGCTTATTAGATTTCTGATTTTAGAGTATATGCAATAGAATTATCTGATATTGAAATAGAAAAATTATATAATATGAAAAAAGCATAATTATATTGGGAGAACCAAATTAATTGGTTTTCCCAATTTTTTATTATATTATAGAAATCTAAGAGAGGTGGTAAAATAAATGTCTTTATAGGTTTGGTTGCCTCTTAATGGAAATGCTAATAATTATGGGCTTATTAAAGGTTCTATTACAAATAATGGGGTTACTTTTTCTGGAGCTGGGAAAATAGGAGTAAATAGTGTATTTGCAAATAATAAAAATGTTGTAATTACTGGAATTAATATTACTAAAAATGAATGGACAGTTGCTATTTGGGCAAAACATAATAACGCTACTGCGACAGATCCTAATATGCTGTTTTCTTGTGGCACTAATGGTAATTATACGCATACTCAATTTGCTTTACATTTATAGTCAGACAGTAAACATTATTATGGTGTTGTTAATACTAATGCTTATGCTTCTTTTATTCCCATAGACAATATTGCAGAATGGCATCATATTGTAATGAGTTATGATGGACAAACTCTTAAAGCTTATTTAAATGGTTAGCTAGTAAATACTATTAATGAAAATTTAACACTATTCCAAGGAAATAAAATCAGTATAGGATCTTATTATGCAAATAGTACATCTACTAATTGGCATGGCGGGCTATAGGATTTCCGTGTGTATGACCATGTTCTTACAGATTCTGAAATTTGGCATTTAGCTAACCCAGAAGTATATCATTATCATATGAATGATATTAATAATGGTTATAAAAATTATATTTATAAAAAATTACCTGATGAGTACTAGGAAGTTAAATATATTGAATCAACTGGTACATAGTATATTAATACTAATTATACAAATGATACAGCAACATCTATTAGAATGAAATATAGATTTTCTGCAACTGAAGTAGGCGCTAATAAAGTAATTGTTGGCTCTGAAACATCAGGGCATCAATATACTGGAGCATTAGTGCTTAATGGTAATTTATATAGTGGTACATCTATAAGTTATTTTAACACTGGTACATTAACAGTCAATACTGATTATATATATGATTATTATAGTAGTAATTCTGAAGCATATGTATATAAAAATGGAGTAAAATTTACTAAAACAAGTAATTTAGGGGTTAATTGTACTTATGCACCTTGTATTTTTGCTCATAATGCTGGTGGCACAATTAATTAGTATTCTAAATGTAAATTATATTCTTTTTAGTTATATGTTAATAATGTTTTATAGCGTAATATGCGTCCTTGCTATCGCAAATCTGATAATAAGCCTGGTATGTATGATTTAACTAATGGGGTATTCTATACTAATGCTGGTTCTGGAGAATTTATATATGGGCCTATTATAAAAGCTTTGCCAAAAGAATATGTGCCAGTTGAATATTTATAGAGTACTGGTACACAATACTTAGATATGAATATGAAGCGTAATTCTGTTAATTTCAGAATTATTGTAGAACAAGAATTTCCAACTTCAACTGGAGAAAGAGATGTAGCTGGTTCATATTCTTCTGGAGCTGCAGCTGGGGCATTAGTATGCGGTTAGGCCTATGATCCAGCTAAATTATTTATATATAATAAAAGTTACACAAATGCTTAGATAGCTCAACCTATTTTTATGCAAAATGTGAAACAATAGGTTGAATATGGCACAACAGCTTCATAGCATTATATCCAAATTGGAACGACTAAAGACTTCAAGGCAACTACTAATTTGCCCGCATCAGATACTAATAATCTTTTTATATTCGCAGGAGGGCCTTCTAATTATTCCAATGCAATAAATGTAAAGATCTATTCATTAGATATAATAGAAGATAATATTTTAAAAAGAGCATTACGTCCTTGTTTACGTATTTCTGATAAAAAACCTGGTATGTATGATCTTGCAAATGATATATTTTATATTAATCAAGGTTCTGGTGAATTCGTATATGGTTCTTAGAATGAATTAATAAAAAATAATAATGCATGGGGACAAAACTATCAAGGGATCTTAAATATAAAAACAGTATAGAATAATAATACTCCGCGGTATAGCTCAAGTACCTTTATTGGCACCCCAGCTCGCAATCCGATGCTCACTTTTGGAGAAAGTAGTACTACTAAAAATGCATTAACAGATTGTACTGTCAGTTTTTGGATAAAGAAAAAAGCTAATGAAGAAAATATGGTTTTAGGGTCTGGTCCTTATATAGGGGCTATTTCTGGGTCTAAGTTTTATACTTAGAATGCTGGCACTACTATACAATTATATAAAGATGGAATAGAATATCCTATAACTTCTACTGAATCTAATAACGTACTTTATTTTAACGGTGCGGCTACGCCAGACACTAATTGGCATCATTTTTGTTTAACTCATGTTAATTTTTCAGCATGGAGTTCAATTATCATGAATAATTATGGTTCTGGCTCAACATGGGATACAAATTCTGATATTTCAGATTTTCGTATTTTTGCAACGGTTCTAACCGCAGATGACATTCAAAAGCTCTATGCTATGGGTCATCCGCCAACAACATAAGGCCAAATATATTTAATTATAATTTTACTTTTTTCAAATTCTTTGAAAGAGGTAAGATACCAATTTCACCTACATTATTTTAAACATATATATAGGGGAGAGGTATAACCTCTCCCCTATTTTTTTATTATATGCCCTCCACCTGCTAAGGCCCGGAGGGACTTTAGCAGAAAGGAGATGCTGAAGATTGGCACTCTTCAAAATAAGTCAAGGTAATAGTAGCAACCTCCCTACAAATTATCATAATGGATATTGTTACTTTACTATTGATGAAGGTAAGTTATATATCGACTTTCCTGGCACAGGAGAAGATCAATAGGTAGTAGATGGCGAAACTTTAATACGCCGTCCATTGAATGCGAACCGTGCGGACTTCGTTGGATACGCTCTTACGCTCGAGTTTGATGGCGATGCACAGCCTAACTATAATGGTTCTACTCCTCGAACCTATAATATTACTCCAGAAGCAATTAGTGCGGTCCGCCGTAACGGAGATACTATTCCAGGTCCATTAACTCTTAATGGCGTGTTCACAGTGAATAATGACGCATACATTGACAGTGCAACTGTAGGCGATTTACTTATCAATGGCGGGACACGTTTCATCGGAGACGTGAATGCAGGTAAGATTACCGCGTCTAGCTTTGTCGGTCCTCTTACCGGGAACGCCACAAGCGCAGATAAAGTAAACCATTATATATCAATTCAAATTAATGGTACAGAAAAAGCTCATTATGATGGTTCGGCTAACCAATCGGTTAACCTGACCGCCGAATCCCTTGGTTTACTTGGAAACACTACTAAGTATGCTCTTGGCGATGCAGTAGGCGGTAATGCGGTAGCCGCAAATAAATTAACTGTCAATGCAGGTTCTTTAACTCGTCCAGTTTACTTCTCTGCTGGTGTACCAGTAGCAATAAGTAATACTGATGAAATTGACTTAATTGCTAAACAAGCAAATAGTGTAAAGGAAAATCTTATTATAGAAGCCAGAGACACTGAGTTATGGCGTTATAATGGTAGTATTTCCCGCACACTAAATCTTACTCCAAGTTTAATTGGAGCTTTCGATATTATAGAAGGTTCTACTGTCCAAGGCGAATCTATTTTTAATAATGTAGTTTACTTAAATGATGAAACATATGCTGACTCAATGACTATTGAGAATGCAATCGTCACAGGCGCGCTTCGTGTAGTTGGTGACTTAAATGGTTCTGTTATTAATGCAACTACATTTAATGGAAATTTGAACGGAAATGCAACATCAGCCAACAAAGTAAATCATTGGTTGAAAATCCAATTCGATGGTACAGATAAAGCTCAATATGATGGATCGGGAGATAACAAAACTGTTAATATCACCCCAGCTGCTATTGGAGCTTTGTCTACTACAACCAAATATGCTGCTTCCGCATCTGTTGGTGGCTCAGCTCTTAGTGCGGAAAAGCTTAATGCTAATGCTGGCGATGCTACGCACCCAATATATTTCGCAAATGGTGTCCCGGTTCAAGTCTCTGGAACCTAGGCTATTAACGTTTCATCTGCGGATAAAGTAAATCATTCTTTGCGAGTTGATTTAGACGGTACCACCGCAGTCACTTATGATGGTGATACTGAAAATAAAAGTGTAGATATTACCCCAGAAGCAATCAATGCTCTCCGCAATACTACGAAATATGCCGGGTCTAACTCGGTCGGTGGAGCAGCGATTAGCGCAAATAAATTAAATACAAATGCGGGCGATGCTACACATCCAGTTTACTTTGCTAATGGTGTTCCGGTCCAGGTTTCTGGTACTTAGGCAATTAATGTAGCAAGTGCTGATAAATTAAATCATTATGTAAGTATTTCAGCCGATGGAACTGAAAAAATCCATTTTGATGGATAGAATAATGATTCATTTGATATAACCCCAGAAATAATCAATGCAGTAAGACGTAATGGTGATACGATCCCAGGTCCTCTTACTTTGAACGGGGTATTCACTGTAAATAATGATGCTTACATTGATAGTGCTACCATCGGTGACCTCTTGGTTAATGGCGGCACTAGATTCGTGGACGATGTGAATGCAGGAAAAATTACTGCAAACAATTTTGTTGGCCCATTAACAGGTAATGCTACAAGTGCGGATAAGGTAAATCATTACGTATCTATTCAAATCAACGGAACTGAAAAGGTTCATTATGATGGTTCCGCGAATCAGTCAGTGAATTTAACTCCTGAGTCTCTTGGTTTGTTAGGTGCTACAACAAAATATGCACTTGGTGATGCTGTTGGTGGCAATGCGGTCAAGGCTAACGCGCTGAACGTGTCAGCGGCAATTGGTTCTACGACCCGCCCCGTATACATCCCATCATCTGGCGTTCCCGCAGTAATCAGCAATACCGCTGAAATTGATTTAATCGCTAAGAAGGCTAATAGCCTTAAAGAGAGTTATATCTATTCATTACGTGGCACTGAACAGTGGCGTTATGATGGTTCTACTCAGCGCACTTTGGATATTACTCCAAATGACATGGGTATCTTCGATACACTCGAAGGATCTACTGTTCAAGGCGAATCTGTTTTCAATAACGTCGTATATTTGAACGATGAAACTTATGCAGATTCAATGACTATTGAAAATGCTATTGTAACAGGGGCCCTACGTGTTGTAGGCGATCTTAATGGTAGCGTAATTAATGCGACTACTTTTAACGGTAGTTTGAATGGCAATGCGACTAGTGCAAATAAAGTTAATCAAACTCTTACTATTGAATTAAATGGTACAGCGCAGCCATCATATGATGGTAGTATTGCCAGACGTATTGAAATTACTCCTGCTTCAATCGGCGCTTTGGCAAGTACCGCAAACTATGCAGGTAGCTCTTCAACAGGAGGACCTGCAACAAGCGCCCAAAAGCTGAACACTAATGCAGGTTCAGATATTTTGCCTGTCTACTTTACTGGCGGTGTACCCGCAGCAGTAAGTACATCAAAACAAATAAACATTCTTGCTCGTGAGGCAAGTAAAACAACTTATAATTTAGCCATCGCTTTTGATGGCACTAATGCTGTCACTTTTGATGGTAGCACTCAAAATAAATCAATTGACATCACTCCAGAAGGTATTAATGCAGTTCGTAGAAACGGAGATACTATCCCCGGTCCATTAACCTTAAATGGAGTCTTTACTGTCAATAATGACGCATATATAGATTCTGCAACAGTGGGCGATCTCTTAGTCAATGGAGGCACTCGCTTTGTTGGGGATGTTAATGCTGGCAAGATAACAGCCAGTAGTTTCATTGGTCCTCTGACCGGTAACGCGACTTCCGCAGATAAAGTTAACCACTATGTGTCTATCCAAGTAAATGGTACTGAAAAAGTTCATTTTGATGGATCTGCTAATTAGTCAGTCAATTTAACTCCAGATCTGCTTGGATTGTTAGGCAGCAATACCAAGTATGCTCTTGGCGATGCAGTAGGAGGAAACGCCGTTAAGGCAAATGCTCTTAATCTTTCTGCTGCTGTTGGTTCTGAGACTCGACCAGTTTACTTTAAAGCCGATGGTAAGCCTTATACTGTAACTAATAGTAATGAAGTAGATATTATTGCTAGAAAAGCAAATAGTTTAAAAGCTAATTTTATTTATGCACTTCGTGGTACTGACCTATGGACATATGATGGATCAGAGCAGCAAAGACTTGATATCACACCAAATGATATGGGAATCTTTGATACTCTCTTAGGTTCAACTGTACAAGGTGAGTCAGTATTTAACAATGTTGTCTATCTTAACGATGAAACATATGCCGATAGTATGACTATTGAAAATGCCATTGTTACTGGAGCATTAAGAGTCGTTGGAGATTTAAACGGTTCAGTTATTAATGCTACAACATTCAATGGTAATTTAAATGGTAATGCAACAAGTGCGAACAAGGTAAATAAAGTATTAACTATTGAGTTAAATGGTACCGCGCAACCGACCTATGATGGTAGTATAGCAAGAACAATTACTATTTCTCCTTCTACTATTGGGGCTTTAGCAAGTAATGCGCATTATGCAGGCAGTTCTTCAACAGGAGGATCTGCAACAAGTGCAGAAAAGTTAAATACTAATGCGGGTTCAGATATTTTACCTGTTTATTTTGCTAACGGCGTACCTGCTGCAGTCAGTACATCAAAGTAGGTTAATATTCTTGCTCGTCAAGCTGATAAAACCACTTATAATTTAAAGATTGATTTAGACGGTACTAATGTAGTTACTTTTGATGGTTCTACAGAAAATAAATCTATTGATATTACACCAGAAGCAATCAACGCAGTTAGAAGAAATGGTGACACAATTCCAGGCCCTCTGACACTTAATGGTGTATTTACAGTAAACAATGACGCTTATATAGATAGTGCAACAATTGGTGATTTGCTTGTAAATGGCGGAACCAGATTTGTTGGAGATGTAAATGCGGGTAAGATCACAGCTTCCTCATTTGTTGGTCCACTCACTGGGAATGCTGCAACAGCTGATAAAGTAAATCATACCCTTGCAATTGAATTTAATGGTACTAATCAGTGTAGTTTTACTGGCGCAGCAAATGCCACTGTAAATATTACACCTACTGCAATTCATGCGGTTGATGACCGTGGAGATACCATGACTGGTACTCTTTAGATCGATAATGTCAATGGTATTAAAATCAATTCACATGATACGGATTTAAAAATTTGGGAAGTTGTTGGTGATTCTGGTTCTTGGAATAGTAAATTTGGTTTTTATGATTTATATAGAGGCTCTCAGTCAGGCAATAATAATACTCTTGAACTTTATGCAGATAATCAATCTGGTACTCATGTAAAAGTTCGTACTATTACTCAAGATGGTAAAATTACTTGGCATACTGATTAGACATTTGCCAATACTATTATTGGTAATATACAAAGCGCGAATAAAGTTAATAATAAATTAAAATTTGATTTAAGAGGTACTAATGTTTGGGAATATGATGGTAGTGCTCCTTAGACACTCGATCTTACTCCTAATGACATGGGTATCTTTGATACATTATTAGGCAGTACAGTTCAAGGTGAATCTGTATTTAATAATGTAGTTTATTTAAATGATGAAACCTATGCAGACTCTATGACAATCGAAAATGCGATCGTAACAGGCGCATTGAGAGTAGTCGGAGATCTAAATGGTAGTGTAATAAATGCTACAACCTTTAATGGTGCATTAAATGGTAATGCTACTACCGCAAATAAAGTAAATCATGCGTTGAACTTAGAATTTGATGGTGATGCATTAGATCCATTTGATGGTAGCGCAGTTAGAACATTTAATATTACTCCTGAAGCAATTAATGCGGTCCGCCGTAATGGTGACACTATACCTGGGCCACTTACGCTCAATGGAGTAATGACAATTAATAATGATGCCTATATTGATTCTGCTACTATTGGTGATTTATTAGTTAATGGTGGTACAAGATTTGTAGGCGACGTAAATGCTGGCAAGATTACTGCATCTTCGTTTGTAGGTCCGTTGACCGGAAATGCGACGAGCGCAGATAAAGTCAACCATAGTCTTGCAATTGAGTTTAATGGAAGTAATCAAACCACTTTTGACGGTTCTGGATCTAATAAGACCGTTAATATTACTCCCACCGCGATCGCAGCTGCACCAAAAGTAAATGGTGTATATTATGGTACTTGTGATACTGCTGCAACAACTCAAGCAAAAGTAGTTACTTTAGTAAATGGTACTGGTTTTGATCTGGTAAATGGCGCAATGGTAGCAGTTAAGTTTACTAATGCTTCTGCTAGCGCTACTATGACCTTACAAGTTGGATCAACTGCGGCGAAAAATTTGTACCAATATGGCACAACAACAATGTCTAGCAGCTAGCATTAGAATGGATGGCCAGCTGGAGCATTAGTATTATTTGTTTATGATGCTACTGCAAATAGTAATGCTGGCGGATGGTTCCGTACTTTTTGGGATAATTACAGTTATGCTGTTAACTCAGTATATGTTACTACTGCCGCAGGTACAGCGGCTAAAGTAAGTTCAAATAGTTCTGGCTATGTATTAAGACCTGGTAATATATTTGAAGTGACAATGAGCACTACTAACACTGCAGCTAGTGCTTTAACTTTAAATATTCTTAATACTGGTGCTAAACCAATTTGGATTAATGGTCACCCATCTTCTGAAACTAATTATGACTTGCCTGCCGGTAAATATATCGTCTATTATGATGATGATAAATATTTATTTACTACAAAAGGTAAAATCCCAGGGTAGGATTACATTCATGATATTTACGTTGGTAGTACTACTGGTGGTACTGCAGGACAATATAGTTATTTTAGATTCGCAGCTTTTACTGCTACAACTGGAACTAATCCAGTCGCTGGATCAGTAACATATAGAGCCACATATAGATTTAAAGGCGTTAATCCTTTTTAGTTGGGGGCTAATTATACATTTTGGTCATAGGTTACTGTGTCTACTAATTCTTCTGGAACTACTTCTTTCAGTGCTATAAATAATTGGATTGGAACGCAACCTTATTATAATTATATTTATAGTGCTCCGACAGGAGATAACCCGGGTCTATTCTTTGGTAGTTATGGTACTAATCACTATACCGCAGAGATTGAATTAGTATCAGTTGAAAAGGTAATTTCTACTTCTGAGTTAAAGCCGCTAAATGTCGCAGTAATCACTGATGAAGCACAAGGTTACACTATTGATTTCTTATTATTAAATGATGTCCGTACATCTACTAGCCATTCTGGGTCTATTACGACTTTTTAGAGTTATTCGCAATCGTATTACTCTAATTTTGCTTATAATGTTTATCAATATCACGCAGGAGCGAATACTACTGTAAAATACTTTTTAAGTGGAGCTGGATAGTCAGCTACAGTGAATACTTATAGTAGTCTATTTTCAAGTCAGTGTTATAATGAAAATATTTATTTCTTAAATCAAGAATTATATGCTCCTTTGCATGTTGCTAAATTTTATGGCACAGCTGATGTGTCTTACGGAGCAACATTGCCATCTTCACCAACTACTGGACAACTATTCTTCTAGGTTGGTGGTAGCGGCGGAGGATCTGCAATTACATTAAGCAGTTCAAAAACTTCTGGTAATGCATATGTAACTGGTTATGATGGTTCTGATAATTCAAAACTCTATTATAAAACTGGTGTATATATTGATTGTGCTAATAGTGTATTACGTGGAGCAGCATGGAACGACTATGCTGAATTCCGCAAAGACAATGGCGGTGAAAAATATACTCAAAAGCCAGGCCGTTGCGTAAAAGAAAATGGCGATGGTTCACTTTCATTGACAACAAAACGTCTTGAACGTGGCTGCGAAATTATTTCTGATACATTTGGTATGGCTATTGGTTAGGATGCAGATCATAATGTTCCAATAGCAGTTAGTGGACGAGTTCTAGCCTATACCTTTGAAGAACGTGATATTTATACTGCTTATATTGGTTATCCAGTATGTTCTGGACCTAATGGTACTGTAAGTATTATGACTGAGGAAGAAGAAGAAAAATATCCAAGTCGTATTATTGGTACAGTATCTGAAGTTCCAACTTATGAAACTTGGGGTAGTAATAATCAAGTAAAAGTTAATGGACGAGTTTGGATAAGAATTCGTTAATAAAATTTATAATAAATATAGGGGAAGTATTTATTACTTCCCCTTTTATTTTTGAGAAAAAGGAGGAATAATATGGCTTGGACTTTGTTGCCTGTTTCGACATTGACGGCACCGTCTAGACCTGGAACAGCCACTGAAGGAGTTGCTGCCCCAACAGGTACAGTAACTCGTTATGCGCTTTCAGTGCCAAATAATACAACTGTCTCTATGTATTTGTCACTGAATCCATCTTATCAAAATCATTATTTTTATCTGACTAATGCAGCCGTAGGCATTAACACTGACACTGGCGCTCCTTCTTCTTCTATATTAACTTATACAGCTGATCCGAATTCGACTTACCCATTAACATGGACTAATAGCACTGGATCAACTGTTACAACTTATCTTTATATAAGAGATGCTGTTTAGACGCAAGCACTTGCTTAGTCTGTTTTGTCATATTCATTTGCTGTATATACTCCTCCTGCTGGAACATGGTCAGTGGGTAATTCTTACACATTAGATATGTCTACAATAACTGCTAGTAATGCACTTAGTGGTGTAGCAGTATCATGTGCCGCAGGTAAAGTCGCTAAAGTATTGCTAACATTGCCTGCTTATGCTAAAGCTACTATTTATAGTACAACTACAAGTAATGTTGATGTGTATGGATATTTGGCTGCAGGTTCAGTAGACGTAAATGCTTCAACTGGCGCGCCAACTGCAAATATTATTACCTATGATGATAATAGCCAAGGAAGTGGCCAATATAGAATGACCTATACTGCTGGTGCTATTAGCGTAGGTGTTTATATATATCATCGATGTGTAAGTGCTTCTGCAACATGCTCAAGTACTATTCATGTATTAATAGAATTACCTGCTTTGGCTAGTGGTTTTAGTTATTGGAATGGTGGATCTACATATTATCCTAATTATTTAATTGGAAAAGGTACTGCTAAAAATACTACAATAGACCCTGCTACTATTACTCGAATTGAATTTTCACCAACTAGTACAGCCCCATCTAGCTATAGTGCATCTTGGGACTGTTCTGAAAATGTAGATGGTCGAGTAACAGCTTATGCAAATGGTACAACTATCTATGTACGTGGCTATGGAGCTTCATAGATCGCTGTAGGTAATTAGGGCGCACTTAGTATCTGTAATAACATGGCTAATTGTACCACAATAGTTGGATGCAATTATCTAAATACAAGTAATGTTACTAATTTTTCAGATGCATTTACCGGTTCTGGCATTACTGGTGTCCCTACAGGAGTTAATGACTGGGTAGTTACTCAAGGTACAAATTTTCAAGGTGTGTTTTGGAATTGTCAATCTATAACTACTATCAGTTTAACTTGGTCAACTCCAAATGGAACTAATTTTTAGGGATTTGTTGGTTATTGTACTGCATTAAAAAATTTATATATTAACAGTTTAAATACTACAGCTGCTACAAACATGTCATTATTTTTTGATCACTGTTATGCTTTAAAAGAGATACACATTGGTGCTAATTTTAAGTAGAAAGGTGCCTCTGGGACCTTAACTGGAGCAGAATTCCCTGATTAGTCTGATGATACAGTCTCAACAGTACCAAGATTTAGTGATTCAATCATTGATGGAAGATGGCGTAGAAAAGGATACACAACCTATTATGCAAGAGATGCTATCCCATAGGCTTAGTCTTGGTATTCTTGTTATTTGCCAGACGGTAGAACTACTCTTGCTACGCATGAAGATGCAGATACTTATATTGGATATAATTACAAAGTTAATGGTACTACTTATACTGCTCCTTATTGGTTATATGCTGCATATCAACGTGGGTATGTATCTTTAGCCAATATGAATACTATACATCAAAATGTAGAAATTATTAAGACACAGGATTCTTATACTGAAGATGGAACTCATACTTATAAATGGGATGCAAGTTAGTACCAAGATAGAAAAGTATGGGCTTATTATTTTGAATCTACAAAAACAATTCTTATTGCGGGCAATGGAGCTGGATATATTGATTTAGGTCATTATGCAACTAATACATTTTATCATATGCCTGCTTTAAGAGAAGTTCTTGTTCCAGATTTAAAAAACTCTTCACAAAGAACTTAGCATATAGATTATTGGTTTAGATATAGTCCAAATGTTGAAAAAATAGATATTAGTGGATTAATATTTGGAAATTTTGTTAATAGCTACTATATGCATACTTATTTGGCTGATAGGACATATGAAAATAATGTTCAGACAGTGACTCCATTAGCCAAATTATCATGGTTAAAAGTTGGTACTGGATATTGGAGAACTCATGCGGGTCCATTGCCTACTCCTACTTCTGGAGTGACAGTAGTTCCTACTGGAGGCACATTTGATGGTAGCTGGCATGATGAAACTGGTACAGCTTATACGACCGGTTCATATAATAGTGATAATACTATTACTGCACCATCTATACCTTCTAGTGTGGCACATATCTATACTGCATATATTCAACCTGTTCCTACTGAATGGACATTAAAACTTCCAGAATATACTTTAGGAACTTTATCTTCAACAAGTACAAGAACAGCTTCAGTGTCTTGTATGCCTGGAGAAGTTGCTCGTATTAGAGTACAAATTCCAGCTTATTCTACTGGTACATTTACTGTCTCAACTACTGGCAATATTGATGTATATGGTTATATTGCTACTAATTAGTTGGATATTACTCCCGCAACAGGTGCTCCTACAGCTATTTATTAGCAAAATGATAATGGTGGAACAAATGGTCAGTGGATATTAACTTATGCTACAAATAGTTATTCACAAACTATTTATTTGTATCATCGGTGTGTGGCTTTAGCAGATTCTTGTGCTAGTGTTATTACTGGCACTTGTACTACATTAACTTGGTCTCTAGGAAATACATATGTAATGCCAAGTTTTAGTAATTATAATACTTCAACTTGTTCAGTTGATGTGACTTGCGATCCTATGAAAACCGCACGTATTGAAGCTACTATACCACCTAATTCAACGGTAGTATTTTCTTCTACGAGTACAATCGACACTTATGGTTATCTAAATACTTCAGCAGTCGGTATAACTGCTACTACAGGAGCACCAACCGCATACGTATCTTATAATGATGACACAAATGGTAATTAGTGGCAACTTACTTATACCACAGGGGCAAATCCAGAAACAATTTATATTTATCATCGGAGTTTCAATGGTAGATTAGCTAATACAGCTACTATTACTGGTGTATGTACCGCACCAGAAGGACAAGAACCTTCCTCTTCTGGAGGGGTATGGAAATTGTATAATGGTACTGAATGGATAACAGTTTACCCTTCAGTATATAATGGTACTGCATGGGTCTCTGTTATAGGAACTTTATATGATGGTTCTGAATGGAAATAAAAATTAGGAGGATTATTATGGAAATTAATGTTACTTCAAAAAATGTGTCTTATGACTCTAATACCGCTATCGCGCACTATGGCGCACACTTTAATTCTCAAGCACAGGTGCTTTCATTCAATATTGATGTTATGAATCCTGCTGTGTATGAAGATGCTCTCGCAGAATTTGAAACCTTTAAATCTGAAGTTATGGAATTAATTGAGCCAGATATTATTTATCCTGAGCCAGCTCCTGAAGTTGAACCTGCAGAAGGCGGCGAAGAAGGCGGCGGCGATATTGATCCTAACCCAGTAGAAGAAGAGAATAATGAAGGAGGAAATGAATAATGTCTCCACAATGGCTTGAACTTTTACAACAGATTTTTTCAGTTTGTATCATTCCTCTTCTTGGTGTATTAACTGCTTTTATTGTAAAGTATGTTAATGCCAAGAGCGCAGAAATGAGCGCACAAACCGATGATGTTGTTTTACAGAAATATATTAAGATGCTTAGTGAGACAATTACTTCTTGCGTAATTGCTACTAATCAGACTTATGTTGACGCTCTTAAAGACCAGAATGCATTTGAAATTGACGCTCAGAAGGCGGCATTTGAAATGACAAAGAACGCTGTCCTTGAGATTCTCAGCCAGGATGCAAAAGATTATCTTAGCAACGCTTTTGGCGATCTCGAAACCTATATCAATAATAAGATTGAGGCTGAAGTTAAAAAAGCAAAAGAACCAAAGGAAGTATCTGCGGTTCAAGTTAGCGTTGAATAAAAAAATAAAGGGTTACACTAGTTTTTAGCTAGTGTAACCCTTTTTTTGTTTTGTCTGCGGAAGAAAAAATTAGTCGTGTGACAAGTTCTCTTCAGTTTCTACCGGATGACCTATCTATGCTTGATATTTGATTTTTACTAATTCAAACAATGCATCACCATGACTATTTCCGCCAAGACTATTGTATGTTTTATGCTCTGTAGTTAGATTTTCATACTCAGTTAGCGTAATCGAATGACCTTCTTCAAGGAGCACACGACAATCATGCTTAAAACCGCGTCCTTGAATACTTAGGACTCCATTTTTGAGTATGTCTACATTGCCTTTTAACTCCTTGATAGATTGTTCGATTTTATTATCTTCATCCCGCAGTCTGCCTTCTTTGTCATAAAATTCATCCATAATTTTTTGGCGTTCTTCTAAATAAGCAGCTTGCTAAGTATTGACTTCTTCGATTATATTTTTATGGTCTTCTGAAATAGCTTTGGTAATATTTTCCCAATGCTTAGTTTCTTTGCTTTTTTCAGATTCTAAATAAAGCTTCCGATAATGACGAATAAAGAAGCTGAGTATAGTGACAATAAGGCCAAAAGCAACTTCGAGCCAATACTCGATAATAAATTCTAACAACCTAATACACCCCTTTCATTTTTATTACCCGTCTATTTAGTATAAAAATCTTTTTGAATAAAATAAAAAGAGTTGGCCTTACCAATCAAAGGTCAACTCTTCTTTATTTGTTTTTACTTCACTAGGCATTACTTTATGTCGAACTTTATATGTACCTATACAAATAGCATCAGATTCATCCTATGTGACTTTCTTGTTATAGGTTTTTTGCACAAATGCCTAAGCATTTCGTTTCTAGTCTGGACGTGTCCGACCTTTTATACCAAGAGCAGATTTCCAAGTCACAGATGGGACAATTGTGTAGGGGAGTTTGAGCTCAGCACATAACTCTTCTATAACTCCAAGGACTTCGCCAAGAACTTTATATGTTGCTGCGTTCTACTGTAACTAAATATCTTCAAATACCACTTCATCAATAGAATTATTTTCAACTAATTCTATTACTTTATTACGAATATATACTAATTTATCTCCAACATCTTCGCCATATGAAGCAAATGCTCCTGATTCTATTAGGTCTCCGTCATTAAAAATTGCGTATCCCGATATTCTACTCGCCTAATCCAAGGCGAGCATTCTCATGAACCAGTACTACCGAATCCGCCACCGCGAACCGCAGTCGTATTATCTCCATCGCAGATGGCATACGGTACGATTACGCCTTGGCCTACTCGATCGCCTTTCTTCAAAGTAACTGGTGCTAGGTTGTTAATATTATAAAGCTGGAACATAATATGTCCTTCGTTATCGGGATTGTTGTAGTAATCACCATCAACAATACCAATACCATTAGCCAGAATCAAGCCCATCTTCTTCGGTGTGGAGCTGCGGACCGCAAGTTCCAACCAGTAGCCATCATCTAGCTCACATTTGATACCTGTTGGTATCAACTTAATCTCATGCGGGCCAATCGTGACATCCTCAGCTACGAAGAAATCATAGCCAGCACTTTTTGCCGTTGCACGGACAGGCAGTTGAGCCTCGGGATATTTACTTACTCGTTCAAATTTCATCACATTACCTCGTAATCAATTCTTACTTCGCTTTCAGGCTCTTTTTCGTCAGTGAACTTCTTTTCAAGAGTTACTCTATACCATTCGTCAACGACTACGCCCTTCATCTTTTGCTCTCGTTTTTCGACATTATATTTTGTTAAGACAAAACGATTGTCATTTTTTGCTTCATTGACAAGATTTTCAACAAGATTCTCAGTATCTACTCTATAAACTTCTTTAGTGGAAATAAGATATTTCATTATGGATTAACCTCTATATTTAATGACATATTAGAATATTTTGAATTATCATTTTCTGCAATCTGCTGCGCAAGCATATTACAATAATCAGTAGGTCCAAAGATGCGGACCTCGGTAGTATCTGCAGAATAGCAGGCTGCTGGAATCTGTTCAACTAGATCGCTGGCTGCCGCATATTCAAGTACTTCAAATTCTCCGCCGGGACCAACTTTTGCAATAGGCTGTGTCGCGTCGAACAAATTAATATGGCATACAATTACTGGCATTTTACAACCCCTTTCCCATAAGGGAACAGATAAGCAACAAATGTGCCATCAATACACTTAAACCAGATTTCAATCAACTTGGCTTCTGGATCACGTTCAATTGATAACGGAGTGCCAAGATCTTTAATGCACGCGATGATCTCTTTCTCTGCGTCTGGCCAAACTTTATCCAAAGGTTGTATCGCAAACATTGTATAGTAGTTAAGGTCTCTACAAAGGAGCATATAATAATCATCATGCACTTCATTAAGGAAGTCCGCAATCAATTTTTCTTTTTCTTTAATCATCTCTTCATCTATTGGTGGAAGAGAAGCTACAGCTTGTTTATTTATATCATATAGACTCATAGACACTTTGGTATCTCCGCATTTCTGCCATTTACCATTTTTTACTTCATATAGTTCGTGAGTATCCTCAATCAGAGCCTGCTCTCCTTCCTTGGGAGAGCTAGGCAAAGAATTGAGTAATTTAACACTTTTAATTCTTAGCATTGTTTATGCAAATCTCGTCAGAGAGTTTGATATTTTTAAAATTTGACAGATCAATTGTCAAGGGAGCTTCCGAACTAATAGAAGTAGTAACGTTATTATGATCGTCTGTCTTATGAGTGTAAGTAATACTGTCATTAGATGCATTTGTAATATTTATTGGATTACCAGTAGTAGTATTGGCAGTATAGTACCATGGATAACTTGGAGAAGTCCAGGTCCAACTCTACTTGCGGCCATCCGCATATCCTGCTTCATAAACTTCATCAAGAAGTTTTTCAAGCTCTTCTTTTGTGAATACGATCTGTCCCTTACTATTAGGATAGAACACTTTTACTTTCATTATTCACTTTTCTCCTTTAACACTAAATTGAGGATAACTCCAACAATCAGACCGAGCGCAGTTGCTGAGAATGAAAGTGTAGTTCCTCCAACTGCAAGACCACTAATACCAAGAGAAAGAACAGTAGAGACAATGATTAAATTCTTCTGGATATTAAGGTCAATCTTCTGTAACATCTTAATACCTGAGCAAGCGATAAAACCATAAAGGATTATTGCAGCTCCTGCAAATACGCAGCTTGGTATGCTTGCAATAAAAGCTTGTACTGGGGCAAGGAATCCAAGTAGGACTAGGAATAGCGCTGCTCCCAATGTGACTTTAGTCGACGCAACTCGCGAAAATCCAACACAAGCAACGCCTTCTCCATAGGAACAAATTCCGAGAGAACCTACGGAAGTACCGACTACGTTTGCAAGTCCTTCACCGATAAAGAGGCGTCCAAGTCCAGGCTTTTTGTAAAGATCTACACCAACAATTCCTCCAAGTGCGGCATGGTCGCTTAAACATTCCATCATTGCGGAAATAGTATATGCAATGTACATTACTATGATGGGCACAAGAGTTGTAAACTCTACAGCAGCCCAATGAGTAAATGCGAAGTCTGGTACGGAAATGAATTTTAAATTGGCAAATACACTAAAGTCAATCAGCGGGTAAATTCCGCACACAGTCAAGATGACCGCATATACATAACCAATCAGAGTGCCCAAAAGGAATGGTAGAATTCGAGCAATACCTTTAGCATAATGTGAGATAATAGCGATAGCAAACATTGTGATTAGTGCTGCGCTAACGCCCCACATATTTGTAATACCATTTACTTGAACATAAGTAAGAATAAAAGGCATCAGATTTACGCCAATCACAACAGTGACCGCACCAATAAGAGCATGAGGGAAGATTTTATATATCTTCTCTACTGGTACTTTTGTAAAAATAATACCAAATAAGCAATATACTAAACAAGTTACCAAACCACCGATTGCAACTGCGGTATAGCCTCCTGCGGCCAAGGCTGCCATTACTGGCGCTACAAAAGCACCAGAACTGGACACAAACATCGGAGACTTAAATCCTGTGACAATTAAGTACAGAATTGTAGAAAGCCCTGCCCCAACCAGTGCTCCAGAGACCGCAACACCGCAGATATTTGCAATCAAAACTGTTGCAACGAAAACTGAAAGTACAAGTTGAATTGAGAAGACTATCAGTTTATTAAACGGCAATTTGTCTTCAATATTATAAATCATTCTTCTACTACTTCTCTTTCTTTATCTTCAATAATTTCATTTAGGAATGTCCTTAGACTTTTTAGCATATCGACAGGCATATCCCTAAATATTTCGACGCCTTTGGGAAGCATTAGAGGGACATGGCCTGGGAATGCTTTGCAATAAACGTCATACATATGCTTAGCTGTTTCAATATCATACAGCTCGCTATCATAGTAAAGGAGATCAACTATCATATTTTCCATATACTCTCTCCAGCTCCGCAATAGCTTCATCAATATTGCTGACTAATACGCCAGCCTGCTTGATAAGACCAGTTACATAGAGATTCTGGTATGAATACTGTTGTTCGCCCAATGAAGCAGCTCCGCCAGCATCTTTGGCTTCACTATGAGTAATATAGCACTGACGAGTATCAGTACAAATACCAATAATGTACTTATTATCTCCGCGTGAGATCTTTTCATGGAACTTACCGATCTCAGCGCATGTTCCAGAAGGCAATACATCACCATCAATGCAAGCAATAAGAACATCTGTATTATCAAGCCGAACATTGTCTCCATTGGCAATTTCCTGGCTTCCCGCAAATTTCTTCTTACCCTCGACACCATTTATATCTGTATTCTCAACTGGGGAGTATACATAGGCATCAGGAAACTTTTCTCTAATCTTAGTGGCCCATTCAATATTGCGGAGATAGTCTCCATAAAAGAAAATCGGACCAGCGAGGTATATTTTCATACTCCTTTTTCTCCTTTTTATTTATTATCCAACAGCTTCGATCAAATCATCACGCGGAATATCAGCAATTACATCATAAGCTGCAATAATCTGCTCATTATGACGGAAGCCAATCACAAGATGCTGAAGGAACATCTCTGTTTTAATTTCCTTTACAAACGCTTGATCGAGCATACCTTTTATAATTTCATTATAAGAAAGGCCAGTTTTAGCGAACTCTTTAACTTCTTCATCAGTCAGATTCTGGAAAATTAATACTGTGAAAGTATCAATATCAGTTTCAACTACTAATCCTTCAGCTTCAAGTTCTTTAATAAATTTTGCACCTTTGTTAGCAAATGCTTGACGCTTATCTGCTTCAGTGAAATCTTCAATGATAATAACAGCAGAAGTTGGATCTGGCTTGATATTATCAATTATCGGATCTACTGAAGGACTTGCGCTCGGCTGTACTGTCGGTGTAGGACTGGCACTTGGCTCTGGGCTAACAGATGGAGCCGGAGAAGGAATCACAGCTTCCAGAGTAGGAGTTGGTGACACAACTGGCTAAACAGGGCTTCTATGGCCGGCAACCGCAGTCACAATAACCGCAATAACCAAAAGTATAATAACTAGCCATTTATAATCAAATTTCATTTTTCATATCCTCCCAATAAGCAACAGATTTTCCTGCTGCTTGAGCATATTCTATCTCGCTTTTGGTTGATGAACCAATATATCTTGTTTCATCTGTTATTACAACAACCGTATCAGCGAGATCAATTTTTTGTTTATGAAGCGCATCAAGTCTTTCCTTATCTTCTGCGCTCATGTCAACATGATCTGTGTGATGGAAAACATGCGGCATTAGGATAATAGCTCCCTGCATTGTAAGTTTTTCTGCGGCCTCCATAAACAGATCTTTGTAACGGGTACTCCCGCACAAGCAAACTATCATTTTTGCTCCTTTAAATTAATAACTCTCTGATTAGTAGATCCACGCATCCAAAGGCTAATATCTCTCTGCTCTTGGATAAATGGCCCATCAATCAGTACATCTATCGTAGCTAAAATATCTTTTAAGCGAGGGCTACTATGATTTTGAAGCTCTTCATACGTAAACCCTGTCCAAAGATAAATTTTTATATCTGGGTATTCTTCTCTTACCGCAGTTGCAACCATATAAGTAAGAAAAAGATTTTCTTCTGCTAATGGTTCTCCTCCCATAATGCAGAAATCTCTTTGAATACCATTGGCCTTTATACCATTAATAATTTCATTAATTGTATCTACTGTAAAAGTTTTTCCGCCGTCAAAGTCCCAAGTCTCTGGATTATGACATCCTGGGCAATGTCTGTGACATCCTTGGACGAAGAATGTCAAACAGACCCCAGGAGCTGCAGCAACATCGTTATAGATTATGCCAGCGTATTTCATCGCATAATCCCCGTATGCTTGGTTCTTTCTTCAACTTCAGCTTGCTTTCCTTTATTAAAAGCAGTCTTATAGTTGCCTGTCAAATAACCAGTTACACGGCGGAGTTGCTGGATATTTTCACTACCACAAACTGGGCAATGGTCATTAAATTCACCAGTATAGCCGCAGTCAAGGCAGGTATCATTTGGGACATTGATTGCAAAATATGGAATATCATGTTCCATAGCATAATTGACAATTTCTTCAACAGCATCAATATTGTTCAATACTGCACCATCAAGCTCCACATAAGTAATGCAACCACCATTAGAATAGCCAGTAAGCTGACTTTCAATGTCGATCTTCTCAAATGGAGACACTTCTTTCCATACAGGAACGTGCATTGAATTAGTGAAATACTCATGGTCAGAAACATTTTCAATTACACCATATTGCTCTTTAAACTTCTTCATAGCAGTATAGCAAAGATTCTCAGCAGGCGTATAATATACACCAAAGTTCAAACTATATTTCTTTTTGAATTCTGCGCAACGAGTATTAAACAATTGTTCAATATGTTTTGCAAGATTCATACCTTTAACAGTAGTATGATCACATCCAATCAATAGCTGAAGAGCTTCGGCAAGGCCAAGTTGACCAATTACTAAAGTGCCGTGCTTAAGCGCGGAACGGATTCCCTCTTCAGGAATATAACCAGCCATTGTGCCATTTTCATACATGAATTTTGCACTTTCAGGGCTCTGGCTGCAAATCCATTCAAAACGCTCAATTAACATATCTCTTGCTTCTGCGATCTTCTGGTCAAGATATTTAAGGAAATGATCTTCAAGATTTGGATCACTAATACCATATTCATCAACTATTTGTTTTGCAAGAGTTGGAAGAATAATAGTAACAGGGCAAATATTACCACGACCATCTTTCTTAAAGCCCATACCATTAATATCGAAACCATTATAAGTTCTACAGCCCATCGTGCTTACATACTGTGTAGGATCATTTTTATCATATCCCGCATTTACTGACCAATCAACATTAGCGTAATTAGGATACAATCTCTTTGCGGTGCTTTCCAAAGCCATGCGATAAAGATCATAGTTAGGAGTACCAGGTTTATCATTAACGCCTTTCATATACTGGAAAATACCACAAGGGAAAATAGAAGTTTTATGCAATTTACCAAGTCCTTCAATAGAAACACTAAGGAGAGCCTTAGTTACCATTCTACCTTCTGGAAGCGTGCAAGTACCATAATTAATTGAAGTAAAAGGCAACTGATTGCCGCTACGGGATTGCAGAGTATTCAGATTATGATACATACCTTCTGCTGCCTGATGGACTTCTTTTTCAGTCATATCATAGGCATAACGATAAATATCTGCATCTTCTTTAAAATAATCATCTTCAATACCAAATTGCAAGCGTTTTGCATACCCAACTACTTCATTGATATTATGATCGTCAAGATTACCAATGTACTTGCATCCATCTGCATAATGTTTGTAGAATGATTTGCGGACATAGGGCACCATTGTCCAATCCAGATGAGTTGCACTTACTCCACCAAACTGCTGTAAACTTTGAAGCTGAAATAAAACTGCAACAAGCTGAAATGCAGTATTCACAGAACCGGCTGGCCGCACATCTGTCTGGCGAGTATTAAACCCATTAGCGAGCAAATCATCTAATGGAAGACTTAGGCAATTATGGTCACCAACTGCATAATGATCTAAGTCATGAATGTAAATCATATTACCTTCATGGTTTGCTCTTGCCATGTCTGATACCAAATAATCAAGAGCATATTGTTTAGTCATATAACTTGTAGCTTCACCCATACGACCGCCAAATGAGTGTTCATCAATGTTAGCGTTCTGGTTCTGTACATTTCTTGCTTCGAGCTTCTCTCGAATTGGACGAATGAAATCGTCTTGTACATTACGAGCTACTTCTTTTTTATATCTATATCTAATATATGCGCGAGCCACATCACGGCGCTCTGAGCGCATCAAATAATCCTCAACCCAGTCTTGGATTAACTCTACTGGGATGGGAGCAACACTACCAATGACTTTTTTGCCAATTTCAAGCGCAATATCTGTTGCTGTATCGTTTTCATAAAGTTTTCCATCAACTTCAATGAAAGCCTTATTAATAGCATTAATAATTTTCTGCGCATCGAAGTTGACAGTTGAGCCATCACGCTTCAATACATGCATATAAATAAAACCTCCAAACCAAAATATTGTGTTAATTTTCGCGGACATCCACAATATAATGATTTTTGCAATTTATTCTTTATCATTTTTCGTCCAAGCGCTGATCGCAGCCAGGACTTGTTCTACCGTTTCATCAAGCAATGCACCCGTACCATTCTGGACTTCAACATGCTCAGGAAAACGATTATTTATCCATTTGAAGTCTTGTTCATCTGTGCCATAACGTCTAACGATTTCCGCACAGTCTGGATTCGTTTCACGCATTAGCTGGCGCAATAGCCTAATTTTATCATCAGCTACAATGTAAATAGGCAATACATCAATTGTAGGGTGCTCTATCAATAACTCCAACCCTTCTGGATTCCATACGCCAATATTGATTTGATCGTATTTTAATTCATCAAGAGAGGTTCCATAACACCAGTCTCTAAATACTGTAGCTTCTAACATTCGATTATTCAATACTAAATCAGTAAATTTTTCATTAGTAATAAAATGATAATCTACTCCGTCTTGTTCTCCCTCTCTCATGGGCCGAGTTGTACAAGAGACAATCTCATGGAAGCCGCCATTTGCAACGACTTCCTTAAGAATAGTATCTTTACCTGAACCGGCTTTTCCAAAGAGAGCGACTACCTTAATCTTCATCTTCTTCGCTCCCATAATATCTACTACTTCGTAATATTAATGTTCCATCCGGACTTACTTCATCAATTTTATACAGTTGATGTCCTCCTTGTGACTGATATTTCTTCGCCACAAAGTCATCCTCATTTCGCATTCCATTGACAACAATCATACTTCCTCTTGAAAACCAAGAGTTCTCAACAACATGCTTTACGCCATCGTCGCCAATTTGAGAAATTCTCTTATCAAACATACTGAAATGTTCTTTGCGGAATTTGACATTTACAACTCCATCAACTGTCAACAAAGAAACTGTACTCTTCGTTTTATTCTTGCCTAATACGGTTCCACAAATCTTTGACAACTGGAACATTTTACCGCCATTACCGAATCTTTTTGCAATTACTGGTTCTTTTGGTAAATCAAAGAAATTAACGAAACCATATTTTTCATTTTGGACATGAGCTAATTCATGCTCATGATAATAAAAACATAATGAATCCATCTCCCAAGAAGAGAGATTACCTTTTGCGTATTTATTCCAATCTTCCGTGAATATTAAGTTATTCAATTTATCAAGAATCGCTTGCTTATCTGCCGCAATCCAATTTCTGAATACATCCATCCACTTCTGATAAATCTTATCCCAATCAGCTAATAAAATAAAATATCTTGTTGCATCTGCCATTACCAAATTCTCATAACCAATTTCAGTCAAGAAATCAATTGCGCGTTCATCAACTCGATACATAATTTTATCAAATGCACACTTTGCTTTGAGATAACGATTAAACTCATAAATACGTCTTGCCATTACTCTTTCTTCCGTGTCTTCTGGCAACAAACCATATTTCATTAAGCTTGGAAGATTTTGTAAAGTCAAATTCGATTTTTTATCACAGGTCTCCCATATATACCACGCCATCACAAAACGACGATCATACATATCATCAAAAGCTCCGCCTTTAATCAATGAAACCATCGCCTGCTTTTGTGGTTTTACTTTATAATAAAAATCTTTCGGAGAAGTATATGGACGTTTCTCAATAATTTTTGCTACCAATTCATCGCCCACATTTACCATACCTTTTAATCCAAAAAGAATCCTATTATTTTTTGCATCTGGAATAAACCCATAATCGGATTCATTTATATTAACAATACTAACATCAATGCCTGCAGACCGCACATCTCCGATCGCCTTCGCGATTTTCGCATAATCTGTTGCTTTCCCTGCTTCTGGGTCTGTGGCTCCACTATTAACGATTAAACAAGCCGTATTCCAATATACCGGACTAAAATTAATCGCTAAATAAATCATCTGAACTCCAACAAATGAATATGGCAATGAATGATTCTTACTAAACGCATATCCCAATGATGGAGCTACTGCAACTTCCCAGATATAACTTGCATAAAGATTGTTTGCTACTTTTTCATACAATTGTTTGCGCAATTCTGGGATTTTTTTCATCTGTTTCTTTGCAACAATCTTACGTGCGGCATTCGCTTCACCGAGCGTAAAACCTGCAATATTTTCATCCATAAGAATTTCCATCATTTGTTCTTGAAGTGGAACTGTCCCATAATATGCATCACAATGCTGATGAAACGCTGCTTTCTGCGCTTCTGTTAACTCATGAGCATCCATTTCATCTTCAAACATTTCTGGATTATTCTTAATTCTTACATATCTATCTTGTGGAGACTCTTTACCTTTTTCCGCCATCAAACGCATCAACGCTGAAGCTGCGGTCATTTCCAAAATATTCTGCGGTCTAAGTTTCTTCGCGATCATCAAACCAACACCTGTCGCAAACTGGAATATATCAAGAACATCACCATTCCCAAGATGATCCCAAATTCTCTGATCGCTTAAATCCATTACTTCTGGGTGAAGATATTGATTATAAAACTCACGCAAACTAATATCTGGAATTTCGCCATCACGCTTTAACAATTCATAACACTGAATAATCTTATCACTTGCTTCTGTCAACAGAAAGTCATACTTTGTATCTCCTGCTGCTTCTGCTTCATGCAGATCAAAACAAGTAATCAAATCTCCACTTGGAGTTCGCATTACACTTGCCGTATCATATGGCTCGCCCGCATACAAAATTACACCACTTGCATGTGAGCTGCGTTTATTGACAAGACCGCAAATATATGTTATGATATCCAATAGACCTGGATAACGATTTACTTCATTAATAAATACTGTTACCGGTTGACGACCACGCTCTTCATTTCCATGAACAACATCATCAATATCCCACAAAAATCCACGTTCTTGCGGAATCAATGATGACATATATAACGCATCATCATTATTAATTCCATCTGGATATTCATCACTTCTATATCCACGACATGCTGTTTGAATCGCACTTTTCGTGCCTTCGGTTCCAAAAGTTGCTACCTGAACTAATCCAAACTCTCCACGCTCTTTACGAATTGCATCAAAGATTGCTGGACGTTTTGATGGAGCCAGGTCAATATCAATATCAGGCAATTCCGCACGTTCTTTATTCAAGAAACGCCAATATGGTAACTGCCAACGGATCGGATCAAGCTGAGTAATACCCAAAAGATAATTAGACAAGAAACCTGTTGCACTTCCTCGTCCCGGTCCTACGATTGAACCGCACTCCCAGAACAAATCAATGTAATGTTTGAATGTGTTAAAATACGCAAACAAACAGTCATGAAGCTTCTCCCCAATGTAACTAACTACATCAGCCTCAGTCTCAATCCGTTCAACATATTCAGTTTTTCCATCCAAACCTTTTTCGCATAATGCCTTTAAGACTTCATTAATCCAATATCTTTCTTGAATATTATCACTATCTAACAATCTACTAATTGTTGGATACTGTTCATATTTACCTGCGTTTTGTTTTGGATAATCAGTTACATCTACTTTTGGAATAATTTGAGTTTTCTCCAGACTAAACCATGAGATTTTATTCTGGAGTTCCATCGTATTTTCAAAAATCCAATCAACAACAGAATCATCTTCAAAAGATGCATTTAAAAGCTCTCGGCATTCATCTGCATCCATTAATCTCGCAAATTCATAAAATGCATCTACTTCTCTTGATCCACTGTCTTTATCATCTTTTGAAGTTAAATATGCCTTATGAATCGGCCTATCTGCTGCTGTTAAATAATGTGCATCAGTTCCTACTACCATCGGAATATTATAATACCTTGCAATACTTAATAATTTCTTATTAACCATTACTTGATCTTTTGAAGTCGACGGCGCGCACTCAATATAAAAATCATCACCAAATATATCTTGAACAAATTCAATAAAACTAATGATGTTATTATAAAATTTCTGCGCGAGAACTGTATCACCTTTTGCCATCGCAAGTTCCATACCTTGAGCTGATTTTGAAAGTTCTCCACCAATACATGCTGAAGTCGCAATAACATGGCCTTTATATTTCGCCATTATTTCTTTCAATTCAGACTTTAGAGTTGGAACTCTGTCCATCTTTTGGGCATTATACATATTAAACCAAGCTGTTGAACTTAATTCTCTCAATGCACGATACCCAATCTCATCTTTCGCAATAACAATAAAGTGAAAATAATGCTGCTTTTGCGGGCTGCGCTCTTCAATCAAATAAATCTCATTACCCAGCGCAATCGTAAAATCAGGATATTTTTCACGATATTCTTTTGCAATCTTATTAACTTCCATATGAGCTGACAGACATTCGTGATCTGTAATTGCTATACCTGTCAGTCCCAATTCGATCGCTTTATCTATCAACTCTTTAGGACGATTAATGCAATCAAGTAACCTAATATTTGAATACATTGTATGATTATGACAATTAAAATATTTTGTTACCATAACTTCGTCCTTTCATAGTTTTCATATTATATTATAACATATTTTTTTCTAAAAAGCAAGTTAAGCTCCCACCATGATGAGAGTCTTACTTGCACGAGTCGCCAATGTATAGAGATATTGAGTATATTCAATTTTATCTCTATTTCTAAGCCAGGGGGCATCAAATCCAAGGACTAGATCCCATTCACTACCTTGAGCTTTCCAAGTAGTAATCGCATAACCATAAGCAAAGTCATAAGGCGCAAGTGGTGGTATAGTAGTACCTTTGTAATTCTTTAGGTATGTATTAATACGATAGATTGTCTTAGGATCAAGGCTCGGAGTGCCTGTCCGCAGTTGGTCATAATCTATTGGCACCTGTTCAAATATATCTCCATCTTCCATAGTTATTTCACTAACCAGAAGATCAACAGGATGAGCGCGCAGGTGCTCTGGATAATGTTCTGTATACTTTTTGAATTTTGTAAGCTTTCCAATAGCGCCATTTGTAAGGGCGGTCATTTGAGTGCTAAGAAAATCCCAATGATTATGCAGACCGATAACTTTATCACCAATCTCAGGATCAGCCCCTCTACCAAGGTATCTGCGGGCTGCCTGATTCAGGCTATTGCGCTGGGCATTTGTAGAACAAAGCACCTGGTCTGCGCCAAGTAAACAACCGATATAATCTTCTTCATTCGCATATAGTTCTTTTGAGCTTTTTATAATGCGGACTTCTCCACTCACGTTTCCGAAATCTTTAAAATCTTTACCAGCTCGAATATCCATGGACAGGCGAATGATAGCAGAATCCTGGGCCTGCCGCATAATTTCATCAAGAAAGATATGCGGATGGTCCAGGACTCCGTTGATTTGTGTCTTGTCTATAGGCGGCAACTGACCAGGATCTCCGCAAGCCAAGACATAAATTCTATGTCTAAGCAGCAATTCCCACATATCTTTTGGTAACATTGATACTTCATCTACTACAATTAATTTATAATTATCTTCCAGTGATACTTTTGGTCGAAATATATATCCGCCACTCGGCATCTGCTTTGCATAGTAGAGAAGTTTATGAGCTGTTGTTGCATTGGGACAGCCTTTTTGTTTTAAAACATTGGCTGCCTTCCCAGTATATGCCACATATGCGATTTCAGATTCGTGAAGATTAAGAGCCGCAATAATAAACTTAATTAGAGTAGACTTTCCACTTCCAGCATAGCCAGAAATAACAGTATAAGGTTCGCCATTTTTAAAGCGCTCAACCGCAATTTTAAGTCCCTCTTCCTGTTTTCTTGTTAGTTCCATCTTCATTCCTCATATTTCATTTTCTTATTTATTATATTATATCATATTATTTATTAAAAGTCAATATATTACATATCGAGTGATTACTTCTTCATATACATTAACATTATATTTCTTTTTTAAGTATCCAGAGAATTCGTCTACAGTATAAGAGTTCCATAAATCACCTTCGAAGAAATCATGATTTTGCTGATCTGCGAAATCATTATATTCGTCCTCTAATTCTGCCATCATATCTTCTAAATCAGTATGTTTCTTTATATATGGCGTTAAATCAATTTGATCCAATACTTCTTCTGTAATACGAATGTCATCTTCATAGCTATATTTTTGGTAATGTTTCATAATTTACCTCAAAAAATACCCAAAGGATTTTTAATTCTTGCGAACGATATGGACGCTCCTCGCCGGCCGGAGCAGTTCAAAAGTCCCACTTGACTCGATTGATGATTTCATAATCTTCCATTTTAATTTGGGCGGATACGCGGCCATTAAATTCATTTCTATCGCACTGTCCAACAACATTTAAAGTAATTACTCCTGCTTCTGGTTGCAGAAGAGCTTTTTCTTCATCTTTAATATTAAATTTAATTAATTCAATATCATTTGGAAGAGTGATTTTAACAGTACGTTGATTAGCTCCCATAAATGCAATATCTCGACTGTTAACTTTTATATTCTCAATGGCTACATAGGGTTTTTCAACGCCTTTACCCCAAGTCATCTCGAAATTGGCAAGGTTAAAGACACTTTCGGGGCTGACCGCAGACGCCTGATAAATAAAGTCAACATCATAGCGTGGGACAAATTCGAAATTAGCAAGTTTTTGCTCTATCCGTTCATGCAAACTTTCAAAATTATCATCTTTAACTCCAAATCCGAAGGCATTATCATGGCCTTCAGCATATTCTGTTTCTGGCATATCCAAGAGAAATCCACGAAAATCTCTTAAATCAGATTTATCATATCCTCTGCCCGATCCTTCCCAACGTTTAACTCCTTCTTTGTCTTCTGTTGGCCGAAGGATTAACACAGGACGTTGATATTTTCCCATTACTTGATTGGCAACATAACCAGAAAGGTTTTTATCTAATTTATCAGGATCTATTTTGATAATAATTACTTTATCTTTATCAAGATGTTGGCTGATAATAATACTTTCAACGTATTCCATACCTTCATCTTTTCGATCTGTCTGACGCCGTTTAATATTAGTGCAAGTACGGGCCGCCTGCTCAACGCGGGTCTCAACTTGGCCCTTACATCCTCGTTTTGTTGATGGAATTAATTCATTAGCTCTGAATTCAAGCATGCTTTCAAACAAAAGTAGTTTTTCATCATCTGTGCCTACACGAGTAACTGCATTAATATAAGGGGCAATATAAAATGCAACATTTGTATAATTCAACCCTTGATTAAAATGCATTTTATCTCGATCAAGCATCATTTGAAATAGAGGACTTTTAATATTCTCAAGTCCTGTCACTATTAAATGATGCGTCTCAAAAGCTTTTGTATCCATCATATCTGCAATAAGACCGAGCGCAGTCAAATCGCGAAAATCATCGGCATAATTTGTCCCCATAAGTCTATCAATATAAGAACAAAATTTAAACACCATACCAACTCCAGACAGACTTTTAGTCGGGTAGTTATCCAATTGATTATTAATTACACAAGCATAAGGACTAACCATCTCAGCATTATGGTGATCTATTACTAGTACATCAATACCTTGTTCCTTCAAATCTTTATGTACTTCATAATCATTAGAACTTGAATCTGGGGCTATTACCATTCTTACATCATGAATGGTTGCTTCAATCAATCCATGCACTTTTTCATCATGCATACGATAATGTATATTATTTTGAACAAATGATGGAAATAGTCTGTTTAGATAGTTAATTAAAACTGCTGCAGACGTATAACCGTCACAATCACTATCCACTTGAACTAAAATATGGTCATTTGCTTTGATATGCTTGATTAGCATCTCTACGCCTTCGCGCATATTATTAGCCAGTAGTGGATCAAGAATATCATCTTCCGTAGTATTAATATAATGTTTCATATCTTCTTTTTTAATACCACGGTTCAATAGTACCTATTCTACTGGGCTAAGCCCTGGCACCATTGGTGCTATCAATTCATATCTCATAAAAATATCCTATTTTTAAATAATGTTAAGAATGTTTCTTTGTCTTTATCTACTGGTGCATCTTTATATCCTGTTATCATTGTTTTATCAAATATGAATGATAACTGAACATAATTTTTATATTTCATATTGAACCTTGAAAGATTTGCGGTTAAATGCTTAAACTCTGGATCTCCAATAGCTTGAAATTGACGATCAAAAGCAACTATAATTTCTTTAGCTCCAGCGTCTAAGAGCATTTGTACTTGATATGCTGATAATGATGAGCCACAACAAGCAACTGAAATATCATTTTCTATACCAAAATAAGTTTGATATAGTAATGTAGATTTTTCACCTTCAAATACAATCGCTTTACCAATAGCTTTTATATTATCTTTACTATTGTTTAAATTATAAAGGTTCATACCAAGAGGATGTGAATAAAGAGTTCCACAAATTTTCATTGGTCGATATTTGCCGAATCGTTCTGCATCTTCTTTACAAAGAGTGCGGCCGCGCAGTCCAATGAATCTTCCGTTCTCATCAAAATGAGGAATCGTGATCTGGAGCGACCCAGGGTAATAACCGATTCGCGCATGTTTCATTACATCTTCGGCAATACCATCTTTAATCCAAGGTCCAATTTTTACATCATAATTAAATCTGCTTAAAATTATATCATCATATTCTTTCAATTGAATATGATAATCTTTTATTTCGATACCATTTAATTTATCATATGCGGTAAGGAGTTTCCAATCCTCCAGTGAATCGCCATCATCGTAACTAAATGATGTCGCTATACCGAATCTAAAAGCGATAAACCGCACAGCTTCATTTAAATCATACACTTTATGCTGTTGGATTCCCATGACCTTAATAGTCAATTCAAAAATATCAAAGATACTATCGCATCCGGTATAGCATTTAAACAGTCCACTATTCTCATAATAATAGAGCTTATGGCTGCCTTCTCCTGGGGGGTTATGGCAGATTGTGGCACTTATGATGCCAAAATCTGCATACTCTGGCTCTCCACCCCATTCTTGTAACAACTCAAAGATATTATCAGTTGTGAGACTGTTTCTTATCTCTGACTTGTCATATGGCATCATAGGTCAGTTAAAACCCTCACACACTTACCTTTAACCATACCGGTTTTATTAACATAATCACAAAGGAACTTCTGAGGCGGCATCTTTGCGTCCTCTCCCTTGCGGCTATCCAAAAGACGTTTTGCAAATAGCTTAGTCATTTTATATTCAACCGGGCCATAGAACGGCTTGCTCCATACATGTTCTGCATTAGTCTCTACAATTTTCATAATTAATCTCCTATATAATTACTTGTATCAATATCTACAACAATTTTATCGCAATATTTATCAAATTCTTCTTGAGTAGGTCTATCCATTATCCAACGATTTTGAAATTGAATAAAATCCTCTTCACTCTAAAAGCCAGTTCCCATTAAAAAATAGTCTCCTGTTCAGTGATAATTTTTGTATCATTCAACGGAATGATTTCATAATCATAAGTTGTACAAAATATTGGATTTACGCGACAAGTGCCGAGGTCTGCTTTACACCATAAAACTATACCTTTATATCTACCTCTACGGTTTTTATAAATTGAAAGTTTTAAATTTGGTGTAGGAAATTTATTTGTTGCTAAAATTACTTCAAGACTTTGTAGATCCTCTTCTTTTACATTCAGAAGAATTGAACCAAAGTCAATTTTATCTGCGATAGCTTTTGCGCCACGAAGAAGATTCTGGTCTGGTGTTTTTGCTTCTTGATAATCTCCATTCAACTGGGTCGCAGACATAATAAATATTCCATATTCATTACACAAATCTTTCAATCTAATTGATAACATAAACAGAACATTATCTTCTCTTAATTTAATACCACCACTACGTTTGGTAATTTCTTCAAGAATTTTGAGACTTGTATGAATATAATCATGAAATACATATTTTACATCATGATCTCGAACATTTTTCTTAATACGATCTTCAATATCCTGCAAAGAAAAATCTGGCAGCTCTTCAATATAAAGTGGCGAATTTTTTAAAATATTTGCAGCTTCACGCACTCGCTTCTCTTCATCGCCTTCATATCTGCCATCCAAAATATGATCTTCATTTACATTTGCAAGAAATGCAAGCATCATAGTTTGAATTTCTTCTTTTTCCTGTTCTGTTGTGATATATAATGTCGGCTCAGCTTGACCATTAGGAACCCAACAACCGAAATCTTCATTAAATAATTTATTACATCCAATAAAACAGGCGTCTGCCACCATGGTACGAGACTTACCGACACCAGTAGGCGCTGACCGCAAATAAAACTTCTTCAATCTTGCGCCCCTTGTAACTGTATTAATTAATGGCCCATAAAGTGGTACACCTACTTCTGGATGTTCCATTAAATTATCAATAAGTTCATCAATACCATCACCAGCTTGATATGCTTCTCCATATGAATCATCTACATATTTCATGCGGATTTCATCAATTTTACCATCTACTCGATCAGCAATTTGTTCAAGACTAACATTATCAAGCCAATCTTCTTGTTCTTGTTTTTTCTTTACGTCCAAAATATTATCTGGATCATAAATATCAGAAACATCTACACCAAAACTATCATATGCGCGTAATAGTGTAAACTTTTTTAACCGATTATAATAATAATCAAATGTTGCAGAATCAGCATTTTCACTAACTTGAGTAAGCCATTCAGCTCCTTTTTGTTTAGTAAAAATAGCCTCGTTTTTGGGACGAGAAGCCAAATAATCAGTAATAGAATTTAATGTAATCTTCTGAGAACCAAGATTATAGAGCTTATAAATACACCCAAAAACAACTTTATGAAACTGATCTGGGAAATCTTCTTCATTAATTGTATATCTATCAGTATAATCCAAAAGTTGCGGTTGATTAAATACACAACCTATAACTTGCATTATTGCTGATGTATCAACGTATTTACTACTCATCTATTACCTCATCTTCGTCTAAAAACGAGAACAATTCTTTTCTTTTAATTTTTCTTTGCGGTAAAGGGATATGAATCTCCCTAACTTCTGGTACATACTCATTCATATCCTTATCTTTATTTTTATTATTGGCCAGCCATATACTATAATAATAATTATAAGCTGCTTTATATACAAATGGAACGATACCAATGCCATCATTAGCCTTTTCAATTCCATGCTCTTGAATTTCATAAAAATATTTCAGAGCTTTTAAGATTCCACTATATGTAAAATTATAATCATTCACATATTGATTAATTTGTTTCTTAATCCTTGGAGAAACATAATCAATATGAAATAGATTCATAATATAATCATCTAATTTTTCCGCATCAGTTTTTTCTCTTCTTTTTTCTTGTTCGTAACAAACTGAATGAGCATATTTACCATTAAAAAATTGATATGGAGTTTTAGATTTACTAAATTGCTTTTTACAATATACACATGTTACAATATCAAGTGGATCAACTATAGGAACTGTTGGCCATTCTGGATGTGATACTCGTCCTCTAAGGTAACAATCCGCATGAGCATAACGTCTTGTTTTCAATTCTACATATGCTGTACGATCTCGATCAAAACGCTCGCCGCAGATTTGACAAGTAACTTGATGGGCCAAATTATCATTCCTTTCTATATAATATTATACCATATTTTTAGAAAAAAATCAACCCAAGGTGGAATTCACCCTGGGTTGAGTTTTAGTTCTATTTTAGTTCAGCAAATCGCTCTTCATTTCTGAAACAATCAGATAGAGGAACTCCGCCTGATCGCGAGTGGTCTCACTGACTTTCTTTCCCTTACCCAAGTATTTATCAACAATTTGAGTAATACGCGGAGTATAAAATGCCTGGTCTTTTTCCATGAGCTGACCAACAATTGATTCAAACTCTTTAATTAGAGCATCATAATCATAATCTACTACTTCTGGTACAACTTCACGAGCATCTGTTACCAGAGCATTTCCACTATTCTTCGCTTCTGCATCAATTGCATCATTCAATGCTTTGACCAAAGCCTCATACTCAAAGTCAATAACTGGGGCAATATATTTAAAACGGCACCCAGTATCTGCGCTGTTGTCGAGAGAACGAATTACAAGACGAACCTTGGCAACACCATTATCTTCATACTTTTCAGCAAAAGCATAAATGTCAGCCATATTCTTCGCAATATCATTATAAGTTGTTGGGCATGAAGGAACCTGCTGGTTATATTTAGAACCATCCTTGCGGGTGAATTCCTTATCTTTCACATGGGAAATAAACACAACAGCATATCCCAACTGAGTGATAGCACGAAAACTCTCTTCAAATTCTTTCTTAACCTTAGTCCATCCACCACCGTAGGGGATGTCACTGAGTTTCTCAACTCCAGCCTGCGCACAAACATATTTTTCACAGCACGCTGCTGCAATATCGACAGTATCAACAACAATTGACTTGAAAGTTGCTTTTACTTCATCCTTCTTAAGATCCCGAAGCACCTGCTTCAATTCACCCCAAGAAGTTACATCCTGCGCGATAATACCGGGAATTGCATTATATCCTTTTTCAAACGCGAGAAGTAGACAAGATGGCATCTTAGTTGCTAAGGTTGTTTTTCCTGTTTTACCTTCACCATAAATATATGTAATATATCCACTTAAATCTCTACTTACTTTATGTGGCTGTAGTGCCAAAAGATTAATTGCCATATTATTTAATTCCTTTCACAACTAATTTTTCCAAGACTGGATTAGAAATTAAATCCAGTCTGGGCTGCCTTTGGTGCTGCGGCAGGAGTTGCTGCAGGAATCGCAGTATTGGAATTACGATACTCTTCCCAACGCTGCTTTACATCAGCCAGCATAACCTCACGTTCAGCAAGCTTTGCCTTAATTTCGGTCTTGGTAATTGTCTCAGTACTACCAAACTCATAAGGCTCCTTATTTGCGTTATATACAACAAAATCCTTATGAGAAGTAGGAACTTCTGTTACAATGGTCTCACCCCAAGCACTCTCAGTTTCGATGGTACGAGTACCAGTCTGAGAAATCTGAGTTACATAAACCTGAGTAAACACAGGCTCATTTACGCTTGCATCAAGACCTTCAAAATATGCCATAGCCTGTGGCTTCAACACGGACAATTCCATTGGGAGAATTGCTCCACGGAAGTCAAAAGCATAACACTTCAAAATCATTTTATCCTGAGTATTTCTCTCAGGGTCACCTTCAATCATCGCGGTTCCATAAATAACAACATCAAGACGAGTTGTATTTCTCTGGAGTTCATCATCCTTCAGAGTAGGAACAACGTGAACAAATCCACCTTCATTACGCTTTGCGGAAACGAGTTCCTCTTTACCACTACGATCAGAATAAAAATCATTCAGACCAATTGCACTGTCCACGGATACCTTAACTGCATTCTCTGCGCCAGCACCCATAACAGTACCATAAGTACCATTAATAATGTTGCTCAAAGTTGCAAAACGAGTATCCTGCTTACCAGAACTGGTAAGTGCGGTAATATAGGTGAAATGAACGGAAACAATATTCAACATTGCGTCATCAGTTGCAATCTCGATTGAACCAGTAATAAACTGAGTTCCAGGATTCTTGGAACGCTCTCCAGTCACCTTAACTTCGAGACTGTGATTATACAAAAGACCCTCAATGTGAGCTCTATTCATTGTTGCTTTCATTATTAATTATTATCTCCTTCAAAATCATCAATATTAAATGTCTTACCTTTTTCAGTTAATACATAAACGACAGGGTCTTGTCCCACTTTTTCACAGAAACCATCTGTGGTCAATTTTCTGAGTGTACCAGACACTCCACGTGAAGTAATCCCCATTCCTTCTGCAACTTCCTTTGCCTTAAACATCGGAAGACTTGAATTCTGAAGATACTTCAAAACTTTTGCGCCATTTTCCGTAAGAACTGGCTTATCGGACTTCTGACCGGACAGCATATCAATATATGACTGAACATTTTCAGTCATGAGATCATTTGCAACATCCGGCGCAGCTTCCATCAACGCATTTAGAAACTTCAAAAATTCTTCTTTCATTTTCAATCTCCGTTTACTATTTTCACCTTATATAAATATTATACCATATTTTATTAATAAAATCAACTAAATGCGATTTATATTTAATTTAGGATTTTTTATTCGAGGCTTGCGTTATAACCTGCGATATTTGGGTTAATATATTTTAAGAACGCTTCAAGTTCATCAATATATATCTTCCTATCACCAAGAGCTTCAGGGGTAATAAGAGCATGATACCCGGCAAATTCCATACCAGAAGTATCCATATTATAATCTTTTGCTTTCTGTTCCATTGCTCTTGGATTAGCACTTACTACTACACCATTATTGCGCTGAGCAAGATATAGTAGCTGCTTGGACTTGCCGGTTCCACGGCTTCCAAGGATGTAATCCATAATTTCTCCCTTACTTTATACTATATCCATATTCTTTAGCCTTGAAATAATCCTACCAATAGTCTTCACGAGCATTGAGATCTTGTGGTTTACATTCTTCAATTATTTCAAATGTAAAATTCTCTACACCAAGAGCTAACATAGCAGGATAAAGTTTATTGCGGGTAGGCTATTCTGCGCCTATACCGCGCTTAATGTGCTATTTCCATCTTTCTGCAATATTTATTGCTTGACCTACATAGCACATTTGATTTTCTAAATTAGTTATTTTATAAATACCAGTTTTTGATTTTGCCCCTACGACTCGGCCAATCAAATCTGTGTAAGGTTTTTCATAATAAACTTTATAAATAACTTTGTTGAGAGGCTCCTTATTTCTTAAATAAGGTTCAACAGATCTCAATTTTGCGATTTCTTCAATATCTATATCAGATAATTGTAACCGATAAAAATCTTTCTTTTCACGTTCAAGTTCTGCGCGCTTGGCTGCCTCTGTAGCAGCAGTAACTTTAGATTGAAATTCTGCAAGTTGAGCCTAAGCAGCTTCTACTTGCTGGCCCATCTACCGCGCAGTAGCAAGGAGATCCGCAATAACCTGTTCATACTCAGCCCTACATTCTTCTTCTCCCTCCTGGTATTTAGCACCAGTTTTTTCAAGAGCATGTTCAAGCTTTTCTTCTGCAAGTTTCATCTAATTATCATAAAAAGTTTTTGCGGCATCTTCTGCTTGAGCCTATGAATTTTTATAATATCTATCGGTTTCATCTACTTTAGTGCGTAATATTTGAAGTTTTTTCTCTTCTTCTGCCTATTGGAGCTATTTAGTATTAATACTTACTTCAATATTACGCTATTGACTTTCTAATTCTTGTAGGGCAGCGCGCTCATGAGCAATATTCTCTTCATTTATCTTTCGGATTTGTTGCTGAGGTATAATCCGACAGATTATAAAGACTATTAAACCTACGATTATGCCCCCTACAAGCGCATATATCCACTACATTTTTAGATAAAAAACAAAAGGGGTAAAAATATTATTTTACCCCTTCAATGCGACTTTATTTATAGATTAGGTCTCGTCAGCATCTGGGTCAAGAGCCATACCAGCATCAGTGAGCTGGAGGAACTTAACCTGCTTATGAGTTCCATCTTCAAGCTCGATCTCGGCAGGAACGCGCACGCCATAGCCCTTGCGCTGAATAGCACTTGTGAAAATACCATCTACCTGGCGCTTCTCGAGGCCAACTGCATTTGCAACATCCTCGGAAGTGAGATCAGCACCGTGATTCTGCTTCAAATAATTAAGTACGTTCTTAGAATTCTCTTTCATAGCCATAATAATCTTTTTCTCCTTAAAATTGTTTCAATAATTTTTTTTTGTCGTAGGCTTTTTACATATATATTATAGCAAAAAATTTTCTGATTGTCAAAATTTTTATTCTAAATATTTTTGAATCAGTTCATCCAGTTGATCAATTTCAAAAATACTAACGTGTTCTGTCAACTTTAGGATTTCATCTTTTGCTTTTTCAACGACAGTTGAATCGGTTGAAGTTTGAATCTATTTTTCATACTCGGCAATTTTCTTCGCCAAGTTCTTCAACTCTTTTTGTTTCATCGGGAATTTCTCTTTCCTTTATTTTACAAATATATTATACTACTTTTTTTTAAAAAAGTCAAAATTTTCCGTCAAACAAATCATCTAAATCTTTTTCAGTAATGATCTTGACTCCCAATTTTTTTGCTGTGACATTTTTACTTGAAGTAGAATTAATATCATTATTGACCAAATAGGTCGTATTCTTTGTTACTGAACCAGTTACTTTGCCACCATGTGCTTCAATCGCAGCTTTTAATTCGTCACGATTCTTATATTTTTCAGTTTTCCCCGTAATTACAAAAGTCCAGCCTTTTAGTGGCGTAAAGGCAGGCTTGTCCGCATTCCATAGACTATTTTTCAGTTGTCCAATTTCATTTACAAAACGATCTGCAGTTCTATAATCAAATGTCCGAATGGCTCTATCCATTTCTGGACCAAAACCATACCATTCCATAAAACAAAAACCATCTTCAATATCTTCACGAATATTATGCCAATCACATCTATGTTTACAGATTTCTTTTGCTACAGTAGATCCGATTAATGGAATACCAATAGCAGATATAAATTGCCATAATTCATTCGTTTTTGACTGTTCAATCGCATCTAAAATATTTTGAACAGATTTAGCACCGAATCCAGGCTTATTAATCCATTCCTTTTGGTAATTATCCAAAAAGTATAAATCAATAAATGAATTCACCCAGCCCCATTCAATCAATTTTTCCAAAGTTGATGCAGAAAGTCCTTTTATGTCCATTCCTTTCTTTCCGCAGAAATGATCCAATTGATTAATTAGTTTTCCTGAACACTGAGGATTTGTGCAAACATAATTTTCAGTATCATTATTTTTAACTAATTCAACTTTTCCTCCGCATACTGGACAGGTATATGGTCTATGCCATATGTCCATACCCATCATACCTGGAGTAGATTTAATATATGCAATTTGAGGAATAATCATATTTGCTTTATATACACCGACAGTCATTCCAGTAGAAGCAAGTCCACCATTAGGCAGTAGTTTATTCATAATTGAAACATTATGCATGCTCGCACGTTCAACAATACTGCCTTCTATTTCTACTGGTTCAAATACTGCAACTGGTGTCAATACTCCTGTGCGGCCCATGCTCCATTCAATATCTTTTAGATAAGTTTCATAAACTTCATCATAAAATTTATAAGCAAGTCCGCCCCGAAAATGATGTTCAGTATAGCCAAGAGACTGGTAATAGTTACAATCATCATATTTAAATACTATCCCATCAATAGGATAACTCTCTTCTTTTGCCCAATTTTTAAGAAGAGCAATAACATGTTCAATACGAGACTTGTCTATCATATCTGCGGTTAGGGTGAGCCAAGGGGCCGGATCAAATTTCCATTCTTGACAAAGATCTATAAATTTATCCGACAAAAATTCGCGTTTCTCTAATCCCTTAATACAATCCCATGCGACAAAACTTAATCCACGTTTTTCACACTCTTTATTATCAAGGAGTCTAATGCTACCTGCTGCGAAATTACGAGGATTTGCGAACATGTGATTAAATTTCTCAAAGTTCTTGTATGTACAAATAATTTCGCCATCTACAATAACTTCATTTTTTTCTGGGATTGTTAAAGGCACCCCGTAAGCAAATACAATATTGTGTAGAATATCTTCGCCAATAATACCATTACCACGGGTTTCCGCCGATACTAATTTTCCATCCACATATCGCAATGAACAGGTTAAACCATCCATTTTTGCCATTGCAATAATTCGCTTATTTCCGCAAAACCTAATCACATCATCTATACTTTTGGTTTTATCCAATGAAAGCATAGGATGATTATGTTCTACTTTTTTAAGCTCATTTACAGAAAAATAATCTACTTTTACTGTTGGGGAATTGGATAAGATGATCCCTGTTTCTTTTTCCATTTCTTGAAGTTTAAAATAGAGATCATCATATTCTTTATCTGTCATAAATGGATGACCTTCATCATATGCTTTTATGGCATCGTTAAGAAGATCAACCAATTCATCTATTTGATTGTGCCAATCAGGAATGTTACTCATATAATAAAAATCATCCTTTATTATTTTATTATATTATAACATAAATTTTAAAAATTGTCAATTAAAGATTTTGTGTTTTCTGTTTAAGCTCAGCAATATCTTTCTCAATCTGAGTTAAACGGTCAGTTAAATTATATTGTGGGATGCTAGGATTTGAAGAAGTATTTTTAACATATAGATTTCCATCTATTAAATAATCACCTTTAAGGTTATCTCCTCCATTATTAGATACATACCCAAGATTTGTTTTTACGCCACTAATACTTGTGGCACCAGTACCTCCACGAGCAAGAGGAATAGCTGCACTTAGATTGTCTCCTATACCTAAAGCATTACTTAACGCAGGCAAAGAAGTAACTCCAGTACCTCCTCTAGTGACAGGAATGGCGTCAAAAGTTGCGTTAGCCCCAGATACACTAGCATTTCCTAGCCCAAGCAGATTAGTTAAAGCATTTAATGTTGTTACACCAGTGCCACCAAAAGCAACAGGAACTGTGCCGAATGACGGCTCTTGATTAGCAGAATTAACTTGTAATACTCCAGTGCCAGAAGTACCAATCATTTTAACTTGGCCAGTACCGTTACCCGCAAGTAAAGCATTATTGTCTAAACTTTGGCGACCAGTGCCGCCAGCCGCTACTCCGATCGCTTCACCAGAACCTCCAGCTAAAAGCAAACCTTTTAATTCAGGAATAGATGTAACTCCAGTTCCACCTTGTTCTGGAGCTAGTGGAGCTGTTGTAGAATCTCCTAACCCTAAACTGGCACGTAATGCATTTAAATTAGTTACACCAGTACCACCATTATCAGTTTTTAATACTTGAGTACTAGTATCAAATGCAGACTATACTACATTTAATAAAGTATTAATGGTAGCAGTTGCAAAATTTAATTTACCCATATATATCTCCTTCCTCTCAAATAAACAAATAAGGGGAAGATAATTCTTCCCCAATATTATAGATTATTATATTAATAAGATTAATTAATTTTGCCCTTATACCTTAGATACGGTACGAATATTACTACCTTTAATAACTGTATTACCAAGAGCAATACGAGTTAGCTGTGGTACATCTGTTGCGGGGATACAAATAGATGCTTTATCTCCAACAAGAAGAATACTATCTTCATCGCTAATTAGTTGCGCACCTGCTAGCCCATTTGGGCCTTTAAAGAAGTTTAATCCTCTTCCTCCACGCTTTTGAGATACAACTTCTTTCTGAAGTACCTTTTTACCCAATCCACTAAATGAGAAGAGAGCAAGCTGGTCTTCTACGTGTCTAAGAGGCAGGGCCGCAATTACGTAATCTTCATCGCCCAATGCAATACCTTTAACTCCACGAGTCATACGAGAAGTCGCACTAACTTCATTAGAATCAAACTTAAGGACATATCCATCTTTAGTTACAATAATTAGGGGTTCATCTTTAATAAGAGTCACGACCGCCAAGCCGTCCCCATCAACCAAAGAAATAGCTCCGATTCCAGTTTTCTTTTTAGTTGCAACATATTCGTCCAAAGGCGTTTTCTTAACTAATCCATTTTTCGTAACAAACAAGACATATTTTGCATTAGTATCTCTATATATTGAATAAATTGTTACGGGATTTTCATTAGCCTCAAGCGCAACCAGAGATCTAATAGACTGACCTTTAGATACATTTGTGCCTACTGGGATATCATTAACACTAATACGATACATTCTTCCTTGATCGGTAAAAATCATAATACTATCTACAGTATTAGTGCGGATTACTACAGAAGTAATATCGTCTTGAGTCTTAATTCCTTTACCAGCTCTCTTCTGAGTGCGGAAAGAAGTTGTCGGAATCCGTTTAATTAAACCACTTTCAGTCATTACAACAACACATTTTTCAGGTTCAACATAAACAGTTTCCTTTTCTTCCTTCACAGGATCAATTTGCGTAATTGTAGTACGACGAGCATCGCCATACTTTTTCTTCAGTTCTATGAATTGTCTAATAAGCTCTGGTACAGGATTTTTAAGGATCTCTGAAAGTCTCTCCACTTCTGCAATTAAATCTTTCTCTTCTGACTTTAAATCTTCAACTTCTAACTTAGTCAAACGACTGAGTTTCATGTCCAAAATTGCTTTTGCTTGCGCTTCACTAAGTTTATAAGCTGTCTGCAAAGCTGTTTTTGCCGCTACGGTTGATTCAGAAGACTTAATAATTTTAATTACATCATCAATATTTGCAAGAGCTATAATTAATCCTTCAATAATATGAAGTCTAGCTTTTGCTTTATCCAAATCAAATTGTGTAACTCTTAAACAAACATCTTTTTGATGATCCAAATAAACATCAATTAATTGTTTAAGATTCATTAATCTTGGAGATTTACCAGTAAGAGCAACTTGGTTAAAACTATAAGTTGTTTCAAGATCAGTCAACTTGAAAAGCAAAGGAAGAATTGTATTTGCTGAAGCGTTCTTTTCAAGTTCTATAACAAATCTTACACCCTCATGGGTTGTTTCATCACGAATTGCTGCAATACCACCTAATTTGCCTTCATCGCATAATTTATCAATCTGAGTGATAAGAGTATCTTTTGATACTTTATAAGGAATACTTGTAAAGATAATTGAATCTTTACCTTTATCACTTTCAATCTCATATTCTCCACGAATACGAGCACGGCCTTTTCCAGTTAGATAAGCTGAAGCCAATTCTTTCTGGTTAATAACTAGACCACCAGTCGGAAAGTCTGGCCCTTTAACGAATTGAAGCAGATCACCGCACTCACAATCTGGGTTTTCAGCAACATGAATAATTGCATCCATAATTTCATTTAAATTATGTGGCGCAAAACTACATGCCATAGCTACTGCAATACCAGAAGTACCATTTACCAAAAGGTTTGGTACAATACCAGGTAAATATGCAGGTTCATCTTCTTCATCTGTATATGCGGGAAGCCAATCTACTGCATTTTTCTTAATATTATTAAGAGTTTCTTCACCCAGCTTGGCCAGTTTACACTCCGTATAACGATATGCAGCCGGTTCATCTCCATCTCTTGATCCATTGTTCCCATGAAACGCAATCAATGGATAACGCATATTCCATGGCTGAGAAAGCCATACTAATGCGCCATAAATGGAACTATCACCATGAGGATGGAAACGGCCCATCGTATCACCAACAGGCTGAGCGCACTTAACAAACTTTTTATCGTTTTTGTATCCCTTATCCCACATATCCCACAGGATTCTGCGGGCTACTGGTTTTAGACCATCTTCAGCGGATGGAATGGCACGATCGGTGATTACACTAAGACTATAATCGAGAAAGCTTTGTTCAACCTCTCCTATAATCGGGGTATCAAGAATTTCGCCCATACTTTTCAACTACCTCCTTAGACGTCATCTTACCAGTAGCAAGTGAGTCAGCCAACTCATTCCATTGGTGTCCTTGATGACCTTTAATCTTCTGCAAATTTATTCTTTTTCCTTGATTATATAATTTATAATATTCTTGAATTAAATCTAAATTCTCAGGTGTTTTATTATCAGATTTAAGCCATCCTTTATCTGCCCAAGTAAACATCCAATTATTAAATGTATTTACACAATAAGCAGAATCGCTATATACTGTTGGAATAAAGAAATTATCTTTATCTACTCCAAATTGTATAAAAGCCCAAAGAATAGCTTTTAATTCTTCTCTATTATTTGTTGTATTTTCACTTGATTTATTATATGATACCATAACTTTTTGGTCTTTGTCAAGTACAATCACCCCAAAGCCACCTGTATTAGTATCTTTTCCATTTCCTAAGCAACTACCATCTGTATAGATGGTAGTTACATTATCAGGAATTAAACCAAGAGAGCAGAGCATATCAGTCCCGTCTGAAGAAATAATTATATTAGACATCAATATTTGCCCTCCATGCGTTATCTTCAATGAACTGTTTACGAGGACCGACTGACTCACCCATTAAACTCATAAACGTTTTTGCAACTTCTTCTGCATCATCCATTGTAATACGCTTTAAAGTACGAGTTTCTGGGTTCATAACTGTCTCTGCCATTTCTGCGGGATCCATTTCGCCAAGACCTTTCATGCGGCCCAGCTCAAATGATCTCCCAACTGTTTTACGAAACTGTTCCAAAGCTGCATCATCTTTGATATACTGAAATTTAGTCCCCATTGTAGCCTTGTAGAGAGGTGGAACTGCCGCATAGATATAGCCTTTTTCCAAAAGCTCAGGAGCGAACTTCCAGATGAAAGTAAGGAACAGTATGCGGATATGGCTTCCATCTACATCAGCATCGGCTGTAATGACTATCTTTCCATAACGAAGTTTAGATTCGTCTACAATGACTTTGCCATCTTTAACCTCCAAACCAAAAGCCTTAATCATACCATCAATTTCTTGATTTCCAAGAGCTTTGTGGAGATCAGCTTTAATTGTATTTAAAATTTTTCCTCGAACAGGAAATACCGCCTGAGTATTGCGGTTGCGGGCCTCTTTAGTCGAGCCTGCAGCAGATTTACCTTCTACTATAAAGACCTCACACTCAGAACGATTTTTTGAACTGGCATCTGCGAGCGTACCAGGCAGGACCGCACGCGCTTTCGCATCGGCTTTCCGCACTGTTTCTTTAGCCTTTTTAGCTTTTTCTCTTGCAGTTCGCGCTAAAAGTGCTTTATCAACAATAGCTTTTGCGTCTTTTGGATGATTATTCAGCCAAATACTTAATTCTGTTGATACCAAACGCTGCACAACTGTTCTGGCTTCACTTGAAGAAAGGACTTCTTTTGTTTGACCACTAAAGACTGGGTCTGGCATAATAAATGAAAGGACAAGAGACAGTCCTTCCTTCAGTTCATCGCCCAGGATATTTGCATCTTTTTCTTTCAATAAGTTGTTCGCTCTCGCATATTCATTAATTGACATGGTTAGAGCCGTTCTAAAACCAGTAAGATGCGTTCCTCCAGTATTTGGTATGCTATTGGTATACAGCTTATAAGTATCTGAATAGGTATCATTATACTGCATAGCCAGTTTAACACTAATTCTATCTTCGGTATTTTCACAAAAAAACACTGAAGTTAAAGGCTTTTTAGATTTATTTAAATCTTCGATATAATCCAAAATGCCATTTTTAGAAACAATAGTTTCTTGCTCTTTATTCTTATATTTAAGAGTAAATGTAAGACCCGGAGAAAGGTAAGCCAATTCTTGAATTTGCTTTTTTAAGGACTCATAATCTAATTCAATACCCTCTTTAAAGATCTCTTCATCAGGGGTAAATGAAATCTCAGTTCCAGTTTCTTTTCCGGTATATTTATTAACAATAAAATTAACTCTTTTACCTTTTTTAAATTCCATTGTGGCAATTTTACCATCACGAATGGAAGTTACAGTAAAAGTTTTAGAAAGTGCATTTGTAGCTTTTGCACCAACGCCATTCATACCACCAGAAGTATTATATCCTGTTTTACCAGAACTATCAAACTTTGCACCAGTATGAAGCTTTGTAAAAATATTCTCAAGAGTTTCAGATCCATCTTTTGCGGGACCAAACGGGACACCGCGTCCATTATCAGAAATGCAAACTGAATCATTATCTTCCACTCTTATTTTACATTCTGTGCAATAACCATTAAGATATTCGTCAACTGCGTTTGAAATAATCTCAAGAGTGATATGTTTTACGCCATCCGGCCCGACTGACCCGATATACATACCAGGACGCAGCCTGATCGCTTCAATACCTTCAAGTGTTTTTATGTCTTTAACGCCATAATTAACCTTTACAGGCACTATCATATTCCTCCTTTTTTATTTTATACATATATTATACCATAATTTTTTTACTTTTGCAAATTTTTGTTTTCAAGACAAAACAAAAAAATCCCAAGGGATGTATTACCCCTTGGGATTAGTTTATCCGACTGGCGTATCGTCATAAGTTTCAACGCCACGAATCATTTTTTCATAATTAATACCATCTTTGGTATTCTCTTTCTCTGACTTTTTATAGAAAAAAGCCTAACTTACGCCATATGCTCCCCATGGCATTGACACCATGGCAGTTAGCCAGGGCAGTTCACCGAAATACTACTTGACAATACAATAAAATGCGAGTATAATAAAAGATAGAGTTGTAATCCAAATTAAAATTGATTCTTGTACAAGAAGTTTTTTGGAGAACTCAAGAGGTTTCTTTTTCTTTGTCTCTTGGGTTTTTTCTTCTTCAGACATCGAGAGTGTAGGTTAAGTCAATCCAACCTTCACGGTCGGCCAACTTACCATATACTCCTTCTTGTTTAGTGATTACAACTTCTTCACCCTGATGCACTAAACCAAGAACTTCAGAATGCTTATTTGACTCGGCACGAATGTTCAAAGATTGCGCGGTAATACGCACTTTCTGCCCAGCTGCTACTGATGGTTTTGCCGTGCCTACTCCCCAGCGTGGTACACCATAGCCAGCAATTGAACTATAACCAATAGGATAAGTGCGTCTTGCTACTTGGTCAGAAGAGTTGCCTTCAATAGTAACTACAGTAGTTGGGGTGACAGATTCTACGATACCAGTATGGTTAATACCACCACTGTAATAGAAGAAAATTTGAGAACCAACAGCAGGAGTATTACTCCATTGGCCTGCTGCTTTATAATAATCTGCGGAATAAGAACAAGCTGCTCCGCAATCACCAGTTTGGCAGATTAGGCGTTCTGCTTTTGCGCGATCGCGTCCGCATAGCACCCAATAGCACCAGTCCGCAAAAACATCGCACCAGGCATAGCCGTTTTTGTTCCCGTTATAATAACCCGCATTAGCTAAATCACGGGCATATTTTGTCCAGTTATTACCGCCCGCGTTTGCAGTTTTATCATCAAGCTAAGAATTGCTATTTTTCTCCCGATAGCCAATTTCCGCAGCTGCAATCTTAACTAAATTTTGCGGGGTAATATCTCCACTAACCACAGGAGTTGTGTCATCTTTTGGTGTAACATCTGTGGTCGAATCGTCATGCTTATTTTCCTGTGCCTCTTGGATTAATTGTAAATATTTTGGATGAACGTTACCAGTTACCAATCCAGTTTTCATAGTAGAAATTGTAACGCTACTACTGTTATTAATATTACGAACATATAAGTTCATTTTAAATAACCAACTTGGAATCTTTTGACCGGTAGTATATGTTGCACCATCTTTAAGTTTTACAATATCTCCGACAGAGAAATTCTTTACTTGTACTTGGTCATCATCTACAATGACCACGGTTGTCTTAGGATAGCTTGGATTGGTTACAGTATCTCCAAGAGCTTCATAGAGAGCTGTCCAGCTTTGTGGGCCAAATTCTCCATCTGGATCTAAGGAGTGCTCGGTCTAGAACTTTATAACTGCGGCTAGGGTATTTGCCCCAAAATCGCCATCAGCGCCATCTGGGCCAAGGTCGTAACCTAATTCAATCAATTTAGTTTGCATATTTTGAGTATTAGAGCGATCTCTATTATTCAAACGCAATATAACTGATGGAACCGTTCTTACTGCCATATTTATACTCCTTTCTTAATATAAAAAAGTAAGGTAGAAATAAATTCTACCTTACATCTGTTCTGCTATTGCTGCTATTCTGCTTCGATGAATCTTAGTAAGTGTTATTTCACCATAAATATCATGGCCTCTAAATACCTTTGATGCTCGACGCATACCGTTATTTATTCCAGCAAATGCGATATCATCTACCTAGGCTTTTTCGTCACCATCTATGATACAAATACTATCTTCACCAATACGTTGTAATGCTAATTTCATCATCGCAATATCGAGGTTTTGAGCTTCTGAAATATAAATACCAGCTTTCATACCGGTAGTATCATAACCTCTAATATCAGATAATGGAAGTAGAAGTAATTTTTCTTCATCAATTAATTTTTCTACTTCAATTCTGCTGCCGATTTTACTAATAAGTAAATTACCTATCTAAGAATCAAGAAGTTTCTCTTCTCTTGTACCGGGCAGATAGCCCAATTTGGCAGCGCCTTTGACCGCAACCGTATTGCAAAATACAATTATCTTTTCAATTTTATGTTTCTCTAATAAGCTAAATAAATAGCCAAGAGAAAGAATGGTTTTACCAGTGCCCGCAGGACCTTTAATCATAGTAATTTTATTATGAACAAGACTATCTGCAACAAATTGCTGGTGAATATCACCTGGCATTGGTTTAACTGTTCCGAAATGATCGGATGTAAAAGATGTAAAATTAACTTGTCGCCATCCATCGACTGTGCGAACTAGTCTGTCTACTGGCTCGCCTTCTGGATTACGTAAGATAAGGTATTGATTTATTAAGCAGTCTATGTCGAATTTATGTGAATAGAAATCTGCCATAGTTTGCTCATTGGGGCAAGTAAAATCCATTATACCCGTATATTCATCATCTTCTGGTTCTACTGATTCAAGCATTCCGTCGCCAAAGAAAATGTTAGCTATTTCAAATAAGCAAGCATCATTGGTTACAAAAATTACTTCATCAGTTCGGACATTATTATTATAATCTATCGCAGTTGCTAATATTTTTGTATCATTATTTACAGAAAAATTCTTTTCTAAAATAGGAGCAAGCATATCTTCTGTAAAGATATGAACGTGATATTTACCTCTATTTTTTACTAATAAATTGGTTAAAATTCTGGCTTTATATTTGGTATCATCATCTTTATTAGCATTAGTTTTGATAGATTCTAATTCTTGTAAAGTGATAGAAGAAATTACGAACTCTTCGTCAGTCTTAAAAAGAGTAGGAATTTTTAAGAGTAAAGAGCAAGTATCATAAAATCTTATATCAGTCATCATCGTCTTCTTCCTCCTCATAATATTCATCTTCTTCTGATGGGATCTAGAACCCTATTACATGAGTATGTTGGGGTTCTGGCTCTGACATTTTATTGATCGTATTGTTCAATTCTGTGATTTTTACGGTGCAATAGCCTTTAAGAATTTCTAAGGCCGATAAAAATACAGCGCAGAGCGCATCCAAAAGAGGATAAATTAGAGTACAAAAAACTATACCTAATATAAAGAATATAAAGTAATTGAGAATAGTAACCACTCTCCCCTCATACTTTATATAATAATTATTCTATTTTGTTTTATTTATTTTGGCCTTTATTACGGTTTCGTCTAATTGCTTGATAAAATCCTTCTTTTTCAGCTAAATATAAACGTAAACTAACCTTATGTTTATTAATCATTTCTTTAAATGTTGCAAGATCATCTTCATAATTGTGAATTTGACGTTGAAGCATTTTGTTCTCATATGATTTGGGATTAAAGTGAGTTGAATGTTTCATTGAATAATAAAGTTGTCTGAGAGCATTATATGCTGGTCGAAGTTCACAGTCTCTAACATAGCATAAATAATCTATATAAGCGCGTCGATATGCTACTTCCTACCCAACAGTGCGATTCTTAAAATCTACATCATCTGGATGGCAAGTGGCCGTCCCGCAGAATGTTTTACCATTATATTCAATTATACAACTGGCTATGCCAGTACTTTCATCCCAAGTAAATAAGGGCTCCGTAAGCATATGGTGTCCTCCTTTATTTAGTATATTAATATTATACCATAAATTTATAGAAAAAGCAAATCCGGACAATTTGAAGAAAAAATTAGCCTATGCGGGAAAATTGCGGCAACGGTCGTTCACGCTGGCCAACTGTCAACAAAAAAGGCGCTCATAAAGAGCGCCCTCCCAGTACCTATTCAATAGCCTGCTGCCATTCATAGTCATGTTTAATTTTCTTCAATTCTTCTATTGCATCATCAATAGAATAATAGCCATCGTGTTCAAATGAATCACCATAGCCAAGAGAGATCTCTACTTGCCCGTTAAATTTAAAATCTTGGTCTTCCATTATTACTCCACCACGTCCATGCGCATAGTCCACAATATAGTGCAATACCAACAATTACAATTTTATCCATAATAGCCTCCATCAGGCGGGTCACGTTTAAAATCTTTACATCTTATAGCTTGCCCCGTATAAGCGTTTGCACATTGTAATTCTTTTACACATTTATCACAATACACAAATTGTTGATTATAAACTTCTTCTTCAGCTTTTGCTTTAGCACGAAATTCATCAATTTCTTGAATTACAAATTCAAGATCGCAAGGGTAACAATCATGAGCATCAACTGATACGTTATAAATCCCATCTTTACCATTATCAAATGGATCAGTTTTATGAGTATGCCCAGAAAGATTCCAGGTTGGATGTTTGTCTTTATAATTTCCCATTAGCATAGGGTAATGGGTTAGCCAAAGAGAATATTGCCCATACTTAATTCGATAACCAATTTCAATTTTATCAAAGATTTTTTCTTCATAAAATCTTTCAATGCGTTTATTGCTATCATGATTTCCGATTGCAAGATATTTATGCCCATTTAATCTTTTAAGACATTTAATCCCGGTTTCTGTATCTTTAAGTGTGCAATCTCCAAGGATGTAAAGAGTATCTTCGGGGGTTACAATACTATTAAAGCGAGAAATGATTGCTTCATTCATTTCTTCAACAGTTTTAAACCCTCTTCGCTCATAAACAAAATCTTTATCGTGACAAAAATGCGGGTCACTGGTTACATAAATCAATCACTTCTCACTCCTTTACATAGATAATATTATAATGGTCACTACAACCATCAGTTGCGGGGTCGGTCTGCTGATACCACATGCGGCGGACCGCAGAAACAGGAACAAATGAACGTCCATCTCGTTTCGCATTACGCTCAAGACAAGTTTCAAGAGGAACTTGAAATGATACTACATTAACATCGGCATTATCCAAATGAAGTCTCTTGAGAATTTTATTACGAGAATTAAAATTCAAATGAGTGGCATCAACATAAATATTGTCAGGGCCATTTTCATTATCAATTGCCGCATTTGCCGCATCAACAAATTTTTTGAAAACTTCATCTTCGCGCACAAAATAATATTCGCCTTCTTTAAGATTGGCAAATCTTACTGCATCACGAGAGATATGAATTCCACCATTCTCTGCAATCTGTTTGGCGATATAAGTGCTTTTACCACATCCGGGTGCTCCCGACATAAGATATACTTGCTTGTGCTTCATTTTTGAACACTCCATTCTGAAAATCTTTTAAAAATTCTTGTACTTCTTCTTCATTTGTGCATTCGATATGATTTACTGTTTGTTTACAATTCGGACAATAAAGCACCTTTCTGTGGAATTTACCGTGTTTATGATTATTTCTTCTACTAATTGGAATCCCGCGTTTACCGCAGTTCATACAATAAAATTCATGCGTTTCATAACTTGCCATCACCATTACCTTCCTTTATCTTTAATTATATTATACCATATTTTAAATAAAAAATCAAGAAAGGACTAAATATCTTTAGTCCTCTTCTCTCTCTTGGATTACAAAAATGTCTCCACGATGTTCCAACACATCATATTTTTTAATTACTTCAATATAAGGCATATCTGAAAATTTAACCTCATAAATTGGTTTTTCTTTTGTAATAGGAACTTGATGGAAACAAGCTACTGAGCCGGCAATTGCTCCTGCTAAAATTAATATTAAAAACATTTCAGCTGGATCAAAATCTCCACGATTATTTATTCTATATCGCACATATGCAATTAGTCCAATTAAAGCACCAATTCCCAGTAGTACTCCAAAAATCCACATATTATCAGGGTCTAGTCCCCAAGAACTTCCAATTTTAACTGTCTCTGTATACTGGTTCACAATTTCCACTTTTAATTTCCTCCCGCACTTGCATTAAGATCTTACCAAGTCTATTTTCGCCAGGAATATTTTTGCATTTAGGACAATGACAATTTCCCCAAATATTATCATGCCATGTATTACCTTCCTCAAGTTCTTCATCACCAGTCTCCAGAAGCAATTCACGCAGATCAATCCAACGGAATTTCCCACGTACACCTTCCAACATTACGTCAGTTTTTATAGCGTTCCAGTCTGGGCGTAAGTCAACGTGTCTGCCTATACGCTTGGCTTCTCCTGGTGTGCTGGCCGCTGCTATTTCTCGCCTAATATTTAGGTCTTTTGTTTTCATAGCCTGAAAATAATGCTCTACTGTTGGGTAATCAATGATTTCTCCTTGACCCGGCTCTTCATGCACTGGAGATGGAGCAAAATTACTTAAAAAAGCATATTTCCCTTCAAAACTATCAATCATATTTTAAATCACCTTTATCTTTATTTTATATATATATTATACCATATTATTTAATAAAAATCAATATATAAAATAAATACGGGACACATTATTATGTCCCGTATTTCTTATTGACATTATTCAGTTGGTACATTTTCAGTCGGTGTATTGGTAAGATCTAGCATAATACCAGTAGTATCACCAAGCATAGTAGTAGGCAGTTCACCATTCCACTGTTTAATCCAGTAGTAATCAATCAACTCTGGACTCAAAGCTTCTGCGATGCGCTGGTTCATTTCTGCCTCACGCTGGCCTGCATACAGACTTGCTTCAGCTTGAATCTTTACTACCTCAAGATCCGCATTAGCCGCGATTACCGCCTGTTCAGCGTCTGCATTTGCAGTAATAATTGCACGTTTAGCTCTTGCTTCCTCTTCCATAGTGGCCTGCTCTTGTTCAGTCTGAGCTTTTAGTTTATTCTGGGCAGCAACCTGCTTTGCTTCTACGGCATTAGTAAAAGCATCAGTAAAGTCCAGATCTTCAATGGAAGTGCCAACAATTTCGATATTGTACTTCTGGAGTAATACAACAAGGATTTCCTCAATTTCAGTTGCAAGCTTATCACGATTATTAATTAGACCTTCAGCAGTATAATGAGCTGTGGCAGTCTTTACAGCTTCACTGATATTAGGAGCAATGACTGTATCGAAGTAGCCTTTGCCAATAGTGCGGTAAATAGTCATTGCATCACTCTTGCTGATCTGATAGTTGATTGTATATGTAACTGCTGTTTCCTGAATGTCTTTAGAAAATGCGCTCATTTGAATTGTATGCTTCTGGATTCGGTTGTCCATTTTTACAACGCTTGTAAAAGGTGATTTTAGATGAAAACCACTATCAAGCGTATAGTCTGCGACTTTACCAAATGTGACTGGCACTCCAGTAAATCCTGCTGGAACTGAAGTAAAACATGACAGCCCAATCAGTGTTAGCAATGCAACAATGACAGCAATAACAATCAGTCTTTTCATTATTTAGTTTTCTCCTTTTATTCTATCTATAATGGCTTCCTTCTTAGCCGTGGAATTTAAGAAGGAAGCTATTGCTTACTGCTTTGAAAGATTTCTGACCATCAAGGCTACGCAAGACGAATCCCTCACGAGGTTTCCCATCGAGTTTAGAATTGCCTTCGGCCATAGCCAGAAGTCCATCAACATCAAGTCCATCGAACTTGAAATTACTATCTACTACTGGTACACAAGGTACTTCATAGCCATTCAGCTCAATGATCATATCGAGAGTTCCCCAACGACCCTTATCTGAAGTGATTAGGTTAAAAGCCCGGAAATCATGATCTTCGATTGAATAATCACGACGCTGGACTCCCGCGCCATAAGTTTCACCCTGGATAGTAACCCACTGAGCTTCTGGATGGTTCATCAGAAATTTATTGAGTACGTTGAACATATCATATTTCTGAGCCATTTCCCAGTAAATATTGGTGTCATAATAGCAAGGTTTATCCACGCTATCAAAGCAGACGTTACGAGAACAAACGTAGAAATCATTTTTTCTGTGTTTTCCACGCTTCATAGTGAAAGTAGTAGAACTACCATCAATTTTCTCGGTAACAATCCAATCCCCAGTATCATTAAGAATCCAAGGCATATTCTGTACACGCTCTTCATCGGTTTTAGCTACCCATTCAGGCCAGCCATTTTTCTTATCTTTCTTTTTACCGAAAAGAACAAATAGAATCTTTTTACCCCAAGTGCGTTTCATAAGCCAACGCACGAAAGGCTTACGGAAGATCGCAGGATGGCGCTGAGCCATCTTTTTATATTTATCTGCGGAAGGAGCTTTTCTCTGGTTATCTTCAGCATCAGCGTAAGTCACACCAAGTTCTTTAGTAAGAAAACGAGACTCACCATCAGCGTACCAAATACGAGAATTATCTTTAGGATCATAAATAAGAACATGTCCATCTGCGTCAAGGCCATTTTTCCAACCAAAATCTTCTGCGTGCATAAGGAGACCCTGAGAAAGAACTTTACACATTTTAAGGGTTTTGACTTTATAATTGCGTTTCTCAAGAAATGCAAAGCATTCCTTATCTGCGGGAACACGAGAGTCAATTTCAAAATAGATTGCAGGATCACCAACTTTAAACTGGCCTTTCTGCACAATTACTCGCCAGCCACCAACGGTAGCATGTTCTACTCGGTCATAGCCAGGGATAGGATCAATTCCATCTATGGTTACTACATATGCAAGCTCACGCTCGCTGTTTGCATTTAGCATTTTTGAACACTCCTTTCTATTTTAATAATCTATTTCATCATATTGTTTTAATTCTTCGTTAAAATAATATTGAATCTGATGAATTGTATAATCAATACCATTAGCATAGGCATTACAAGTTGCTTCATAATGCCATCCATTAGGTCTATTGCCTTGCTCATAACCGAGCCTTTCTTCTCTGCCTAATTTATAATGAAGTTCTTTTTCTCGTTTTAAACTTTCTACGAGATTACCTATTTTAATAAATGTTTCCATTTATTTCTCCTTCAAGCAAGGCGCATACTCTATCACAAGCATCATCTTTCTCTGCTTCAGTTATTTTACGCCATTTCCAAGCCCAACTAATATAATCGGCTATGGAAGAAATGGAACGCTCATAGTATCCATGTTTCTCATGCTGTTTAATGGCGCGATCAATTTTTTCATAGACAGTCATATTAATCCTCACATTTTCTCAGCACATAATTACCAAACTTAATTGATACAGTCGGATTGGCGGCCTTCTTCACTTTTTCAAACGTCTCAAGAACGCCTTTCGGGTTGCTCGACAAAGATTTATCTGCCAGCATAAGAGCTTTGGCAACATCGAACTCAACTTTGACCCCGTTCATAAAGACTTTTGTCACTGGAGCCGATTCCGCACCAGGGGCGCTGACCGCATGTATCGCCTGATCTTCTTTAGCTCTTTTGGTGTTTTCTTCCTTAGTAACCCATTCCAAATTTTTGAGAGAGTTATCTCTGGTATTATGATTCAGATGATCGACGGTGAGATTCGCGTAGTTAGGAACTGGATTGAAAGTCTGCATAACCAGTCTATGTACGAGTTTCCCTTTATAGACAAGGTAATTATCTTTTACACCAACTGTCTGCAGAACGCCATTCTTATCTTTGATGCGCCCAAGAGAGGAAACATAAATATCCAAAGCCATACAATATTTCCATTTCTCAATCCCAAAATGGATCTGCGGACGCAAGAATTTAATCTTTTCTTTGACTGTCATAATCATCAGCTCCTAACGGTTTTAGTATAATAAGCAATCGTCATAATATATCCAGGTAAAGATTCATGAGCATAACACATTGTCACACTAACAACTCGATCAGAGAAATGTAATTCTGACCAATATTTTAATTTCTCATTTGCGTCATTTTGATCTTGTACCCATATATTTTCAACTTGAAGATACATAATTTTTTAATTCCTTATCAACTTTGTATATATATTATAACATTTTTTTTATTAAAAATCAATAGAAACAAAAAAAGGCAGACGAATTAATCGTCTGCCTCAATAGCGTCTTGACCATCGAGTGGGCCGCCGATTAATTTCTTTGGTTTACTCTTCTCAAGACATTCGTCACAAAGGACGCCAGGTTCCCAATCTGATTTTCTGCGAACTGGGAACTATTTCCCGCATTTACTGCAAGTTATCATAGGGGTATTGTCCGGAACAATTTTAATTCTTCCATTTTCCTATATAACCATACTCTACCTCCATTAAGTATTATGGAGATAGAACTGCGGCCCTTTTACGAGCCACCAGTCGAGCTCACCAGTTTCATCATAATGAGCCCACCGGTCCGCAATAACCTCAAGTTCTTCCATGTCTTTAAAGTACATTTCAGCATGAGGAGCCTCAATTCTATCCGCATGGAAGTGACCAAAACACCAGACTTTAAACTTAATTTCATCTTTCAATCGGTCCATCCATGTTTCCATTGAATTATCTACTGTCTTTTGGTCAATTGCCCCAAGGAACATATCAGTAGGTTCCCAAGAGAGGGGGCAAGTATGACTCAAGACAAAATCAAAATGAGCATTATGATTATATACAAATAAATGTTCAGCTTTTGTCATTTCTTCAAAACTAAGCTGTTCATCTGCCCACCAACCAGTTTTCTTTGGATTATTATTTAACTCATTCATATTGGCTCGTTGGAGTCGCCACCATTTGTCAACAGAATAAGCCCCGCCAATAACTGCGCACTTAAATCCATTGATCCAATAGACACCATAATCTTCAAAATAACGAATATGCGGATACTCGTGTTCTAGCCATACATGACCGCCAACATTCGCGTCCCAGATCTGGACCATGTCAGAAAGAGATTGCGGTCTTGCTTCATGATTGCCACGAACTACATAAATATAGTATCCTTTGGCATCAACTTCTTTTTTAACTCTTATGTCAGTCTTATTAAGGTAGAAATTAAATCCAGCATCTCCCAGAATAATTATTCCTGTATCTTCTGGGGTATATTTATCAAGGCGCTCATTACACAGCCAAGTGAATTCACCATGACAATCGCCACGTATTAGAAATTTCATTTAATTTTACGCCCCTTTCTGAATTTATTTATTATACCATAAGACATATTTTGCATTTTCTGGTTTATTTTTTATAAGCCAATCTTTATTACAATGGACTGACCCAAGTTTATTACCATTGGCATCACTCCAGTAGCCAGAGCCGTCATAATCAATAAAACCGCCATCGGCAACAATCTCTATAAAATCTTGAATAGAATAACAGTCGCCATAGCCAATTTTAGAAATAATGGCTAAAATTTCAGCACATTCTTCAATATCGGCTTGAACTGCCGCACTATTTAAAGAATTTCTTTTAAATTTACCTATACGACTAGCATAGCGTTTTAAAATCCATTCAAAATCTTCTTTTATAAATAGTGACATTATTTTAGATCCTCTCGCACAGATTTTTTCATCATAGATAACTGTACTTCGTCTAAAAGAGCATCAACTTCAGCATTTTTTTCTTTAGAGCAAGTCTCTAAGAATTTATCACATATTTCATCAATATGGATAAGTGCCATAGCTGCTGCTTGTCTCGCATATGCAAGATCATACTTGCCTAACTTTACATCTAATAAATACTCAGGGTTAGAAGGATGCAGGCATGATTCATATGATTCGCCTGCTATGTATCTTTCAATATAATCTTCAACCCTTAAAAGATGATGGAGTTGTTTAGGATCATATCCATATTTAGCGAGAATATCTTCTTTGCCCTCAAAATGATGCTCTAACGCAGCATATTTTGTATGAGCAATACCACGCATAGAGTTCATAGCTTGCGGGAGATGATAACGAGCAATTTTTTCTCTATTATCAATTAATTTTTGCCAATCTTCCGCATAGGTTGGG